CGGGGTGTTTATCTGGGCCTGCTGCGCTTTTATGTTTAAGAAGCTCGGCAGTGTTTTGACAAGCATTTTCGGCGATGCGATAAAGGAAATGTCCGATGAGGACGAAGAAAACAAAAACAAAGGAGAAGACAAACATGAGTAAAGGTGCAATCGGCGGCGTCGTTCTGGCAGCCGCTCTGGTGTTCGGCGGTATCGGAGCTTTCGTGTGTACAGAACGAATCCCGACCGGCTACGTCGGTGTCGTTTACAGTATGAACGGCGGCGTACAGGACGAGGTTCTCACACAGGGCTTCCATGTCGTAAGTCCGACCAAGAAGGTAAAGAGATTCACCGTCGGCAATGAGCAGCTCGTTCTGACCAAGGACTCTCGCGACGGCAGCGAGGGCGACGATTCCTTTAACGTAGCGACGGCAGATAACGCCAACATCAATATCAGCTTCCAGATGTCTTACCGCTTTAAGCAGGACGAGGTTGTTGACACCTATAAGAAGTTCCGCGGTATGGACGGCGAGGACATCGTGAACAACCGCGTTCGCACGATTCTGAAATCTAAGATTTCCGAGGTCACGACCGATTACACCATGATGGATATCTATTCCGGTGACCGTGCGAAGATCAACACCCAGCTGACGGAGGCTCTTTCCGAGAAGCTCGGTGACGAGTTCGGTATCGATGTTATCGACGCCTCTATCATCGACGTACATCCGGATGAGCAGCTACAGCAGACCATCAACGACCGTGTAACGGCGATGCAGAAGAAGCAGCAGGCCGAGGCGGAGCAGGAAACCATCAAGGTACAGAACCAGACAAAGATTCTGGAAGCACAGGCTGACGCACAGGCCAAGCAGATTGCCGCGGAGGCAGAAGCAAAGGCAAACTCGACGATTTCTGCTTCTCTGACCGATAAGCTGCTCAAGAAAATGGAAATGGAAGCCCGCGAGAAGCATGGCTGGGTCACCGTTCAGGGCGGCACTGTAGTCACGGACACCAAGTAAAAATTTTTTTGAAAAATTTTCAGATTTCGCGTCCCAAAAATCGATTTTTTGTATAGTAGTATATGTAGGCAAAAAACGATGGCAGTGTGGCGACGGCGGGAAAGACCGCTGACAGCCGGGAAAGACCGGCGATATATGAGGAGCGTCCGGTGACAGAATTATGGTGCGACGGGCGGGCGCACGAACAGCAAATACATACAAAAAACTTTCTGCAAAAAAGTTTCTCGCGGTTCGACTCCGCGGCTCCCCAAAATTCCGCCAACTGAATATGCCCGGTGTAGCTCAATCGGATAGAGCGCGTAATATGTGAGCTGATAAGTTCGCTGACAGCAAATTTCTTTTAGATTTGAAATCTCGAGGTTGTCGGTTCGAATCCGGCCTCCGGGCACCTTCTTCTAAGTCACCGAGAAGTAAAAGAGAAAAAGGCGACTGAGCCGTGGGTTGACAGCCTACGCAGTTCTGAATCATCAGTTCTTTCGTCTGACAGCTCGGAAAAGACGAGCAACAACGAGGTGTGGCTCAGCTTGGTAGAGCGCTTGCTTTGGGAGCAAGATGCCGCAGGTTCAAATCCTGTCACCTCGACCAATCCTCACCGTGCAGAGGAAATTTTATGTCCGTGAGCAAACTCCACTCACACACACCGCTTGGCACGGCAAGTGAACCTCCCGCGACTCGTCACCGCGGGAGATCTGCAGGTATCTTATAACGGTTAATAGGTCGGATTTCCAATCCGAAGATGTGGGTTCGACTCCCATTACCTGCTCCATTATATTGCGGGATAGCGCAGTTGGTAGCGCGTCTGTTTCATAGGCAGAATGTCGCCGGTTCGAGCCCGGTTCCCGCAACCATATGCCGATGTGTCGGAATAGGTTCACGAGGGCGTCTCAAAAACGTCCGCTCAACGGAGCGTCGGGGTTCGAGTCCCCGCATCGGCACCAAATGCGATTGTGGCGGAATTGGCAGACGCAGCGGATTTAAGTTCCGCTGGGAGATTCCCGTGAGAGTTCGAGTCTCTCCAGTCGCACCATCAATATACGGCGGTAGCAAAGCGGTAATGCATCATCCCTTAAAATGCGAACCGACAAGTTCGCTGACAGCAATCTTAACAGTAAAAAGATATGCCATGATGATAATCGCTGGTTCGACTCCAGCCCGCCGTGCCACAGGGACACTCACAGCAAACTTTAATGCTTTGACTTGAAATCAAAATACCTTTGTGTCCCGTATCCCTCCAAAGGGCGCTCACAGCAACTTTCCAAGAACTTAACTGATAATTAAGAATTCTAAAGCGCCCTGTGGAATCAAAACAAGGAGGAAAAGAAAATGAATTTTACAACCGCAATGGCTAACACGCTGAACGAAGATTACAACGTCAGCGTAACCGAGAACGGCGCTGTCGGTTACAGAACGACCGGCAAAGCACTGCTCGACCTGAATTTCTCCGTAGCCTCGCTCCGCAGCGCAAGCGAAGCTGAGATCGTGAGTAAGTTTGTCAAGGCATTCTTCGAGGACAAAATGGCCGCGATGAAGTGGCTGTTCTTCGCCCGAGATGTTCGCGGCGGACTTGGTGAGCGTCGCCTGTTCCGCACCGTAATGAAGTATCTGGCGGACAATCTGCCGGAGTACGTTCGCCCAGTAATCGAGTTGGTTGCAGAATATGGCCGCTACGATGACCTGCTGTGCTTGTTGGATACAGAACTGGATGTAAAAGTTTTGGATTACATCTATTTTCAGTTCAATTATGACATCCATCGTTATGAAGAGGGTAATCCGATCTCACTGCTGGCAAAATGGCTTCCGTCTCCATGCGCTTCTTCTTACAATTCCCGTCGATATGCAAAGATTATTTGTAATCGACTGAACTTCACTCAGAAGTATTACCGCCAGACTCTTTCTAAACTGCGCGGTTATCTCGATGTAGTCGAAAAGAAGATGTCCGCCAAACAGTGGGACGAGATCAAGTATGAAGCAGTTCCGTCCCGCGCAAATCTCATCTATAATAAGGCGTTTCTGAGAAACGATGAGGAGCGCCGCCGTGCTTATCTGGAAAGCCTCGCTAAGGGTGAAACAAAGATTAACGCAGGCACGCTCTTCCCGCACGAGATTGTCCATAAGTACGGCAACTCTGGATGGAATGCAATCACCGAGTATAACGAAACGCTCGAGCAGCTTTGGAAGGCTCTGCCTGATACGGTAAACGGTAACGGGAACACCATTGTCGTAGCGGACGGCAGCGGCAGTATGAAATGCAACGTAGATCCGCACAGCAGCGTAACTGCACTAGACGTAGCAAATGCACTTGCGATTTACTTCGCGGAGCATTCCTCCGGCCAGTTCAAGGACAAGTACATCACGTTTTCCACTCGTCCTCGGCTGGTTGATTTCTCCAAAGCAAAGAACCTGCGTGAGAAGCTGTTAATCGCTAAGCAGCATAACGAGATGGGAAATACCAACATTGAAGCTGTTTTTAACCTGATTTTGACCACAGCGGTCAACAATCGAATGAAGCAGGAAGATATGCCGCAGAATATTCTCATCATCTCCGATATGGAGTTCGACTCCTGTGCAACTTGCGACAGTCTAACGGGTTACTGGAGCCGAAAGCGGCCGGATTCCCGTCTGTTTAACGTGATTCGTCAGAAATATGAAGCAGCCGGTTATAAATTGCCGCGCCTTGTGTTCTGGAATGTCAACAGTCGCACCGGCACCATTCCGGTTAAGGAAAACGATCTCGGTGTTGCTCTGGTCAGCGGCTTCAGTCAGAATGTAGCTTCTATGGTGATGAGCGGTAAGCTCGACCCGTATGAATGCCTGATGGAAACGCTCAACAGCGAGCGTTACAAGCCAATCGAGGAAGCGTTGGAGCGCGTCGTATGATGCTGTCAATTCTGTATTTGTTAATTGGTATCGTCGTAAGCGGAGCAAACTACATTGTCACAGCTGCTGAAGTTCCAAACTATGACTTCGAGTCTGGAATCTGTGCCTTCGCATCTATTATGTTTGGTGTTTTCTGGCCATTTACTATCGGTGTTGTTGCCGCAAAGTGGGTACGCCATACATTCTTCCAGTAGAAGCTGAAATTATAAGGTTTGCGGTTAACCTTAAACCGCACTTTTACGGGTGAGTGGTGAACAGGTAACACAGTGGCAAGCGCCTCAAAAAGCAGGTTCGAATCCTGCCTCACCTGAATCGCGCCGCAGGTTAAAAAGGCTTGCAAGCATCTGCGGTGAACAGTCTGTGCCTGCGGGATGTCCTCGGACTATCACTAAAAAATAAAAAGACGTCCCGCTACATGGGGCAGTAAGCCTAAAGGTAAGGCAGTAGTCTTGAAAACTACCAGTAGCCCGCAAGGGTGTGAGATTTCGAAATTCTCCTGCTCCGCCATCGTGTTGGTGCAACGCACGCCGCACCGGCACAAATGTACTTAGAGCGGTGTTCTCTCACGTCACGTCCGTTAAGCGTGACAACTATATCTCCTTCCATGTACGGCGAGCGCAATCCGCGGCACGATGCTCGGCCGGTTCGATTCCGGCGAGGGAGAATCGGCTGACCTTTCCTGTCGATTCAGAAAAGAGGAGTGGCACAACCTTGCCGGTGTTTTGGTTAAACCGTGGTTAGGGCGACAAGCCCAAATAATCCTCTGTGCTGTTCGCACAAGACATCACCTTAAGCGTTCAAGGAGATGGAGAAGAGCAAAGCATTAAAGTGTCTAAGATTGAAAACGGGAGCGTTTATAGGGAACGGGAGTTGAACGCCTTCTGTTCCCGAGTTACTGGTTGCAAAGTGTCGGGCACGCCAGCAAAATGAGCATCGTCTGCAAGCGATACCCCTCGCAAACAGGTGATTAGACGGACGCACACGGCGGATTCCGCGCTCGATCAGAAAACGGCCGCACAGCGGTGTGATTGGTTGAGAACAATCCCGCAAATTGGGGGAGAGTTTAGATGTCCGAGGGTTTGCTCAGATCTTCGGATGTCAAACTCGCATTCTAAAATTGAATGGAGGTGATCTAAGTGGGTGTAAAGCAGAACGTAAAGCACTTCTTTAGAGGGCTGTACGAGGCAAACCTCGCGGCTCAAAAGGAAGTTCGCGGCTTTGGTCATTTCGACATTCGATAAACACCGCCCGCGTTTTGCGGGCAAATATGCTGGCATGGCGCAATTGGTAGCGCATCTGAGTTGTAATCAGATGGTTTTCTCGGTTCGATTCCGAGTGCCAGCTCCATAATAAAACACGGGTTTCGTGAGCCGCCGAGGCCGATTGTGCATCGGGTGACCTGCGAAATATGTCATTGTGTATTCGAGTGTGAACATGATGAAATAGTCATCGATACACAACGTGGCTGCGGATTTATAGTGTGTCCAGACTGCGGTTCATCAATCGCTGTCACGAAAGTATATTCATCGTATTATTAACACGGAAGGGAAACGAGTATGACTGATGATATATTCCGATTTGGTTAGAAAAGCGTGCGACATCGCTTACAACGCGCACGATTTCGATATAGATAAGGGCGGATATCCTTATATACTGCATCCGTTTTATCTGGCCATCCAGATGGACAACGAAGATGCGGTCTGCGCGGCGCTTCTCCATGATGTGGTCGAAGACCACGGAGATGTGTATTCGTTTGAACTTCTCAGAGAAGAAGGTTTCTCGGAGGAAACACTTGAAGCGCTGCGATTGCTGACGCACAAGAAGGGGATGCCGTATGTTGAATACATCCACGCGCTGGCTGATAATCCGATTGCCCGAGAAGTTAAGATGGCGGATTTACGTCACAACATGGACACGACGCGGACGAACGGAGTAATCCCGTCAAAGTATCGCCTTTACAAACTGGCGCTCGAATATCTGGAAGCTCGCAGATGAGGAGGATGAAAAATGACGATTGATGGAGCGATTGAATGCGCGGAATTGATGTCGCGCAAGATGATACTGTTTGACTTTGATAACGACGAGGATAGATGCGAGTTCGGTATGATTTGCGCCGATGCTTTGCATCTAATGAAAACGCTTGGAGAAAAAACGAAACTGGGAAGTGAACCAAACGAGCCTGACCCCGATACAAACACATGGCAGGAGCGCATGAAGCGCGAGTATCGCGAGACCAAGGAGCGCTATGAGAAGTTGCACCGCATGGTCACGAAGTACGAAGCCGGAACGCTCGACTTTACGCCGAACTGCTCGCTTGAACTTCTCAGCCAGCAGAAGAGGCACATGGGCGAGTACCTTCATGATTTGGAAATACGCGCGGAAATCGAGGGGGTTGAACTGTGAAAGTAATCACTCACGGGAAATTCGGCGCACGAAGACATAGATGTGTCGGGTGCGAATGTGTATTTGAGTACACGACGGACGATATCCATCACGCGGGCACAGACGACTACGAGGGCACAGACGACGGCCGGAGATTATTCGTTCTGTGCCCCGAATGCGGCAGACCAGTAGCAGCTATGTGGAGGAAAAGATAAACATGTGGGAAGATAACGACTACTGTTACGAATGCACCGGATACGGCGACGATGTTTACGAAGACGAAAACGGCGAACTTCAGTCTCGCTGCGGTGACTGCCCGTTCAATCCGTCATACGATTCCGAGGAAGATTGGTAATGTACGACAGCTTCATCGATATTTGGGAGGGAAATCCTATGTGGGGGCAGTTTATTGAAGACTGGAAAACACCAGAAGAACAGAACGACGATTCATCCAACCGCTGGATTGTCGAGCTAGCGGATAACGGCTGGATGGATCACATCTGTCCTCGATGCCATTACAAGCGCAATCTGGACAACCATGTAATCAACACATATAGATATTGCCCGTACTGCGGCAAGCGACTTTATGGAGGGGGAAATGACGATGGGTCTCGACGTTACGATTAAGGAAGTGCAAGAGTTTCGCTGTCCAGACTGCGGCAAGCTCGTCACGACAAAGGATGTCAACGAGGTTAATGCCGGGGGGTCTGACTGGCGTGGCTTCTTGAAGTCGATCAATTATTATACTGGGAACGGCGACCGCGACTGGTACGGAGAAGATATGGTACTTACAGAGGAACAGGCTCGTGCTCTCGCCGAGTATTCCGTCAAGAAGATTTACTGGCCGAACAACGAGATTGAAAAGCTCGTAGCTGTCGCTCTGCTGAGAGGACATAAGGTGATAATCAATGCAGAATGGTAACAAAAAGATGCGCGATCTCAGGGCTGGCGATGTTTTTGTGCGAGACGGCTTCACTTATGTCGCAATCGCCGACCCATATTACGGCACAGTCTGGGTGACAAAGCCGGAGTTCGTAAACGAAGAGGGAGTATACAGCTACACATCGGCTGCTTTGCTGCAATACGAACCAGAAGATGAGGCAGAAGTCATCGGTCACGATGAGCGTTCTCCGAAGATGCTCCGGCGAAAATACACTTATTCTAATGAAAAGGAGTAACCTAAATGCGACTTTACTGGCTCTTACTTATTATCCCGTTCTTTGCTCTGTCTGTCATGGACGTAAAGAAGGCATGTGGGAAGATCAAAGACGCCCGCAGGAACCCGGTAGTTCGTGATGACGCACTGAATCTCGGACTCTCCGTGTACTCACTGATTGTCTGTGCGGTTCTAATGATCCTGATGATGCTCGGGGTAATCGGATGATCTTCTGGGGCTCGCTCTTCGTTATAACTGTGACAATGGATTGGCTTATTGTTAATGCGTCAACAGAAGAAGAAGAACTAGTCGCAGCAGTTCTCGGAATCATAGCGATGATTATGATACTTGTGTACTTTGTGCGGTAAGGAGATTTTATGACAGCAGGAATTATTGCACTCTTATTCGGTGTGGCCGGGTTTATCATAAACACGTCCTCTGGCCGAGTAAAAGGCGACCGAATTCTACGATGGCAGCTTAGAAGTGCCGCAGAATCGTGTTTCATCTTCTCGGTTTTGTTCTGGATGGCTTTCGCATTCCACTTGATTTGTACGATGAGAGGTGCGTAACGTGAAAAAATATGTGAACACAGCAATGATTACTTCTGGTTCCGCGGACGATTTTAATAAACGTTTAGCGAGTACGATTGAGGATTTTCAGAATCATGGCTGTGAAGTTGAAGTCCAGTATCAAACTGTGTTCAGAAAATCCTCTGAACATTTTCTATACACCGCTTTAGTTCTCGCATATCGAATGGAGTGATTGTTATGTTTTTGAGATGGTATCGCAGAAAAATCGCAGAAGCAGTTGAAGCAAGAATGTCATATATGGCAACTTGCCTGAATGAGCGTGACATCATTTTGAACCTTATCGCCCCAAAAGATTACAAACGAAAGGGTATACCCCATTGTAGCACAGATTGCCACAATAACTCATGTTATTCCTATCGTGCCAATAAGAAAGGCTGATTTGATTATGCAATACGTTCCAAAAATTCAAAAAGGTGATATTGCTGACATATATGTGGCTGGCATGAAATTATTCTCGGTCAGACTCGGAGAGATTAATTGCTCTTTCGAAACGGCCGAAATCAGAAATGAAGTCAGGCCGGGTGTAGTTGAAGTGACAATTCCTGCGGATTTTGTACCTAACTGCAAAATCACAATAGAAGGAACTGTCCAGTCAGACGTAGAACTCTCCTTTACAAAATCCGTATCGCCCGAGAGGGCCACTACGGCTGACGATATGATCAGCGAATTACAACAATTCATTATCGAAAAGTAAATCTGAGCGTGAAAGGAACTGAATCAGATGGCAAATAATAATTATTGGATAGGCAAAGAGGCACGAGCTAAAAGGGCTGCCGAATGGACAACTAAGAATACGAGAGAACACAGCGAGGAAATAAGACGAAGCGTTGCCAACGCTAAGATCTACGATGATGAGGATGGACGCAAGCGCGTTTTCATGCCAGGCGCACCCACCTCTGTGCCGGTTCTTCGCTTGCTCGCAGAAGATTCTGTTACGGCACTTTGTAATTGCAAAGCAAAGCATCCCTCGCAAAAGGTCGCCGTGCTCAATTTCGCGTCCTACAAGAACCCCGGCGGCATGTTCCTAAAGGGCAGTCGTGCACAGGAAGAGTGCCTGTGCCACGAGTCGTTCTTGTATAATGTGTTGCGTGAGTTTGAGGAAGAGTATTATAGTCAGAATCGAAAAACGCTGCGCCGAGCAATGTACACCAATCGCGCCATTTATGCCCCTGATGTACACTTTTACCACAACGGGGGAGATGTGACCTGCGACGTCATTACATGTGCAGCTCCCAATTTTTCTGCAGGTGCCAAATACGCGAACGTAGATCCCGCAACTAACAGCAAAGCCTTATTTTCTCGTATCCGCTTTGTTTTGGACGTTGCCGCAGCGCAGAAAGTAGATACGCTCGTTCTTGGCGCGTTCGGCTGCGGTGTATTTGGACAGAACCCAACGGAGGTAGCTGAGATTATGCGAGACCTTGCAGGAAAATATCCCTTTGCTGAAGTCATATTCGCAATACCTGACCCAAACCATGAGAACTATGTTTCGTTTGCTAAGGTTTTCGATAATCACTAATTTTCGGATTACTAGAAGGAGGATTTTATATGGACTTTTCTGAGCGATTCCCTGACATGAAAGTCGGAGAAGCAAAGCACGCACTTCTCAAGCATCAGATCAGCTTGCCATGCTGTATCTGTGGGAAGAAAACTCCATTCTCCGATCTCCGTTTTGGGCGAAGACTTTGCAGTTCAGAATGCTTTGATTACTTTTATGAGGATGTGTACGGATGAAGAAGATTTTTATTACTGCTACGGTTGTTTGCTTATCCTTGGTGACATTAACTGGCTGTTCGGTTACGGTGCGAGAGTCATCTGAAGATCCCGATGCCATCTCGACTATTGGACTTAGATCAAGCCAAGGAAGCGGATTGTTTTGTGACGTTTGCGGTAAAGAGTTGAGTAACCGAGAATGCGGCGAAGACTATCAGATTACGTTTTTCAGAGGGCGTCTCGTAGAGGAGACCTACAACTTAGTATGTCCTGATTGCGCAGACAACATTGAAGCGTACATTGAACAATTAAAGAACAGAGATGAGAAATGAGGTTTTATGAAGATCAGAGGATTCACCAGTTCGGATTCCCCGAACTTAGAAAAAGATATGAAACAGGCATTGCTGTATCATTCTATCGTAAAGGTCGAAGAGGTAGACGGTCAGACCGGTCGGCTTATTTTAGACGATGGTACGCGACTGATCGTAATCGGGAACGAGGGCTGTGGCGGCTGTGGCAATGGGTGGTTCTACTTAACCAAGCTCAACACTTGTGAAAATATGATTACGGATGTTAAGTGTTCCGATGATTTTGATGATGGGGATGAAGTGTTCTCGCTGTTCGTTTATTCTGTGAACCAGCCAGCAACCGAAGTTCTTCGTTACGAAGGTTATGACAACGGATATTACGGAACAGGTTATCGTGTTTATGTCGAAATCGAGGAATAAATATGAAGAAATTTTTCATTATGGTTGCGGTCATTTTCTCTCTTCTCGCCCTGCTGACCGGATGCAGTGATGCGGAGATAGTCGGAGACAACCGTTTAGAGCAGACCCTCGCCAGAGACTTTGGCGGCACAACTATCATCAACCTCGAACCAAATCTGAAACTCGAAGAGATTACTTGGAAGGACGACGACCTTTGGTATCTCACTCGACCGATGCGCGAGGATGAGGAGCCTGAGACGCACACCTTTACAGAGAAGGGCGGTCTCGGAACCGTCTTTGATGGTGGCGCCGTTATTGTCGTTGAGAGAAAGGAATAAATCTGATGACCAGAGTATTTTGTGACATCTGTGGAGAACAAATCTATTACGGACTGATGGAACCAGTTTACAGAATCAATATGCATGCAGTAAGCGGGAATGTAGTCAATGGAGACGAATCTTATGACTACGAGGAAGTTTGTTCTAAGTGCGTCAAGAATATCGCATCCTATATTAAAGGAATGCCCAGACCGTACATACTACCTTCTGAAGACGTAAAAGGTTAATTTGGAGTGATTCACAATGAGCGAAAAGGTCTATAACTTCAATGCTGAATACGCCACCGATGATGATGATTTCGCGGTTGGAGTATCCCTGTTCGACCAGAACGACGAGCTGGTGTTCTCTGTGTGGAACTTGAATACATGTCCAGAGGATGCGGTAATTGGCCGCGACCTGTTCGATGAACTGGACTTCATCAAAGCCGTCAAACTTGGTATCTCGCTGGCCAAACAGGGTTATGACGACGTTGATTTCACCGACACGACTGGTCTGTATCATCACAGGTGACAGCTTATAAGGAAGACAAAACGAAAACCTCGCCCATTGGTTCCGCACTATGTCTGGCTCGGACGCGACGGTTGTTGGTCCTGTAAGAACCCGAACAACTGTAACCAGTGCAAAGTGAACCGCAAATGGCTGAAGGAGAACGCGCCGAAGAAAGAGAAAGGGTATCACACTTGATTATTATGTTCAGAATTTTTCTATGCGTTGTCGGTATCGTTCTGTTCTTTGCAGGAATTCAACTCGTTGGAGATTCAGATGTTGAATGGATGCTCGGAGAAAATGACAACAAAGCACTTCTGAAGCAAGCTGCCGGCCAGTTTTGTGTAATCGACAGCATCTTAATTCTTGCAGTATTGGGGTGGACATGCGGATGACAAAAGGCACATACACGCGCGATTTCTACATTCTGCCGACCATCTTGTTCCATAACGGTGAATGTTACGTTAGCATTGAACTGGCATGGCTTAAATGGTATATCGGCATTGTTTTAATGGAGGACGACTAATGAATCGCACGACTGTTAACATCTCAGATTTGAGTCCCAAAGCACAGGAGCTTTACCACAAGATTATGAGAGGCGAATATCTCACAGAGCAGAGCGAAGACATTCCTCTGCCGATGCGCCGCTATTTCTGTCAGGCGCTTCATCTGGTTCGCGGCTGGTTTGAAAGCCACCAAGACCAGATGAAGTTATACTGTATGAACAACACAGCCGGGGCAATCGCCATTCTCAAAGAGATGGAGAAGAACCCCGACGAGCTAATGAAGGACGACTTCGCAGAGTTCCCGGTGCCGGAACCGTTCAACACGAAGTTCAAGAAAAAAGCAAAGAAAATGCGAGAAAAACTCGCGAAAAGAGAGAAGAGTGAGTAAAGATGGGAATTCCACAGATTATTGTCCTCGTCTGGACAGCATTAGAACTCTGCATTGGGTGGTATTATCACGGACAGCCGCTACCGGGCAAAATTGATTTTCGCGTGCAGTGGATTTCATGTGCGATTAAACTCATCGTTCTGGGGGCTGGTGGCTTCTTCGGCTAATAAAAAAGCTGACGTCAATCGTCAGCTTTTAAGGTTTGAGCGAGTTTCTTTTTCTCGCGGCATTTTTTAATTCGCATTGAGTTCACAGTAGCTTCCCAATCTTTGCGTGGCCCTTTACTGTAGGGAAGATAGGAAGAGACCGAGCTGGTTGAAATTTTTAAGAGCTCGGCGATGTTTTTAATCGGCATACCCGAAGCATAGAGATGTTGAATCTGTTCAGCACGTTCTGAAGTAAACAAACCAGCAGTAATGAGGGCTCTCCGGACAGTTTGATAAGAAATGTTCAAATCCGCGGCAACCATTTTCATACTTTCTAATGCTGTGTACCTATCTAAAATGTCCTTATATTGGCTCATTATCTCACCTCTTTATTAAATTATACCATAAATAAACTACGGAAACAAGGAGTGAAAACTATTGTCAACATACGTTATGTCCGACATCCACGGCGAGATTAGCCGTTATCACGCGATGCTCGACATTATCAACTTCAGCGCTGACGACCAGCTTTACATCATCGGAGACGTAATCGATCGGGGAGCCGAGGGCGTAGAAATCCTTCTCGAAATCATCGATAAGGGTAACATTCACCTTATTCTCGGCAATCACGAGGATATGATGCTCGGCACGCTGAGCAAAGACTCGTTCCCAGAGGCTCGCAGAATGTGGACGGCAAACGGAGGAAGCAAGACTCGCCGCGATCTGCTTTACCGCCGCACCACTGCTGAGCGAGGAAAAATCCTTCGGTATTGCCACAAGCGGCCAGCAATGGAGACCGTCGAGGTTAACGGCACGATATGGACTTTGGTTCATGGGCGACCCTCAACCAAGTTCCTCGACATGATCTGGGGCAGGGTGGAAGCTGATGACGATTTCGGCAACGCACATTATATCGTAGGGCACACGCCGACCTGTTATCTGACCAAACAATTCAAAGAGCCGTACCACATCTTCCACGGCAAGGGATTCCTTTGCGTTGACTGCGGCTGCGGGAACCTGACGAATCCATACCGCCGACTGGCTTGTTTGAGACTGGAAGACATGGCTGAATATTACGTCTAAGAGACGCCGCACGACTGTGCGGCGTTCATTTTCCCTTCATTCAAAAATATTTTCAAAAAATCAAAAAAGTTTGGATTTTCGCGTCCCAAAATCGCGATTTTTGTATAGTAGTATATGTAGAGGAAAAACGAGAGCGACCACAGAAAGCGAGTGAGCACATGAGAGAATACCGCAATGATGGAAGGCGTTGCCGGGTGACCGGCTGTTGAGCTGCGAGACCGCTGCGGCAACCGTGTGATCGCCAAGATCAAGTGGAAAGACTTTAAGTATTTTGCCAGAAAGGAAGAATGAGTATGAGTGAAGAAGCAAAACTGAATCATGCGTTTCTGGAACGTTTTGACCGTAAGGAGACATTCGACGAATGGGAACGCCAGATGATGGCTTGGGGCGAGGTTGGCACTGAAGTTGATCAGATCGAGAACGACAGTGGACGATGGACAACGTGCATGACAACGGTTTTCGAGATCGGCGGCCGATATTTCGCAATTGACTGGGATCGCGGACTTACTGAACGCCAAGAGAACGAATACTGGAATCAGCCTTACGAAGTGACTAAACTCCGGTATGAGAAAACGATGGTGGTAACAGAGTGGATTCCGATTACGGAGGAGAACGATGAGAGACCCCGCCAGAATAGATGAGTTCTGCGACCGTCTGAAGGTCGCGTGGAAGAAGCTGCCGGACTGGCGCTTCGGCCAGTTCATGATGAACTGCTTAGGGTCTATGAACGCGCAAGGCCGCGACCCGTTCTTCCCGGAAGAGCCGGAGATGATCGAGTTCATCGAAAAATACGCCGAAAAATGCGGAGTCGGCGATTGAGTAAACTGGAGTTTCGCATCAGAAAGAATTACGAAAAGAGGGAACAAAATGATTAAAGTAGGCACAAGAGTGTGCATGAAGAGATGCCTTTTCCCAGAGATGGCGTCAGGGAGAATTTTTACTGTAACCGCTTCGGATGATGTTGGAATCGTGGTTAAGAGTTGTGATCATGGTCGAGAGAGTGTTTACAAAATGTCCGCGAGCGCTTTCCCGGATTATTTTGAAGTCATTGGCATGGAAGAGCCGAAAAAGGATAAGAAGAATGCCAAAAGCGAGGCGCTTATTGGCGACTACACCGAAACCGAACTTGATGATCTCTGGTGTCTTGCAGGTTCTTACGAGGATTTCAAAGCAATGCTGAAACTCGGCACTAAATGGCACCCAAGCAAGCAGCCGAAGAAGCAGCGCGAGTGGACTGATTGGAAGCGATGGGGCGAAGACCAGTGGTACGAGTATTCCGTCAGCCGTCCGGTTGGTCAGTCTGCAAAGGTAAAAGTGAGAACGCCCGACGGCTTTATCGGTACTGCATCCTGTAGTCCGGATGATAATTTCGACCTTGCTTATGGCGTCGAGTTGGCATCCATTCGAGCCGAGATTAAAAATACCAAAAATGATGCAGAGATCGCATTCAGAGATTACCTAATTGAAAAAAGATGCGTCGAAGACCTGAAAAAGCGCTTAGAAAAAGTGCTGAGTCGAGCTTATGGAAAGGCGGCGAAGTAATGACTGACAAAACACAGTTTTTAGCCCCGGAACAGCTGGCGGAAAATCGCGAAAGATTTCTGCAGACCCTGCGAGATAAGGTAAAGCGCGACGGCATCGAAGACCTAATCGCCTATCTGGAGGATAGCGACTTCTTCACGGCCCCGTCATCCACCAGATTTCACGGCAACTACGAGGGCGGTCTCTGCGAGCATTCGCTGAATGTTTATGATTGTCTGGTGGCTCTTCATCAGAAGTACGAAAAGTTCGAGTACACCGACGAAACACTGGCAATCGCGGCTTTAATGCACGATTTATGTAAAATCCGCGTCTACTCCAAACAGCCGGCATTCCGCAAGGATGCAGACGGCCGTTGGGAGCAGTATATGTCGTTCAAGTTCGACGAGGTATTTCCGGGCGGCCACGGCGAGAAGTCATGCTTCATCATTCAGCAGTTTATGAAGCTGACGCCCGATGAATATCTGGCAATCCGTTGGCACATGAACGGGTTCGATAACGCTGTCAAAGGCGGCGACCGAGCAATGAGCGCGGCAGCCGAGAAGTGCAAGCTCGTACCGATGCTTCAGCTGGCCGACATGGAAGCCAGCCACATGCTCGAAATTACCGTGGAGCACTAAGGACAACACACCCGGCAAAGGGTTAAATATACAGAATCACAGTTAAGGAGTGACAAACATGGGTATTCCCAAGCACAAGCCAAGCGCGAAGCAGAAGTCTCGCGCAAAGTATCAGAGCGAGAACCGTCTCGCAAAGAATAAGGAGCGACGCCAAAAGAAGCACGAGAAGCGTCTCGAGTATTTCAAGAAGCGCCGTCAGAAGAAGTACGAGAAGCGCCGCGAAAAGAAGCAGGAGGCAGCTAAGTGAGCGAAGCAACAAAGAGCATTTTCCAGACGCTGTATGACGCAGATGTCACCGGAAAGGTAAAGAAGAAGAACGGTTTGTCGTACATCAGCTGGGCGGCCGCGTGGGCAGAGGTCAAGAAGCGCTATCCTGACGCGACCTATCATGTCTACACCTGCCAGCCCGACCCGTATGAGGAAACCGTCACGGAGTTCAAGGACGGCGTTCCGACCGTTTCCCGTACTGTTAAGCGCACGCCGCAGCCGCGTCCGTGGTTTGACGACGGCAGAACCGCATGGGTCGAGGTCGGCGTGACCATCGACGGCAAGGAAGCCAAGGAAACCTACGCCATTATGGATATGAAGAATAAGTCCATTATGGCCAAGGACGTAACTTCTACCGATGCAAACAAGGCAAAGATGCGTGCTCTGGCGAAGGCTTGTTCGCAGCATGGCTTGGCGCTCTTTTTGTACGAGGGCGAGGATATGCCGGAAGGCGTCAAGAAGGAGCGCACTGGTCTGGCCAACGCTCGTAAGAAGGTCGTTTCCGCCGCGCAGGCAGCCGTTAAGAAGGGCGTTGACCGCGCCAAGATTTACGCGCTGATTGCTGAAAAGAACAACGGCAACGATTCGCCGACCGAGATCCCGACCATCGCACTCTGCACCGAAATCACCACCGCCATTAAGGCAATGAAGTAAAAAACCAAGAAGGAGATATAAATTTGAACAAGATCGTAATTATTGGCCGCCTGACCCGCGACCCGGAACTCAAGTCCACCAACGCAGGCACCTCCGTGTGCAACTTCTCTGTTGCTGTGGATCGTACTTACCGCGACAAGGAAGGCAATCGCCCGACCGACTTTTTCGACATTTCCGTTTTCGGCGCGACTGCTGAATTCGTATCAAAATATTTCAAGAAGGGCAGCTCTATCGCTATTTCCGGCGCTATGGAGTCCCGCAAGTTTGTGGACAAGGATGGCAACAACCGCATTGCTTGGTCGCTTCATGCTGATGAGGTAAATTTCTGCGGCAGCAAGTCCGAGAACAACGGCGGCAACCAGAAGCCGAGTATTGACGAGGGCTACTCCGGCGACCCGGTTGAGTCCGACGACGTACTGTTTTAAGTGAGCGAATTCACCGAAAAGCTGAAGAATAGAGTCTGGAGCTGGTCTTCTGCGACGCAAGCGCACGAATGCCCCTACGGCTTCTATCTTCAGCGGCTCGCTGAGCCGAGGATTGAACAGGATGAGAACGTATTCGCCCAGTACGGTAGCCAGATGCACGAATGGCTCGAAATGGTGTTCAAAGGCATCATGCAGCCGGAGGAGCTTCTGGAGCTGTATCTCACCGACTACGAATCCAAGATCACGCTCAAGTGGCCGTTTAATCGCTATGTAGACCTTGAGAAATCCTACTATGAGGACGGTCTCGCGTTCGCCCGTCATTTTAAGGGGCTCTCGCCGAACTATGAAGTCCTCGGCGTAGAGCTTGAGATGAAGGCGGAGATCGAAGGCTTCAAGGTCATCGGTTATATCGACCTGCTGGTCAAGAACAAAAAGACCGGCGAGTACATTGTCGTAGACCATAAGAGTAAGAAGAAGTTCGCCAGCAAAGCAGAGGAGAAGAAGTACCGCAAGCAGCTTGAGTTCTACGGTTACCTCGTCCATGAGAAGATGGGCGTCTGGCCGGCTTATACAGACCTCGACCTGTTTCGAGGGCAGAAGCATTACATCGAGCCTTGCACAGCAGAGGACTGCATCGCGGCCAAGGATTACTTCATTGAGTCCGTAAAGACCGCCTGCGAAACCGAGGAGTGGTTGGACAAGCATTCCATCAAGGCGCGTGAGAACTTCAAGTCTGCCAAGGATGCGAAAAAGGCCGGGAAGGCCGACTTCTTCTGTGCTGAAATCTGCTCCGTGCGTTCTCACTGCCCGATGTCCTCCGCTTATGTGAAGCCGAAGAAAGAGAAAAAAAGTAAGAAAGCAGGTTAAATTTGAACGTAAACGTAAACGACATCAAGAGCGTAGAAAGCGAAGCCGGCGTTATTTCAACATTGTTCATTCATCCGGAATTCTGCTTCCATTCGGAAAACTTAAAGCCCCGCCATTTCACAGATCCGGAGAACGCCTGCCTCTATTATGCGATTACGGAACTTGCGAAGAACAACGTCGAAAAGGTTGATCCTTACAACCTTATGAACGTTCTAAACTCCAAGGAAAACATGAAAAAGTGGGCGGAAGAGTTCACTCCCGGCAAGCTGAACGAGTTGATGGAGATGAGCCGTATGGTTGCCCGCAGCTCGGTTGCCGAGTATATGCTCGCAGTCAATAATGTGCTGGATAAAGCGTTCCGGCGCGACGCTTATAAGAAGCTCGCCGAGTGCCAGAACCTTTGCTTCAGTGAGAACGAAGACCATATCGAGGAAAAGATCTATAACATTCTGGACGGCGTGCTTATGGATTATTCTTCGACCAACGAGCTGCCGGCTTATAAGGACGTCGTTGACGAACTCTGGCAGGAAATCGTAGACCGCCAGAATAATGGAATGGCCGGCGTGCCGTTTAAGTTCCCGGCGCTGAACAACTACGTTCAGCTCGAAGCAGGCGAATTAGTGATCGTTGGCGCGAATGCTAAGCAAGGTAAAAGTATGTTTTTATTGAACGAGGCGGTCGACCTTTTGAAGCGAGACTACAGCGTTCTGTATCTGGACAGCGAGCTGAGCTCTCGAATGTTCACGCAACGCCTTATGTCGAACCTAACCGGAATCGAATACAGCCGCGTCTGCTCCGGTCAATATACTGCCGAAGAGAATGACCGTCTTGAGCGGGCGAGAAGCTGGCTCAAAACCAGAAAGTTCACCCACAAGTATATGCCGATTTTTGACCCGAACGGGATTTATGCAGCGGTTAAGAAGTCAATTCATTCGCAAGGGACGCAGGTTCTGATAATTGATTACTTTAAGGGCGGCGGAAGTGATTCCACTTCTGATGACGCATTCGCCACATATCAGCAACTCGGGCGTCTGGTCGATATGGTTAAGAATGTTCTTTGCGGTGACATGGGACTGATTGGTCTCGGAGCCGCGCAGACAACTTCAACCGGCAAAATAGCCGACAGCGCAAAGATTGGTCGAAACGCTTCAACGATTCTCACCATCGAGAACAAAACCCCGCAGGAGATCAGCCAAGATGGCATTGAATGTGGAAATAAAAAACTCAAAGTCGTTCTAAACCGTAACGGCGAACAGATGTCCTCCAATGAGTATATCGACCTGCAGTTCAACGGCAACCTTGTTTCCTACAAACAGGCTGCCAAACAGCACGACCCAAACGCACCATATTAAAGGTAAGGAGCAATCATGGAAATCAGAGATGTGGTAGAACAAATTGATATCGTGGACTACATCTCCCAGTACCTCGATGTAGAGCGCCGCAGCGAGAACGAATACGTCGCGCTGTGTCCCTTCCATGACGAAAATACACCATCCTTCACGATTACGCGCTCCAAAGGGTTGTATTACTGCTTCGGCTGCGGAGCACGCGGCGATGTTGCCGATTTCGAGGTGTTGTATAACCATGTTTCTCTGCGAGAAGCGGTCAAGCGACTCAAAGCCTACGCCGGAATCACAGAGGGTGTGTCACTACCGTCCACCCATCTGGCGGCTGTACAGGCTCTCAAGAAGTACGCGCCACGAAAAGAACAGAAAAATGTGTGTGAACCACACAAAATCCTAGGGGAAAATGTGATGGAACAGTACGAGTGGAGACCGGAGAAGTTCCAGTCTTGGCTCGATGAGGGTGTCCCTCTTGAACAGATGAAGCGATTCGGCTACCGCTATGATGCGCTGTCAAATCGCATCGTTCACCCGATTCGATTGCCCGACGGCCAGATTTTCAGTATCTGCGGACGCACACTCGACCCTGATTTTAAGGAGAAAAAACTCCGCAAGTACACCTATCTCGTAAAGCTCGGAGCGCTCGATACACTATTCGGGCTTTACGAAAACCGCGAAGCAATCCTCCGGAAGAAAGAGGTCATCCTGTTTGAAGGCGCGAAGTCCGTTCTCAAGGCGGCGGGCTACGGTTTCGATAACTGCTGTGCCGTACTGACCTCGCACATCAACCCTTATCAGAAAAAGATTCTCCTGCAACTGGGCGTCCGTATTGTCATCGCATTCGATGAAGAGGTTGACCCGCGGCAGGATGGAGAAATCAAAAAGCTGAAACGCTTTTGCAGGGTGGATTGGGTTCGTAACCGTGACAACCTGTTGGGCGAAAAGATGGCTCCCGTGGATAATGGAGCAGAAGTTTGGAATGAATTGTATCGGAGAAGGGAGCGGCTATCATAATTTTTCAGAACTACCACAAACACACAACTTACAGCAACCCTCGCGTCAGCGACTCGGTCGTGACCTACGAGGATTACGCCAAACGTGCCGTCGAGCTCGGACATTCCATTCTGTCCAGCTGCGAGCATGGATGGCAGGGGAGATATATCGAGTGCTACGACCTCGCAAAACAGTACGGTCTGAAGTTTCTCTTCGCCGCTGAGGCTTACTGGGTCTGGGATCGTCATGAGGAAGACCGTTCCAATTGCCATATTTGGATTGGCGCGAAGAATGAAAACGGCCGCGAATGGATTAACGAGGTTCTCAGTCAGGCGAACGAGGATGGTTTCTACTACCAGCCGCGACTGGATGAAGAGCTTCTCGACCTGCTTCCGGCGGGCGACGTTTGGATTACAACTGCCTGTGTTGCCGGATGGAAGTATCTCGGCGAAGAAGAAGAGCGACTCAAGGCTCTTTGGAAGAAGCTGTACGACAAACACGGCGACAACTTCATGTTTGAGGTGCAATACCACCCCTCTGAACGGCAGAAAGAGCTGAACCGTTACATTCTGAATCTGCGGAAAGAGATTCCCGCGCCGATTATCATGGGCTGCGACAGCCACTACATCGAAGCAAACGGCGCAGAACTCCGCTCCGACTTCCTTCTTTCTAAGGAAGACCGCAAGGCTTACGACGATGAGGAAGAATGGTTCATGGATTACCCGGATGGCGACACTGCCGTCCGACGCTTCCGCGAGCAGGGTGTCTTGACAGAAGCTGAGATCACGGAGGCAATCGACCGGACAAACTGTTTCCTCGAAGTAGAGGAGTACGAATGTGACATCTTCGACGACAGTCTGAAGCTGTTCTCGCTCCACCCAGATTGGACACAAGAGCAGAAAGATGCCGAGTATCTCCGTCTGGTCGATGAAGGCTGGCAGGACTACAAGGCCGAGGTTGCCCCGGATCTGCTTTCAAAATATGAAAAAGAGATCAAATCCGAAACCGATACGGTTGTCGAGTGCCACATGGCAGACTACTTCATTGATAATTACCACGTCATCAGGCGAGGAAAAGAGCTCGGCGGCCATTTGACTAATACTGGTCGAGGAAGCGCAGTTAGTTTCTTCACCAATAAGCTGCTCGGATTTACCGAGGTAGACCGAATTGCGGCGAAGGTAAAGATGTATCCTGAACGTTTTATGACTGCGACTCGAATCCTTGAAACTCACAGTTTGCCGGATATCGACTTCAATGTGGCTGAACAGGATATCTTTGCGGAAGGTCAGGCTCAGGTCTGCGGCCGTGATCATGCGGTTCAGATGCTTGCTTACGGCACGCAAAAAGCGTCAGCTGCATGGAAGATGTTTGCGAAGTCGCAGAATATTGACTTTGCTACAGCGAATGAAGTGTCCGCCCAGATTAAACGATATGAGAACAAGCTCCATACCGTTGATGAAGAAGAGAAGGACACCATCAACATCATGGACTACATCGACAAGCGATTCCATGACGTTTACCTCCGTTCGACCGAGTATCAGGGCATCATCACGAGCTGGTCACCGGCACCGTGCGCGTTCCTGTTGTATCAGGGCAGTATCCGCCGCAAGATTGGTCTTGTAAAAATCAAGGACAGAATCTGCTGTGCAATGGATGGTCACTGGGCAGAGAAGAACCATTTTCTGAAGAATGACCTGCTTCGAGTGGCCGTTGTTGACCTCATCAATAAAGGATACACTCGCGCCGGACTCAAGGTTCCGACTGTAAATGAACTGCTGGCAATGTGCCCTCCGGATGATGACGTATGGAACATCTACCGCAAGGGCTGCACACTTGGCATCAATCAGGTTGAGCAGCCGGGAACGGCCAGCCGAGTAGGTGTTTACGCACCGACCAACATCTCCGAGCTTTGCGCGTTCATCGCCGCGATTCGTCCGGGTTTCAAGTCGATGTATAAGGTTTTTGAAAGCCGGCAGGACTTCTCGTATGATGTAAAACCGTTTGACGATCTGCTTCGCACGGAGGAGATGCCGCAATCGTTCGTATTGTATCAGGAACAGGAAATGGCAACCTTCCATTTTGCGGGATTTCCAATGGTGGCTTGTTACCAAGCTATTAAAGACTTGAGTAAAAAACGAGCCGAAAAGGTTCTCGCTTTGAAGGAACAGTTCCTCGATGGGTTTTCTGAAAAGCTATCAGAGGAGAACCTCGGTGAAGAAGAAACACATAAGAAGACAGGTATGGTTTGGCAGATCCTTGCGGATTCAGCCTCTTATCTTTTCAACGCTAGTCACGCATATTGTGTTTCCCTCGATTCCTTATACGGTGCATGGCTCAAACAGCATTATCCTCTCGCGTTCTATGAAACCTTCATGCGTATCATGGACGAAAAGGGTGACAAAGACAAACTCGCCGCCGCCAAAGATGAGGCTGAAAGCTACTTCAACATTAAGTTCCCGCCGTTCAAATTCGGTCAGGATAACCGAAGGGTAACCGCCGACGAAGAGAACAACGCAATCAGTAACGCACTGACCTCGATCAAGGGATTCAACAAGGCTGCCGCCGTTGCTCTTTATGAGCTCGGGCAGGAGCCGCCGAAGTACCTTTCCGACGTTCTTCTGGCTCTCCGTCCAAAGAGCATTATGAAGTCCACCACCGAGCCGCTGGCTCAAATCAGCTATTTTTCAAGCTACGGCAACGACCGCGAGGTTTTGAACATCATCGCTCTGTGTGAAGAGTTCGGGTACGGTACGAAGGCATCTATTCCGCGAGAGCGTGTTGACAACAGCTTTCTGGCTGACATTGTTCCGAAGTACGCCGATGGACTCAAGAAGGACGGCCAGCCAGCGACAAGATATACGTTCACGAGCCTGCAGATGAGTGCCTTGAAAGACGAAAAAAAGCGGCTCGCGGCCGCTCTTAAAAAGAACCCAACGCCGGAACTGGAAGAACAGCTTCTCGCTGTCGAGCAGGAAATTGCTGAGGAACTGAAGCGAATCGTCGCTCAGGTGCTCCGCGAATGTGAAGGCCGTGTACTGGCGGCAGGTATCGAAGACCTTCCGTTCCGCGTGAAGATTGAGAACCAGCAGGAAATTCTCGGGTATGTGGACATCCGGACAGGCAAGGAAGAAGACCGCAGACTTGTTCTCGTGTCGGATTTCCGGCCACTTTTGAGCAAAGACACCGGAAAGCCGTGGGGTTATGCTTGCTTTACACAGTCACTTGGCTCCGGCAAGCGCATTCGATTGACGCTTCGGTCGCGGCAGTACGACCAGAATCCAATCAAAAACGGCAGCATCATTTACGTTGACCGATGCACGAAGAACAAATCCGGCTATTGGTATCTTGACCAGTATCATCTGGTCGGTTAAGGAGGAAGACATGATTAAGAGACACACGGTAGAAATCATCGAAGAATTGGACAAGGACGGGAAGGTTGTCTCCCGAACGACGACCACCACGGATGAGACAGACGACAACCATTACGGAAGTTATTATCCGCCGATTACGCAGAACCCGTTCTACGCGGAAACGCCGGAGGACTCAAAGTACGCCGTATGATTCCTAAATTCCCAAACCCTAAGAACCCACGAGATCCCGATTATGTTCCGGAGATTATCGGCCGCTGTGAAAACTGCGGCAATGAGCTGTCTCCGGATTGGGAGCTCTGGAAAGATAAAGACAGCAACCTGTTTTGCTGCGAAGAATGTGCCATCTTGTTTAATGGCATCCGCGAAATCGACGACCTGTTTTGAGGTGAAAATGAATGAGTGACGTAGTCAAAATGCCGCCAAAGGAAGAAAAATCGCCCGCCGAACAGCTTGGCGAGGAGTTTAAGGCTCAGTTGGAACTTCAGTTCCGAAGAGGATTATATACGGGTGTCAGTGCCGTGACCGGCGCTGTCAACCAAGAGATTTCCACTTTGGCGAAAAAACCTAATAAGCGCCTCGTGGATTATCAGACGGCTTTGGCTAAGATTAGCCGTCTGTGTTCCACGAAACTTAACAACCCTGATAAGCACAAGGAGTGATGAGAATGGAAGAAATGTCAAAGACCGCGATGGAAACCATCGTAGACTACAACCAGCAGGACGACACAGCACATGTGTTCACATATGACCCTGCGCTCCAGAAGAAGATGGACAAGCTCTGCGCCGATCATCCTGATGAAGTTCAGTTAAGTGTTGAGTGCAACGGCTCCAAGAACTACACGTTCCCAAAGAGCTGGATCAAGATTACCGCACCGCGCAAGAAGAAGGTGACCGCGTGAACGTAAAGTTACTCGCTTGGACACCAATGCCGGAACTTGTTGTCGCAGCGGCCGGCAAGGGTTGTTACTCCTCCGGCACGGCTGCGGATATTCTGGAGGACATTACTCCGGAACAGGCGGCAAAGTTCATCCGACAGATTAAACGTTCCGGTCATACTTCTGTTCTAGAGCATGCGTCTTTTACGTTCGGTATCGACGGGATATCCCGCTCTCTGCTTGCACAGATTACGCGCCATCGTATCGCATCTTTTTCGGTGCAGAGTCAGCGCTATGTCAATATGGCAAAGCCGGAGTTCGTGATGCCGGAGGCTGTAAAGAATAATCTGGCCGCCAAGCTGATGTTCGAGAACTGCATGGAGACGATCAGAGCGACCTACAGCGACATTCACGCAACACTCATGAGCGAAAAGCTCCGTGAGAAGTACGCGCAGTACGCAATCGGCGACTTCAATATCGAGTTCCGCAACAGCGGCCAGTTCTTCTATCTGCAGCTTGACGCCATCATGGAGCAGAAGAAGAACGAGGACGAAGCGCTGTATAAACAGTACAAGAAAGATCGCTCGGCGGCTGAAAAATACGCTAACGAGAATGCCCGCTGCGTGCTCCCAAATGCCGCAGGAACGTCGTTCTCTGTAACCATGAATGCACGCGAATTGCTCAGTTTCTTCGCTCTACGGTGCTGTAATCGCGCACAGGACGAGATTAGAGAGCTGGCGGAGCAAATGTTAGTTTTATGCCAGAAGGTTGCGCCGACTATCTTTGAAAACGCCGGTGCGCCGTGTGTTTCCGGCTCCTGTCCCGAGGGTGTCATGACATGCGGACATCCGAAGACCCGCCAGAAGGGAGAATAAGTTGGCACATATCATCATTGTAAATGGACCCGCGAGAAGCGGAAAGGACACATTTTGTTCTTTGTGCCGAGACCGGGCTTATTTCTACGATATGCTGATCGCACAGATCAGCTCTGTAGATATCATCAAGGAAGTCGCTCGACGGCTTGGTTGGAACGGTGAGAAGGACGACAAGTCCAGAAAGTTCTTGTCTGACCTGAAAGATCTGTCGACGCAGTATTCCGACGCACCGCTTGAGTATCTGACCAAGGAATTCAATCGGGTGAAGGATCACGACAACGTCATGCTGTTCATGCATATCCGTGAACCGGAGGAGATTAAGCGAGCCAAGGAACGTTTTGACGCTCTGACACTGCTGATTAAGCGACCGGGTTGCGAGCCAATCCAGAGCAACCACGCCGACCGTGATGTTGATCAGTATGATTACGATTATACGATTGTCAACAACGGTACGATGCAGGATCTGGAGCAGCAGGCCAGCGATTTCATCGAAAAGGTAAAGGGCGGCTACTTTGAAAAGCGCCGCGAAGAAGTTAAGTAAGGGGGACGAGGAATGACAGTCATCAAACGTGATGGCAGGGAAGTGCCATTTGATAAGGACAAAATTGTTAAGGCAGTGGTGAAGGCGTTCGTAGATAATGATTACTCTACGGACGTTGCACACCCGGTGGCTGAAAAAATTGCAGACGAGGTTGAAGCAACCAGTAAGAACCTTTCTGTAGAAGAAATTCAGGACACAGTAGAGAAGAAGCTGATGGCCACTAAGTATAAGGATATCGCCAAAGCGTATATCGAGTACCGACAGCTTCACAAGATGGCTCGAAGTCAGTATAAGGAGCTGATGCACGCCGTAGCAGAGAAGCTGCAGGCCAAAGATGTCAAAAACCAGAACGCCAATGTTGACGAGATGAGTTTCGGCGGTCGTGTTGGTGAGGCGAGTGACATCGTAACAAAGCAGTATGCGTTGGAATATCTTGTTTCGCCGCTGTCTCGACGTAATCACGAGAACAACGAGATCTACATTCATGACCTGAACAGTTATGCGGTTGGATCACATAACTGCCTCTCGATTCCATTCGACGACCTGCTGAAAAACGGCTTCAATACCCGCCAGACGGATGTCCGCCCAGCGCAGAGCGTAAATACTGCATTCCAGCTCGTGGCGGTTATCTTCCAACTCCAGTCCTTGCAACAGTTCGGTGGCGTGAGCGCGACACATCTTGACTGGACAATGGTTCCTTATGTGAGGAAGTCATTCTGGAAGCATTTTAAGAATGGCTTGCATTACGTTCAGGGAGAACCGTTCCCAGACGATACTTCATTCGATCCAGAGCTTTCAATCGATGCAGACATCTATAAAGTAGCCGACGATGCGTATGAATACGCTATCGATATGACTACTAAGGAATGTTATCAGGCTGTAGAAGGGATGTATCACAATTTGAACACCCTGCAGTCACGCTCCGGTAATCAGCTTCCGTTCACTTCTATCAACTATGGCACCTGCACGTTGCCGGAAGGCCGAATGGTAACGAAGGCTCTTCTGGATGTGTCCATCAAGGGCATTGGCAAACTGCATCGCACCAGCATTTTTCCGTGCGGCATCTTTCAGTGTATGAAGGGTGTGAATCGCAAGGAAGGCGATCCCAATTACGACCTCTTCCAGCTCGCCCTCAGATCAACCAGTCAGCGACTGTATCCGAACTACGCCAACGTAGATTGGTCAGGAAACGCAGGCTATGATATCAACGATCCCAAAACGTACTTTAGTACCATGGGCTGCAGGACGGCAAATGGCTGGGACATTAACGGATTCGGCCAGTTGAAGGACGGCCGCGGCAATATTTGTCCGGTGACTATCATCATGCCTACTTTGGCGATGGAAGCAAAAGAAAGGGTAGTTCATGCAAAAGCCCCTGAAGAGGCCATTATTGACAGCTTTATGGACTTGCTGGACACCAAAATCCATGAGGCCAAGGATATGCTTTTGGAACGCTTCGATTGGATTTGCTCTCAGTCTCCAGAAGCAGCTAAGTTCATGTACGAGAACAACGTAATGGCAGGCTATGTGCCGGAAGAAGGCATTCGTTCTGCTCTGAAACACGGAACGCTTGCTGTCGGTCAGATTGGTCTGGCTGAAACCTTGCAGATTCTGATTGGTTGCGACCATACCACAACCGCTGGCATGAAACTCGCCAAGCAAATTGAACAGTTGTTCAAAGACAGATGCGCTGAGTTCAAGGAAGAATATCATTTGAACTTCGGTGTTTATTTTACCCCTGAATGTAACATATAACATCTTGCGGGGGCGTATGTGGTAACACATACTGAAAAAATCGCCTAACTCGGTGAACCTGAAAAGGAATACCGAACTAAGTTCGTTGCTTAAAATTTTTATAGAAAGGAGGTTATAACATGCCAAATTATATCGAAAAACTGCCTGAAGATGCAGTTCAGGTAAAAAACGCTTTGTGTTGGGTAACCCCTGCTGGGAATCTTTATGGACAAGAAACACGAACATTATATAACAAAAAATTAGATAAAAAAATTCCGCACAAACATTATGGAGAGTTCTTCCAGTATAACACCACCGTGAATCGGAGAAATGGTTACGTTTATGCACCCATCAAATACATTAAATCAGATGGGACATACGAAATTCGACGTCGCAGGTTGCACATTGTGATTGCGGAAACATTGCTTCCGAACCCTAATAAATTTCCTATTGTTGGGCACAAAAACAACATCAAAGCAGATATTAGGCTGAGTAATCTGTATTGGACGACAATCTCTGAGAATACAAAAAAAGCGTTCGACGATGGATTGGCCGTAAATGCAAAAGGCTATGATGATTCTCAATCTATCCCTGTCATAATGTTCAACACTTATACCAACGAAGAGATAGGAAGGTATGGAAGTGCCAGTGAAGCAGTGCGAGAAACAGGAATCCCTAAAAATACAGTTTTGCGCCAATGCCGGTATAAGAAACCTGTTCGTAAACCATTCTACTTCCGATTTCAATCAGACCCGTCGGTTGAACCGCCTCAGATTGTTATCCAATACGACTATGAAACAGATCGTGAAATAGGAAGATATTTCAATGTATAGGAGGCAGCACGTCAAACAGGCGTGTATTCGAAGGTAGTAGACTACGAATGTAAATTAGGACATAAACCTGTCCGCAAGCCTAAAAATGGCACATATTTTACGTTCTATCAACCATCAATCTAAAGGCTCTATAAAATTTTAAGCAACGATAAATGCGTGGAGGTCATCGAAATCCGATAAGGTAAAGTAGAGTAGCGCAAGCGAAAGAGCGAACTCGTATGAAAAATACGATGAAAATATGACCCAAATAAAAATGGCAGAAAACTTATGTTACACTGCAATGAAGAAATTTCAGGCAAAGTACGGAACTATTCCGAACGTATCCGACAAGGATTTCTTCACCAATTCCATTCATGTACCGGTGTGGAGAAAGGTCTCCATTTTCGACAAAATCGGTATCGAGTCACAGCTGACCGGCTATTCTTCCGCAGGCTGTATCACTTATGTAGAACTGGAATCTACTTGTAAGAACAACATTTCAGCTCTCGAGACCGTCGTTAATTACGCGATGGATATGGACATCCCGTACTTCGCGGTGAATGTTCCAAACGACCAGTGTATGAACTGCGGCTATTGCGACGAAATCAACGACACCTGTCCGCAGTGCGGCAGCAAGGACATCAAACGCCTGCGTCGAGTAACCGGCTATCTTACAAACGACTACAAGACCGCATTCAACAAGGGTAAACAGCAGGAAGTTGAAATGCGAGTAAAACACGACATGGAGGACAAACATTGTATTTAACCGTAGCAGAATTTGACACCGTGAGCTATCCGCAGTTCGCGGCAGACGTAAAAAAATGCAACCCGCTCATCTCAGAGGACTGCATCGAAAATATGTGGCGCGACCTCGTTTTCCCTGATCGCGCGACCGAAGGCAGTGCAGGCTACGACTTCCGCGTGCCGTATGACATCATCCTTGAACCGGGCGAGTCGGCACTGATCCCGACCGGCATGCGCTGCCAGATTGAAGAAGGCTGGGTGCTGCTGATTTTCCCGCGCTCCAGTATGGGCTTCAAGTACCGTATGCAGCTTGACAATGGCACAGGCGTTATTGATAGTGATTACTATTACGCCGAAAACGATGGCCACATCATGGCAAAGATTACAAACGACAGCCGCGAAGGCAAGACAATGCATCTGCGAGCGGGTGACCGATTCATGCAGGGCGTGTTCGTTCCTTACGGCGTCACGGTTGATGACGAACCAAGAGGGAAGATAACCGGCGGCCTCGGCTCCACTGGCAATTAAAAACAACGTGCTTACGACTGCCTTAGAGATCGCAAACAACAAAGACAGCGATTCAAGAAGAAAAAAGAAGCGGCAAAGCCGCTCCAAGCACCGAAGAGACTTCAAGTAAGCTGTCCGATGAAGAATTTTAGCGCATCCCAAAGGGCGGCCGCAAGCACTCCATACGCTACCGTAGCAGCGGAACAGCGAACTTTAGATCGAAAATCTCTCATAGGAATCTCCTTTTACAGAAGGCGACGCAGTCGAGTAGGTAAGAGACTGCGAAAACCCGCCGAATTGCGGGTGATTCTGGTGGCGCAACACCAATCATACCGCGTTTTCTAAAATTCGCCAAGGTTTGCTGTATCCGTAAAAAAAGGCACCCGAAAGGGTGCCTCACCTATTGGGATGGATATACCACACGCCCTCGGGCGTTTTCCAAACCTTCGTCCGATGATTGCCGATTTTAACCCCGTACTCGGTAGCACGAAGGTCTTTATTGAACATGCAGCCGGTGACGAGACGTATACGATAGCCTTTGTTGAGATAGCTTATCAGCTCTGGTTGTGATGTGTGCGGATTGAGTGTCACACTAACTTCGGCAAACCCTGCGCGCTGTTCAATCGGCGGCAGAGTAGCCGGAGAATACTTTGCATACGCGGCGTTGCCGCTGATGGGGTCGTACATAGTATCACCTCAAATCTATTATAGAACAAATGTTCGATAAAAGCAATAGGTGTGAATAGGAAATTAACACCATGCTCGAAAGTATAATAAACCAAAGAAAAGGAGAAAATGTTTATAGGAGATGATAAAATGCCGGAAGAACAGGTAAATAAGGTCACAATTAGAGGATTTCTCGTCGAGGAATCCTTTGGTAACATCCCGCTTATTGATATAGCAACAGATTATTATTGCAAAGAGTTACAGCATCATGACGATGATCACGGCTTAATGATGAAGAACTAATAAAGAGTTTGTGAAAAGAACGAAATTGTGATATACTCAACTTGTATATATAGTTTCGTTCTTTTTTGATAAGGAGGCAAAAAAGTGAACGAGACTTTGAATATGCTTCAGCAATATATTGCTATAGCATATCTACGATTATCAAAAGAAGATGCTCGTTTAGGTGAAAGCGAAAGCATTGAAAATCAGAGAAGTATCATCCGAGAATACTGCCAGAGGAATAATATCTTTTTAGCCCACGAGTTTATTGATGATGGCTGTTCTGGCTTGAATACAGACAGACAAGGATTCATTCTGGCGATGAACGCATTGGAGAGCGGCCAGTTCAACATGTTTATAACCAAGGACTTGTCGAGACTCTCTCGAGACCATATCGAAGCAGACAAGTTCATCGAAGAAACTTTTCCGCAGCTTGGTGTAAGATATGTCGCCGTAGACGATGGAGTAGACACGCTTAAAGAATACGATATAATTGTTCCTTTCAAGAACCTTTTCAATGAGATGAGCTCGAGAGATACATCCCGAAAAGTAACCAATGCGATTCGCGTTAAGAGAGATCGCGGAGAGTATTGCACCCGCGCCCCTTATGGTTATATTAAAGACCCCAACGACAATATGCACTTGATTCCTGACCCAAGATGCGACTGGGTGGTCAAGAAGATTTTCTCAATGTATGCTTCTGGCGAAAGAATGATAGATATCATTAGAACGTTAGATGCCGAGGGGGTTCCCACTCCATTGGAATTAAAGAATTGGGAAAACCCCGGCCTGACAAGGTCGGACAGATGTGTCAGTTTTGAGAAGCCGGAAGATGCACAGAAATGGACTCGTTCTACAATATACGTTATGTTGCGTAACGAGGTTTATTTAGGGCACACTGTTTTAGGCAAGACAAAAAGAGTGAATTTCAAGAAAAAGAAAAGCAAACGAAAAAAGAGGGAAGAATGGCATAAAACCTTAAACACCCACGAGCCTTTAGTCTCACAAGAATTATTCGACCGTTGTCAAAAGACAAAAAACCAATCAAGGGCTGATGGGTTCTTTAAGAACATCTTTTCTGGGTTTGTTTTTTGTGACACATGCGGAGCTCGCATGGGTATGGCGAGAAATACAACCGAGCATAACAATCAGCCTGTTAGAGGGTTACGTTGTGGAACAAATTGCCGGTACGGAAATAAAGCCTGCTTGAGCCACTCCATTCGTTATGATGACCTGTGTGATATCGTAAAAACACGGTTGAATTATTATCTGTCGATGAGTTTTGAAGAAAGAAAATCTCTGGCAGATATTATCAAGAAGAGGTTCAATGCCACAAGCCCTAATGCAGATATTGAAAAGCAAATTGCCGATTTGGAACAGCAGAATTCGAAAACGACTCAAGCTATCTCGACGTTAATCGAGAATAATATATCTGGGCTGATAAACAAAAAAACTTTTGAATCGTTGTTAGAGAAATATAATAAAGAAATTGAGTCCCGCGAAAAACGAATCGCATCATTGCGAGAAAATATGTGTGAAGAGCTGGGTGACGATGCCTTTGATAATTTTTTGAACGACTTGCCATATGACGAACCGATTCAAGAATTAACGAGGGATGCATTAGAGGCGTTTATCGAACGTATAGAAGTATCTCATTACACTCTTCCTGAAGGCAGACGTCACCGCACCTTTGATGGCGGAAACTATGGCCAAACTGTAAAAATTAAGTACAAATTCTTACCGACAATCGAATAATCACGAGAGGAGTATCTTGTAGACTTTTGCGCAGAATCTACTACTCTACCGATTAGCAGAATATGCGCAACATTACAAGCAATAAACATGAACGAAACTATATATACATAATAAAGAACCGAGTTGTAAAAAAGCCCGGTTCTTTCTGCTTTTGTACAGAATTCGTAAAAAATGGGGCGCGTTTGCGCCCCAAAACTTACTTCATATCCTTGAACCGATACAAGAACTGAACCATCTGCTCTCTCGTGCAGAAGCTCTTGTAGTTCTTATTGCCCTTGTCGTCGCCCTTAATCAGGCCGATGCCTTCAGCCCACTTACGAGCAGTCTCAGACCAAGAGCTCGGCTGCTGCTTAGCAAGGCCGGCCAGATAGGTATCCATCATCTTGTTAAACTGTTCCTGAGTCACTTCTTCTTCCTCCTTTACGGGTGTTGCAGGTTTCTCCGGCGCAGTCAGTCGCGCCTTAAAATTCGTCCATTTACTCTGGTCACGAACCCACGGTTCCGGGCAATACTTGCCGGTCACATCGTAGTGACGAATAACATGGTCGGCCGCGATGTTGTATTTCTTCATCAGCATCTTGACAAGCTCGACCGTTCGATCAACAGTAGCCGCCGTGATGACATACTTGCCGTTCACCTTATCGCTGCACATCTCTACTCCGATAGAGTTCTTATTCGTGCAGATGTTGCGGTACGGATGATGTGAAGACTCCAAAGGACCGCCGCAGTGCCAAGCGCCGTCTGAATCCTTCACAGACTGAACGACACTGTTCTCGTCAACGAAGTAATGTGCCGAGGCTTTGCGGTTTGGACTGGAGAAATAATTGCCGTTGCCTGCGGCCGTGTCACCATTGTTCGCGGTGTAATGTACTACGATATATTTGATAGAATTGCCGCTGCGCCCATGATAGTAGTTCGATGGGTCTGCGGCAATAAACTTGATGTTCACTCTGCATCAACCTCCTGATTTTTGCCATTTACAACCTTTGACATATCACAGAGACTGTCGATCATCTTGGACAGCGTGTCCTCGTCTACAGGGTAATTGATGTAGTCAGCTGAAGCCTTAACCATAGCCATGACCCATTCTTTTCTGGTTGCGCCGTCGTCGAACTTCTTCTCTGCCTGCTCCATCAGGGACATAACAAGGCCGAGCAGGTTCGCCCAGTTCTTTTCCTTGGTCGCGGTCTTAACATACTCCACCAGCTTTACAGCAAGCGGGATGCAGGTTGCCAGACCGGTAAGAATAGCCACAATGAGCTGTACAATCTGATTAGTATCCATAATTGCCTCCTTTCGGGCATAAAATATACTTAAAAGTTATCAGCAGTCGCGGTCGTCGTTCTCATATCCGAAGTCGGTATCTGTATAAGAAACTGGCGGCGCGATCTCAATTTTTTTAATGTTCTCTTTGCCGCTTTTGCTCTGATAAAAGCTGACGCTCGTACCATATGCCGCCCAGACAGCGGAGATAAAGGTCGTCAGATAGGGGAGAGACCCTGTGTAATCCAACTCAATCGCCCGTCCGACAAAACCGAGAACCCTGTGCGACACATAAGCCACGAGTACGGTTTCAAACACCAGAATCAGCTTGGAGAACTCGAGCTTACGCTTCTTTCTTCTTTTGCGAGCCATAACAGCTCCTTTCGCGTTTTATTGAAAATTGGTAAAGAAAAAGCCGGGGAGCCCCGGCTTATCTTTTAAGATGCTGTGCTCATCAGGATAACCACAACAGGGATGTCTACGGTCGGAACAGTGCCATCCGCAGTCATCGTCAGCGAATTTGCAGCCTGACCGGCAGCACGCAGAGATGCTTTCTTAGCAGCTTTCAAAGCGGCCGCCGAGATATTCTGCGTCAGACTGATAACGCCGTTCTGGCTGGCAGCCAATCCTTTAATCGTCAGAGCTTGCGTCTTATTGCTCCAAGCAGCCGCCGACAGGGTAGTAAACACCGCCTCTGTCTCATAGCCGGGGGTGAGGTCAACCCATGCCCCGCCGGTATAACGCCACAGGTGAGCCGTTTCTTTTACGAAGTAGAAACGCTCCATCGGCGCAAGAATTGCTTGTCGAGCCGACTCGGTAGCTACATCAATGATGTCGGTCAGGTGCTTGCGAACCTTATCCTTGGTGTCGTAGAAGACATCGCCGGTGTCCGTGCAGATCAGATAACGTCCCGGCACAATCGGCACAGTGGTCGTATTCTGAGCCTTGCTGAGCACCGTCTCATAGGTTCGGAAGTAATAGCCCATTTCGCACCCCCTCCTTTATAAAGAATAGCCCCGCTTCTCGCGGGGCGGATAAACAACAGGGGCGATCAGAACGTGCCAACTTCCAGAGCGGTCTCAACAGCGGCAACACGGCCGTCCATGGTGGTGTTCAGACCATCAGCGTAAGCCTTAGCATTGGTCTCAGCGGTTGTAGCAGAGCCCTTAGCATCGTAGTTGACAGCCAGACCATCAGCGTAGGTCTTAGCGTTTGTCTCAGCAGTTGCAGCCTTGCCGTCAGCGTAGGTCTTAGCGGAAGCCAGAGCGGTATCAGCAGCACCCTTTGCGTCATAGTTCTTAGCCAGACCATCAGCATAAGCCTTAGCGTCAGCCAGAGCCTTAGCAACAGAGCCGGCAACGTCAGCGCCGCCGTTCAGAACGCCAACCTTGGACTCAAGGTCAGTAATGCGAGCAACAGCTGCAGTCAGGTCAGCAGCCTTTGCGTAGTCGCCGATCTTCAGAGCGTCGATAGCTGCGGTAACGTATGCAACAACGGTGGCCGGCTCATCGGTGCCGCCGATGCCATCAACGATAGCCTCCAGAGCCTTGATAGCAGAATTCATGGAAGCAGCGTCAGTCTTGTGGCCGGAAATCCAGTCAGCGATCTCCTTCAGGGTGTCGAAAGAAGCGTCAGCGCCGTCAACGATCTTCGCAACCTCCTCAGCTGCGATTGCGCGAGCAGACTTGGAAGCGTCCTCGCCAACCAGAGTAGAAGCCTGAGCAGCAGCGTCGTTGATCTTCTTCTTCAGAGCGTCGCCGAGCTCGGTCTCGGTTACCTCGTCCTTCTTAGCCAGTGCGCCCAGAGCACCGATGCCGCCGGTAACGAGGTTGTCAACGTAGTCCTTTACAGCCTTTGCGGTTGCAACCTGCTCGTCGGTTACGCCAGCCTCGATCTTAGTAACAGTCGGCTTGATGACAGTCTTCCATGCAGAGCCGTCGTAAACCTCACCAAGACCGGAGGGCAGAATGTACAGAACGCCCTGTGCCGGGGTGGTCTCACGCTCAGTTACAAAGCGTACCGGCTCGGTGTACAGGTTCTGGCCGAAGTATACCTCATGGGTATCAGTGGTCAGATAGAATGCCTGCTCACGAACTGCAGGCAGGTTTACCTTCTTACCGCAAAATACAAGTTTAGTTGCCATAGTGTTTTCTTCCTTTCTTGCCGCACTTAGCGGCCATCATGATGTGAAAAGTGTGAAAATATTAGAAAAGGACGCCCGAGAGCGCCCGAATCTACTTTATTAGAAGCCGTTAACTTCAACCAGATCGTCAGCCGAAGCAATGCCCTGACCGCGTGGAATACCAAGGTTCAGAACATAGTTCGGTGCTTCACCGGTAATATTGGCCGTCGCTTGCTCGTCAGGAGCCAACGTAGTTACCGTGCCGATTGTCAGATAAGCAGCCTGTCCATTTTCGCCGGTCTCGCCGCGAGGAAGACTGATTACCAGATGCGGATTCTCTGCGTCTCCGCTGACGGAAACGGTCGGAGCATCCGTAGGCTCGAGAGCTTTTACCTCGAAGGAAAGATTCGGCGTTGCGCCGGTCTCTCCCTTTTCACCCTGCGGGATGGAAAACTTCAGCTTTGCTTCATTTGCAGTGCCGACATTTTCAACCAGAGCAGGGGAGCCTGCAGCCACAGTTTCGGTCGATTCAACCTCGACGGTTGCGGCTTTGCCCTCTGGGCCAACTACTTTACCAAGAATAAGTTTCGCCATGCGCGTTCACCCCCTCAAATTTCCGCCACAAGATAACCATCTTCATTGATGGAAAGATTGGGCGCAACTGTGTTGTCTGCATAATGCAGTTCGAGATATCCGTCAGGATTGACTTCAAAGCCGTATAAGCCCTCATGGGCAACAACATCGCCCGGGTCGCCCTTCTCGCCTTTAGGAATAGAGAAGTTCAGTGAAATGTTGCCGTCTTCATCGACAGTCTTTTCAACGGAGGCTTCCTCGTCAGGCTCTACCGATTTGGCCGTCGCGCCCATGTTTTCAATGGCGTTCTTGGCTTTTTCAGCCTCGGCAGCCGTGTTCTTAACCTTCTCATAGGTCTCGTTTACACGATGCTCAATCTGGGTAAACTCAGATGGAACCTCCGGCCACTGTGCTTCTCCGGCCATCGACTTTGGAATACGGATGGTGATGAGATTGGTATGACGAACTTCTTCGCCTTTGACACCGCGAAGCTGAACAGAGTATTTGCCCGATTCGCCGACCCAGCCGCGTTCGAGAACCGCGCCGATTAACTTGGGTTTCTTCTCTGGCTCGCCGTCATCTTCCGGAATGTCAGCCACGGCCGAGGCAGTATCTTCGATGGGTTCCATCAACACGATGTTGAAATTATCGCCGCACTGCACAAGCATGTGCCAGATGTAACCGTCCGGCAGATTGCCCGCCACCAGAAGCGAGCGGGAGAGATGGTCATACTGCTGAGCAATCGTTCCAACAGGCTTGTCGAGATACCAATCGTCAAATGTAAATACAGAGGAGTAGTATTCCATGCGTTACGCCTCCTTCCCCGATAAGTTCGGACATTTCGGACATTCTCTTACGATCAGCTCGGTCATCGCTGGCTGAACTACTGAGTGCATATATCCGTTGCCGCCGGCCTCTTCATAATCGCGAAACAACCCCCAGAAGGCTTCAGCCTCCATCTGTGTCCATGACTTACTGGGGTTGGTTTCTTCGTTTGTGTAGTAACGGTAACTCTGAAGAAGCCTGTCGCGGAGCTTGTTGCACTCGCGGCGTTTATTGGTTTCTTCTACTGAGTCCAGTCTGGCTTGGTAGCGCTCCATTGTTTTGCGGATATTCTGTATCTCGTTTTCCAGCGTTTGCTGTATCTTGATGCTCTGGGCGCGGTACTCAGGGTATTTATGCACAGCGTCGAGTGCTTCATTGATTCGCTGGTCGCGGGCTTTTTCAGCCTCGTAGCGTTCAATGAGAAAATCTCTGACCTTTTTGTAGATCAGATAAAGAAAAACGCCGGCGAGAACTAACTCGACGACGGTAGAAAGGGTGACTTGCCCAAATAGATTTATAAAATTATTAAGGCCGGTCATTACGCATCACGCTCATGGCGAGCCTCCTTTCTTTGCAAAATTTATTGACGTTAGGTGGATTCTATTGTATAATTTATACAATAAAGAAATGAAGGTGTGAGACCAGTGACAGAGAACGAAACTCCGCTCAAGTTATGCAGAAAATGGAGCAAGAAGGCTCCCGGCTGTTTCGACACATTAGATTTGTTATGCAAAGAGTCTCACGAAGAAATGGGAGTAAGCGATGTGTGCGACCTCCCAATAGGCGCAGCATATGAATATCTGCGAGTAAAGTGTCATTTGGAAAAAGACGGACGTGCTCGTCTCGCCAGTGAACTGACGGGATTATACATTTGGCGAAAGCATAAGGTTATCTACAACTTCGACCATACTCTTGTGCAAGAGTTGGTCGCTCAAGCCGATGCTATAACAGAAGATGACAAAATCCCCACAGAAATTCTGCTGAGACCGCCTTATCCGTGCGTGTATATTCAGACCGATAAGCCGATTCCCGGAAATTCGCTGCCTCTCAAGTTTATGGCTTGGATAGAAGAAGACGCGAATTCACACGTTAGAGAGTTCCGCGTCCAACCTTTTTCAGATGACATGGAACATACCAAAACGTTCATGTTAGAGCTGACGAAGCCCACGGTTTATGAGTGTATTTATGATACCGTAGCCACAACCGCAAAATATCACACTTTCGCCAAATTTCAGTTGAACAACATTCACATTGACGAAAGTGTTCGTGTGGTGCTCCGCGCTATGCAGTTATATCTGTATGTCTGCAGTGACCAAGCGGATATCCGAGAAAATCCTAAACAGAAGGGAATTTATCGGCCTCGCCAGCCGGGTCAGCCGATTAAAGATAAATTCCGCGAGATAGACATGAAGGACGTCGGTGTTGTGATTGGTCACACGCTGCGCCGTGCCGAACAGGAATCCAGCGCTCCGCAATCAAACCCTTCGGTTGATGAATCGAAGCAGGGAAGTCATAAACGCCCGCATACTCGTCGAGGCCACTGGCATCATTACTGGACTGGCCCAAAGAGCGAGCCAGAACAGAGAAAACTGATTCTGAAGTGGACTCACCCGATACTCGTCGGCGGTTACACAGATAATGTCGTTACCATGTTCCCGGTAAAGGAGTAATGTATGAAAAACAGAAGTTCTAACACTGTTGCTGTAATCATGTGGGTGTATGCAATAGTCAACGCGGTTGTTGGTATTATTTTTGCTTGTTCAATGTATGATACCTATGAAGTCTTGAGCATCTTGTTTATAGCAGTAACTGTTGTTTTCAGTTTTGGCATCTATGCTGTTGGTGAAATCATCCAACTTTTGCAGGACATCAAAGATAATACCAATGGTGCGATTCAACCTATCACATTATCGCAAAAGCAGAGCAGCTCGGTAGATGATGATTTGCCTTCGATATAAGCATCACTAGAGGTGAATGATATGTCTGAAAAATATACGGTTATACAACATGAAAAGCGTGTGTTCTGGGCGCATGATTGTCCTGTACTACTGCAGGCTCATGCTTTAACAAAGAACAATGTAGACAACAGTATCCTGGTTCAATGCAAATTCGAAAATCTATCTGAACAGAACATAAAGGCGATGTTTGTTTCCGTCAAGTGTTTTGATGTTCTGAATAGAGAATTAACTGGAGTGGACAAATTTTCTTATCTGGATATTTCGATACAACCATATACGTTGTTTGGAGACAGGACAGCTATACTACTGCCGGATAATGAAACCAGAAATATTCGCATCACTCCTGAGCAAATAGTGTTCTCTGACAACACAGTCTGGGAAAACAAATATAGGCAAGCATATGAGTTAGCGAAATATGATCAACTACCAATTTCTTCTTTAGGAGAATTAGCAAGCCAGTATAGCCGAGATTTAAGTTACATCAGCCCCACACAGCAGCATAACTATTTGCCTTGTCATGAAAATGGATTTGTTATTTGCGGATGTGGAAAAATTGTTATGAATTCGGTTGCGAATTGCCCCTGCTGCAAGGTTCCCTTGAAAGCATTGTTCGACTTGAATAATGTCAAAAATCTGGAAAAACATCTCTCTGAATACAATGCTGAACTAGAAGATAATTATAAAAAAATTGAGATTCAACGCGCCAAAGAGAAAGCCATACTATCTGAAAAGGCCCGACAAGAGGAACTTCAACATCTGCAGAGAAATCCTTTTATAAAACAAAATCCGAGTTCAGATCATACAAAAGTATATAATCTGAAGAAAAAAATCGAGTTAAGTATCTTTGAGAAGGTAGATAGTAAGATTGAAAAAAATAAAAATGCTGTTCTCATCGTTCTCTTCGTTTTGGTCATATTACTCGCAATCGTGTTACCTCTATATTTGGGGTAGTCAAAAAATGTGGCACTCTTGTCATTCAGAAAAATAAGAAAAGCACCCTTTTACAGGGTGCTTTTTCGCGTAAATTATGATTTTGAACACTCAAAAAAGTAAAAATACACCTACTGTCAGTGGGTACATTAGAAGTGCCAAACAAACGGCTCTTTATACCAATGGCAGTGAATATAAGCAAGATTCCGGTGAAAATACAATCAAAGTGGCATTAAACAGTATCTTAGTAATAAGTGCTATCGGTGATTATGCTGTTGATGGAGGTCTTGTCGTGTTAAATTACGGAAGTGGTGGTATGTATTCTTTTGATGTATATAGAGTTACCGGAGACTTCAGAATTGGCTAACTGCCCAAATCATAATTTCATTCCTCCATTTTAATCGGTTAAATCCCCAACAGACGTTTGTCGTCCGCACTCATCAGCTCCAGCACACCGATATCACCGGGGTGGCTTTTCACTTCGTTGTAGTTTTTGATGTAGGTGTTGTTGGGATGCATAGCTAATCTCCTTTTAAGTTATCGGGAAATCTATTGGTGGAATTACGCAAATATACATATTGCTGGAATATGTAGTAACAGAACAATTTAAAGCTCCATTTTTTAATTCAATGGAGTTGATTCCTACACCACGACCATCGTCTATATTTTCCCAAGACGGAGACTGTCCTGGTTCGGAAATATACCATGAGGAGAACTGTCGGGGATACTGTCCATCATAAACTAATCCAAGCAATACCAAACCCTGTTTTAATTCACCGTTGTAGGGCACGGATATACTCCCTGAAAAAGTAGGGTTCTCTGACGCCATCTTACTTCACCGTCACTTTCACCCATTTAGGGTTTTCAGCCTTTTTCGGCTCATCAACTCTGCCAGTAAGAATCATGCCGCCACCTCCGTTAATCGATAGAGGAAATAATTATGTCCTCCCTCGGCATAATAAAATAAGCGGCAACTGGAATTTCTGGCGCATACAACGCTATGTCTCCATCGGCTGTTGGAATAGTGAGTCCTGATGTTGTTTGAATCGAAATTCTGACTGACCCACGGATTGAAACCGGAACTGTCTCCCCTGCGGAAGCCTGTTGCGCTTTGCAATCTATATAACCCGATTTGTTCGTTATCTTGTACTTCTTCTCCGTACCGCTCGACGCCGTTCCAACCATTCCGCTTAGAAACATGCCGCACCATCCTTTGTGCAACATGCTGAGGCAGCAGAGTTACTGCCCCCCCTCCGTACTTTAACATGTTAAATTTGTGCATATTAACCCTCCGTTATCTCAACCGTGAATTGTAAACTGTCGTTGTTTGAACTCTGGCTACTGTCCTTACGGAACTTCACGTCTATAAAGTGGTCGCCCGCCGCAACATTCGTGTACGCATACGTCTGCACGCTCGCCGTAGACGAACCCTTAAAGCTCTTCTGCACGTTTGTGCTCGTGTCCGAGTATCCGGTGTTCTGCTCCTTGTCGATCACGCCGAGCAGACCGTAGTCGTAGTTCGATTCCGCGTAGTTGATACACTTGAACGTCACCGTGCAGGCTTTCGCCGCATGAATGTTGACACGGCAGACAGCCGCCGAATTGTTCACGCCCTTGTTATTGCTCTCGTAGTAGCCGTTCGAGTTCAGCGCAAACTTGTAAGACGCGCCGCTGATATCGGCAACCGACCACGAGCTTGTGTCTACGGGAGTGTCTGAACCCTGTTTGACAGCGTTTGCCTGTAACCATGTGAGCAGATCACCGGTCGGCGGCTCAAGAAAAGTGATAGTACGGTATTTCTGATCAACCCAAGTATTGGGGAAACTAGGGTGCCATTTATTGAATACCAGAACATTATTACTCGAATTTGAATAGTAGGCACCTGTAAACACTTTTGGCATCAAAATACCTCCTTCCGTTTAATCCCAACCTGCTTTGATTTTAGCAAATTCCGTTCCGTTACTTATAAATTTTATCTCTTTACTTGCGTTATGACCGTCTGCAGGAAAGAGATCGATAAAACCCCACCAATCGGGACTTTCATTCAGCACCCACGTTTCCTCAAATTTCGCCTTCTTCCTCGGCAAATTATAAATCATCGCCGCACCTCCAATCCAATCAGCTCCGCAACGTATTCCAGTTCGCCAATCTCTGCATCATGGAACGCCTTGTTCCAAATCCAGAAATCCGCGTATTCCTTGCGCTTGAACTTCGCGCAGAGCTTGTCTGTCCAAACCTTGTCCCAACGCTTCTGGTAATCGCCGTCGCGTTTTGCAAGCCTGCGCTTAATGTCGCCAATCAGCTTGCCGCGCAGTAAACCCTTGCCGTCATCGTCTCGGGCAAAGTGGCAGAGCGCGTTCTCACTGGCTGCAAAGCAAAGCGGCTTGCCCTCGTAGAAAATAATGCCCTCTGATTCCCAGCAGGGAAGGGTAGCTTTCAGGTTCACAGGACCACAGAGGGCAGCGTCCTTGAACCGCTTGTAAATGACATATTGCATTTAGTCATTCCTTTCAGAAATAATATGAACGCCTCAATCCGCGAAAATCATACTGACACAACTTTCAATGAAAGTATTAACTCTCAATAAAAGTATTGACTTTCAATAAAAGTTAAGATACAATGGAAGTATCAAAGGAGTGTTCCACTAACAAGAGAAAGAGGGTTAATCGTTATGAACAAGATTATTCGAGGCAAAAGATACAACACCGAAACAGCACAGTTAATCGGAACCTATGAAGCAAACGAACCAATCGATTCTGACTCTTGGTTCCGCGAGGAACTCTACCAAAAGAGAACCGGTGAGTTCTTCATGTTCGGTCAAGGTGGCGCAGACACTCAATATTGCATTTTTAGCAAAGATGGAAAATGCAAAGCCGGCCAGACATTAGAACCGCTGGATACCGCTGAAGCAGAAGTATGGTGCGAAGAACACCTTACTGGTGACGAATATGAGGCTATCTTCGGTGAGGTTGAGGAAGATGGCAGTCGTAGCACAACCTGTATCACTCTTCCCAATGCATTGTTGAACACCCTCAAGTCAGAAGCTCAGGAAAAAGACGTTACGTTCTCTAAGTATATCGAAAAAATAATCATGAAAGGGATGAATGAAAAGTGAAAGTTCAGCTTTTCCGTGATGGCATAGTTGGCGGAAGCCCTTATGTTCTCCGCTTAAAGGATGGGGTATATGAGCGAGTTTTGAGAGCTCACAATCCCTGTACTGCGAAAGGGCTCCCTCTTATGCAAAAAAGAGCCCGCGCAATAGACAAAACGAAATATATACCTCTTATCACTTCACCGAATATAGGGAGAGTGTGGTACGATATGCCGGACGATGCAGAAATCTATACTGCAGAAGAAATCCGAACGATTGACCACACTCCCACAAATCGCTAAGAGTATTCAAAGGCGAATTGTAGTTTTATTAGACCTTGAACATCGGGGCAACGCCATGAGAAGTATTCACCCCGACAATGCTCGCAATGCCGCCGTCGCCCACACCGCAGAAAGCGCCGGCGAACGCCGCACAAGTGGAACGACACCACCAGACGCCCAAAGAATTAGTATTATCATGTCTTTTCTTTATTTTTGAACTGCCGTTCTTAAAATACGCATACTGCGTTTGCTTCGTAGATTCAGCGGAATTTGCTCTACTTCTACTGCCGTGTACCTCATATTCAGCCAGAAGCGGGAGATAATCAAGTGTCCCTGTGACATAAGACGCGGTATCAGAGCTGCCGCCTGTATTATCCGAATAGATATACATCGGCCGCATCACCTTGCGCAGTTCGGCGGGGAAGCAACTGAGTAGCGTGTTCGCTTTCGGCGACGTCGCGGTTGTATTAGTCGCGTCGCCGTTCTGTGTGTTTGTCGAACCCAGAATTCTGTAGCGCATATCGGAATTCTTCCAACCTCCGGCGTTTGTGCTACTCGTGTTCATTCCAAAATCACTGTCGTCATCGCATCCGCTCACTAAGCACACGTCAACTCCATCGGTCGCCGCAGTCTTAAACGTACCAAACGTAATGCCGTCTTTTGCTCCATCTGCGCTCGACTGATCGTGGTCAAAATCCAGAATGTACACATACAGCGTAGTATTCAAACTCAGTTCACTTGCCGTTCCGGACAGCTTGACCGCTTTGCAGTCACCAACAGACCAGATATTCTTCGCGTTACCCGCGAGCGACTGCCGACTGATGTAACCCCAGCTCGCCTCATCAAGCGTCGGAATCGGCGTCACATCATTCACGTTCTGCACCACAACCCAGACCTCAACATCCGCCGTCGGCACAGTGTCCGCAGTAAACGTCACCGTGTTCGCAGCTTGCGCCGTCATCTGAATGCCTGCTTCGTTATAAGCGCTCATGCTCGTTCCCGCAGGCATCGGCATGATAAGCTGCTTGCTCTCGTCTTCCAGTACGCCGGAGACCGTTGCAGACTGCGTTTTCGCAGTGGAATCCCATCCGGAAGCGGTGAGAGTTACTTTGCAGGCGGAAGGGGTGAGATTGCCGATGGCAGCATTTACAGCCGCAAACTTATCCGCATGCGCGTCTGTTGCGGAATTGTGGGAGCTAACCGCGTCTGAAACCTCGTGTTTAACAGCGAGGCCGGCATTTACAAGTCGGTCTACGATGTCAGACGGAAGGTAGACGTATGCAGCTTTGTCGGTGTTGCTTGCCACCGCAACAAATCTTCCGTTGCCGTAGGTAACGGAGCTCCAAGAACCAGACGAGGGCATCGTAGCTGCAGTCCATGTAATACCGTCCGTGCTGTATGCAGCTGTGTTACTGCCGTTTCCCACCGCAACAAATCTTCCGTTGCCGTAGGTAACGGAGCTCCAAGAACCAGATGATGGCATCGTAACTGCAGTCCATGTAATGCCGTCCGTGCTGTATGCAGCTGTGTTACTGCCGTTTCCCACCGCAACAAATCTTCCGTTGCCGTAGGTAACGGAGTCCAAAGATTCAAACAAAGATATCTTAAATGCAGTCCATGTAATGCCGTCCGTGCTGTATGCAGCTTTGTTGCGGTTGTCTGTCACCGCGACGAATTTACCGTTGCCGTAGGTGCCGAATTTCCAACCACTAGACGAGGGCATCGTAGCTGCAGTCCATGTAATACCGTCCGTGCTGTATGCAGCTGTGTTACTGCCGTATGCAACCGCAACAAATTTTCCGTTGCCGTAGGTGACGAAGCTCCAATGACCAGATGATGGCATCGTAACTGCAGTCCATGTAATGCCGTCCGTGCTGTATGCAGCTGTGGTGTCTCTGCTTGCCACCGCAACAAATCTTCCGTTGCCGTAGGTGGCGGAGATCCAATGACCAGATGATGGCATCGTAACTGCAGTCCATGTAATGCCGTCCGTGCTGTATGCAGCTGTGTTACTGCCGTTTCCCACCGCAACAAATCTTCCGTTGCCGTAGGTAACGGAGCTCCAATTACTAGACGAGGGCATCGTACTCCCTTTGCACTCCAACTCAAGCACAACATTGCTTAAATCCTTCGTCGCAGCGCCAACCTGCTCGGCTGTAACACCGTGCGGATTCTCTTTATTCGAAGTGTGAGCACTCAAGTCATCCGCATTCGGAATCTGTGTGTTCGTGCCATCAGCATTGCCGGTATACAACCGCTTTTCATCGGTTACATACGCAACCTTGCCCTCTTCCAGCGATGGCAAACCGGATTTAGGGCCAGTATAATCGACGGTGCTTTCGCCCGTCGGAAATGCCGAAATAATAGGCATTATTTCATCCTCCTTTATCCTAAGAGTACAACCACAGCAGGAATATCCACCGTGGGCTTCTTGCCGTCGCAGTTCAGAGTAAGCAATCCATCAGCCTGCGCCGCAATCGAAAGCTGAGCCTTGCGGACAGCCGCACGCTGCTCTGCCGTCGCACCGCTTGCAATCGCAATAGAGCCATTGGTATCAGCCTTCAGATTTGCTACTGCAACCTGTTGCGAAAATGGCGCGGCGTCGCCAGTCCAACCATCGGCCGTCAGCGTAATTTCAACCGAACGGCTTTGCTCAGCCTTTCCGGAAAGGGCGGCGTCAATCTTCACCATGTTGGAATTGGACTCGGACGCCATCTGTTCGCGCCAGTCCTTGAATTTAGTCCCTGCATCATCTGTGACGAACAGGTCGTAGTTAGGTGTTTTGCTCATCTCACACCGCCTTTCTTACAAAACCACATAATCTAAGTTGTCGAGCGTCATCGTGTCTATGTCAGCCAGAGATTCATCATCGACCTCGGACAGCAGCCGATATCTTCGGATAAACTCCTCAATCGCACAGCCGAGTACCACAACAGAAGCCAGCTCAGGAGAAGAACCAGTCAACGCTGCATCACACGCAACCGCGATAACGCTATCGAAATCAGCGTGTTCTTTCTTTTCGAGCAGAAAATGGCCGGCGGCCGTATTCTCTATCTGGACAGCATTTTCAAAGCCGCCGAGCGGGAAGTGTTCCTCAAGCTCGCCGAGCTTCGCTGTGATCTCCATACAGGAGCTGCCGCCGGAGAAGTAGTTGTAGCACAGATTGGTAACTGCCGCAGAAACTACGGTTTGAGTCTCTGCGCCTACGGCATAGGTCAGTAAAAACTGAACCGGAAACGCGACCGGAATTACGGAAGTCTCGGTCTGCAGAAAACTATTCTTTGCTATTTCTACAACTGTAGAATCAAGAGCAAAAGAAGAAGCGCCGCCGCCCAGAGAGTAAAGAATCTCCACCTGCAGCGGTGCCGCGTAAGGCTCCATCGCTGTCATGCCGCCATCGGAGAAAAGCTGATAGCATAAACTTTGCAATTCTGCCTGAAAATGCAATGCGTTCTCGGCTTTGTCGAATTTGTGGCTCCAAGTCTGCTGAACTTCTGCGGAGAAGGGAAGTGCGCCGGCTGCTTTTTCAAGCGTCTGCTTAGTCTCCTGCGCGGTGGTCTGAATCTCCAAACCATTCTCCGTGCCGGAGAGTTTTTTACGAACTTCCATATTCAGCTTGTCTACCGCCAGAACAACAACGTCATTAGCCTGTTCGAAGGTCTCGGCGTGCAGCTCGGTCGGCTCGCTGTGAATCGTGAGCGCGTTAGGGAAGGAGCTCAGAATCTTGTGAGAGGTGAGCTCCGCTTTACTGTCAATAACAAGCGCGTTCATGCCGCGTTCCATAACGTGCCGCAGAATCTGGTCAATCTCCGAATGGATAACCACGCCTTCATCTACAGAGAAAAGGCCGGCCAGATAAGTATCGACCACATGGCTGTCTACGATGATTGCGTCATATACCTCGCCGACATATTCACGGAAGGGGATAGAGGATATCGTCAGGTCACATTCGGTGTAACGAGACTTGGCGACCAGATCAATGTCGATCAGCCGGTCACGAAGATAGAGTTTATAATCCTTCATGCTTGTCCCCTTATCTTAAACTTAGGCGGTCGGGTTCTGAACGGACAGCTTGAGGTAATTCTCCTTGATGGTCATGATGGTAGCCGTCTCGACCGTTCTCGGCGTAGTCAGTGCGCCGTACATCAGCAGATTGCCCGCGCCGGCCTCGTTGGAATCATATACAACAAAGTGGGTAACAGTGCCCCAGCCGTTGGTAGACTCGTTGAAATTGATTGCCTGCTGGTTGGTTACCAGACCGTCAACCGGCTCACCCAGACTGTTCAGCTCAACACGAGCGTAGCCTGCTGCAGTCTCCGGCTCCGTTACATTGCCGCCGGTCTCATTGGGCTCGGTCTTGCTCAGGCCGATGTAATACTTCGTCGGAATAGCCGGCGTCTCCTTGGAACGGAATACATTGCCCGCCACAAGGTTCAGAAAATACTTAGTATTCATGCCTTTTCTCCTTTACTTGATAATGGGTTTGTCAATATTACGCGTCACATACATGATGCCCTGATAGGGAATGTCCACATCCCCTTCGGAACCTTTGATAGTGACCTGATAAATAAATTTCCCCGCCAGATTGACCGTGTCAGATGGTTCGAGTTCGACGCGAAGAATGTTGTCTGTCGCGTCGGTTTTGCTCTCGATGATGTCCATCGTTTTGGTAATCAGCGGGGAAGATTTATTCAGATACTCAGCTACAGAAAAGTAGCCGGTGCAGCCTCTCATGCTGAGCGGGCGGCCGTTGTCCTCAAAGTAGGTATGGAACGCCAGCTGCTGTGTTGCACCGCCAACAAATGTGACGGTCGGCAGCTGATAGGGCGATTGGTCGCAAAGCGACATAATTTCACCGCCTTTCTTAGTCCGCAGAGTTGTCCTCTTCTGCGAGTTTTGAGAGTTGCTGTGCGAGGTTTCGGCAGCGCGTCAGCACTTCTGCCATGCGGATAGCATCATCGCCACGGACTGAGATTTCCGCCAGACGATTGTGAATCTGCGCTACTTCCGCGAGAATTTCTTTTGTCATGTGTGCTCCTTTAGATTTGATCTATCCACTCATTCATACATCTGGCGAGCGTGGTAAAGTACCAAGCATACACAGTGTCGCCTGAGGCAACCTCGTTAATACCGGTAGAGTAACTGCGGCCGATATTATAGCGAAGTGAATTGAACCGGGTTGCGGTCAGCACCTTGTCAGAAGATGACATTTTGGTATCCGCGTATGATGCGTATTTGGTGCTCCAAGTAAGACCAGCCGCATTTTCAATTTCGATAACTTTGCTGCACATATCGTTCCACACAAGATATGAAAAATCCGAAGTGGAGCCATTATTGGTTAAAGCAGTATAAGCAGCTTTAGTTTGAGAAGCTGATGCAGTACCGTTGGATGAAGACCAGCTCCATGCAGAAACGAGTATCTTGTCTGTAGTAACTCTGTCACTCCAAGAATTACTCCACCCAGTCACAAGATCTTCAGCTTCAATCGAAACAGAATACCTTGTTCCGGGTTTCAAACCGGTTTTTGTCATCCATTTCGTTGTACCTGAAGACGGTACTCCGGCGAAAGTAAATGATGATACTTGGCTCCCAGCCACATAAAAAGTGACTCTCACCTTGTTGTTTGGGTAGTCGGTGTTGATACCAACCAATCGGGCAGAAATCGAGTCTGTGGTGCATTTGGTGTCAATATCGCCTCCAAAATCAACTTCTTCGGGGTCAGTTTTGAATTTAACTGCGGTAGCCCATTTCCCATTGATTCTGACGTTGGCCAGATAATTGGTTCCCGGCTCCAGTCCACCAATATCGGCTTCTGCGGATGTGCTGGACGCACTATCGTAGGCATATCCGGATACGTCACTGGAATCGCTTTGAAGACGAACGAAGAAATATAATTCGTCTCCGCTTTTAACTCCGGTTACGCGGACAGTAACACTGGTCGAGGTAATATTTCGAGCAGATACAGTTGCCAACGTATATCACCTCTTATCCAAATGTAGCCGTTGTGCTTAAAAGATCGATAACCTTCGACCCAGTGTCGATTCGAGCACTGCCTTTTGTCACATAGAGCGATACATCGCCACCCTGTAGACGAACGCCCGAGTCGGTTACAATAACGTATGGCGCTTGCATAATGCCGTTAGTGCAGGTTGCGCTAAGACCAACGCCCGGGGTTTCTCGTCCGTTGACATCTTCACCTGTCATCGCACCCATATATCCGGTAACCGTGCTTGAAGACGACTTCGTTTGAAAGTAGCCATTTACCGTAATATTATTGCCCTCGATGTTTGGAGATTTAATCGTGTTGCCGCTGATGAATGTTCCGGTAACACCGGAAATCTTTTTACCGTTGGCTAACGATGCAATAGCATCATTCGCATCATCAGCATCACTTTGAGCGGAATCGGCCGCCCTCTTAGCAGAGCTGGCTTTGCTCGATGCGGAATCTGCGGTATTTTGTGCGTTCTCGATTTTCTGGTCAATCTCATCGGTTCCGGTAACTGCGCCCCAGCTGATGTTGCCGCTCTTAATAGTTACGTTGCCAGAACTATCTACTTGAAACGCTCCGTTGCCGATATTCAAGCTAACGCCTTCCAATGCTCCTCCAGTCTTTTCATCAGACTTAATCGTGCCGGAAATCATACCGCCGTCAATCTTACCAGCCTTCAGCGTCCCCGAAAAAGTGCCCGAAGCACCCTTCAGCTCGCCGGAGAATTCACCGCTCGTCGCAGTAATCTTGCCGGTAAACTCGCCGTCCTTGGCATAAACAGTGCCGTTGAAAATGCCGTCCTCGGCATAGATATTGCCACGGAAATAAGCCTTACCGTCATTGGCGTCGATGTAGAAGTTCGTACCCTTCGGAATCTTCAAGCCCTTCAGTGTGATATCGTCATCGAACACAATCTTGCCGTCCTCGTCGATAAACGAAGGGGTGACTGTCGTGCCGTTCGTTGTATACAGGTCTCCCTTGCCGGATGCAATGCCGTAGCGTGGGTCGATTAAAATCTTGCCGCCGCCGTCCTTCGCCAAAACAAAGGTAGAGTTATACAGCCAAGCGCCGGTAGCGTCAACCTTGAACTGCATCACACCGTCATCATTCGGAGCCTCGATTACCAGACCGTTACCGATAAGCAGCTTGCCGCCGATGATGTCGGCATTTACGCCCCAGTGATCGCCCAGTTCATCAGTTGCAAAGTGCCCGATGGCAACCTTCGCGCTCTGGAATCCGTCATCCGACATAGCAATCATGCCGTTAATAATGCGAATCTGGTACGGAGAGTCAGGCTCGCCGATATGCAGACCAGCACCGTCAATGCGGACACTCTGGTTCTTTGCGCCGATAATAGAATTGACCGCCGCGTCCAGAGAACTGTTCATGAACTCGGAAACCTTAGAAGCCTGATTCGCCGTCTGATTGTAGGTATACTTCGCCGCGTCAAAACTGCGGCTTGAAGAATAGCTGTTCTCAATCATCTCTTTCAGGTTCGCCACGTTGTCGTGACGCTTGAACCTGTTGGAGAAGGTGAGCGACAGCTTTTCCTGATCCTCAAAGTCGAGGTCGAATCCAATCAGAACAGGGGTGATAACCTCATCATTGTGCAGACGCAGGTAAACGCCTTTGCCGAGCTCCAGTCCTTTTCGGAACGGCTCGAACTCCTGCGCCCAGATGAAGTTGCCGGTTTCAACGTTGAACTCATAGGTCGGCGAAGCAACGTCGGCGAGCGTCTTGACCGCATGGTCGTAAAGCTCCATCTCGACGGAATACTTCTGATAGTCCGACACGTTGGTTGTCATATAAAGGTCGGCCGCCGTGATATCAAACGACAGTGAAGTGCCCTCATAGGTAATGACCTCTTTGTCGTTTACCTCGTGAATATCATTCTTGAGGTTGGACAGTGTGCCGGTCAGCGTAATCAGACCGCTCGGTGCAGTTTTTTCGCCGATTTTCATTTCGCCGCAGTACAGACTGAACACAAACTCGTCGCCGGCCTTGTGTTCCAGAGTACCACGGATAATTGAAACGGACATTTTGTTCGCCGCTGTTACCACGGCAGTGCCGCCAGCGATGGTGTACATCTTCTTCTTGATCTCGCCGAAGTCAACCTGCGCGATGGTAGAATTAGAAATAACAATCGCACCATTTGTAACCTTTGAACTCTCTCCGGTCACAGCGGTGTCAACATCGGAAGCAACAAAGGTATCATCCGAAAGCGGCTGCTCGATAAAGTAGTGCCGCAACAAAGCATATTCGTCTGCGGTAAAGAAAGCCGTCAGCTTCAGCTCGTCATTCACGGCTTTGATTTGCGCCGGATAGGAGTCGGGGTTGGAAGCGTCGAGCGTGGTCTTGATATCTGCTACCACAGCTTCTTGGTCGGCGACCTCTTTCTTTTTCTTCTCCATATTGGCGTTGATCTCGTCGAGCTTTTTCTGCTGCGAAGCCTTACCGTCCTCGGTCGTTTCCAGAGCCAGAGCCTGAATGGTTACAGACTGCTGATTCGTCAGGTCGTCCAATTCGGCTTTTCGGTCAACCAGTTTAGCTTGTTCGGAGAGTAGCCGCGCTGTAGCAGAAGCCCGCAGTCCGACCAATCCTTTGTAGTATTCCTGTCGGTTCAGCACACTTTTCTGCCACTCTGTCCATTTTTCTGCCAGAGCAGAGGGAATATCGCCATTCTCGATAAAGTACGAGATGTCATAAATCCAGTTCGTACCGGTCGGGTTTACTTGTCGTATGTCAAGGTCGTCCGCGCCGCTTGGTGTCATAGCAGTTACTAACTCATCAGTCAGTTCTGTGATATCAAGGTCGGTCACGAGGTTGTCGAATCCGAGGTAAATCGGCAGGGCAGGCACATCATCGTCCGCATCATAAGCGTTGATCGTCTTATTGTATACGTCGAATACAACCACACAGCGGAACGTGTCCATCGCGTCATCATACAGAAAACTCAGCACGTAGTCGTCATACTGGTCGAACGTGCGGTAACGTCCAATCAAAGACGGCGCAACATATCCTGCCTTCCAGCCCGGGGATACTTCCAGAATTCGCCCCAGAATAGTATCATCCGGCGTTGCGGGATTCCAGAAGTTAAACGTGCCCTCCTCGAGGAAGAACTGCTTGTTTTCCAGTTTCTTCTCCAGAGAGTATCCGGTCACCGACTTAATCTCTTCGATGCCGTCACCGGAGATTTCCGGCTTCATCAGCAGAAAGATGCCATAGTGCTCGGTGCGAATCACTTTGTAGCCAACCACTTTATCATAGAGCGGCGTCGGCACGCCGTCAGAATAGGCGGGAAGGTCAAAAGAGATTTCGCTTGTCTCGGAAAAGTTAACTGTGATTTTCAGATTCGCCACGTTGGGAAGCGTGCCAATCGTGCGCTCGTCAGCCGTTTGGAGCAGCAGGGTAGGCGGCTCCGGCCGACCAAATTTGTCAAAGGCGATTTGCGTATAATCGAGATACATACACAGACCTCCTTTATGCGCCCACGTTGTACAGCATTCTGCCGCTGATTGTGAGTTTGCCGCTACCAGTGATTTTCAGGTGATTATCACCGCGAACCAGCCGGAAAAAATTCATATTGAACTTGTCATACAGGTTTGTATCGTGGGATTCGGTAATGATGCCGGCGTTGTTATCCACTGTAATGATAGAGCCAGCCGCGGGTACGCCCGTCAGCTTAAACTCTCGCCCATTGTCATCAGCGTTTACGATAGAGAAGTCAGCTGCCGTCGGTTCAATGGTCAGCACGGGTTTGATATACTCCCGAACCGAGCTGTTGTTCCGAAAGACGATTTCAGTTTCGCCGGCCACTTCGTATGTCTCCGTGAAAGGGAAGCCGTAAGCGTAAGGGCAGTCGCAGGTGACCGTAGCCTCAAATGCGAATGGCAGCCAGCCAACAGAGATTGGCTCGAGGTTTGTAATCAGGCAGCGATACTGATAGTCTTCCATGTCGGGCTGACAGATGGAGAGCCACTGGTATTCCTGATAGCCGGTCAGCCAGAGTTGAACCTCTTGAAAATCGTAACGGTCAAGCGGCGTTTCCGAACCAAAGACAAGGTTGAACTCCAGAGGTTTCTCGTGGTAGTTTACGCCCTGATGAATTGGTTGAACGCGGCCGGTCGTTCTCGTTTCGATGATACTGGCTTCGTTACCGAACGCCGTGTCTTCGTTGCTTTTGCTGTCCAGATCACAAATAAAAAGGTCATATGCCAGAGACGACTCTCCGGCGAACGTGAATTCGTAGGTGTTAAACAGGTTAAGCACCTCCTATAGAAAGGCGCGGCATGTTTCCATACCGCGCCGGCCATTATTTTTTGATTTTGAGAACTTCGATAATGTCGTTGACCATGCGGCGGGATACAGCTTCATGCTGCTTAACCGTGTCGCCGTCCGCACCCTTGATGATGGTGTCTCCGAAGGTAACGTTCGTGACGTTTTCACGCGGGATCGTGACAACTTCACGGTTCACGCCGGAAACAGGCATCTGAGCGGCCTTGGACAGGTCGGGCAGGGCAGAAGCGGACAAACCGCTGGTAATGGCGGACATTACCTTGAGAATGGAGTCGAGCGACTGCTGTTTGGGCTTGTCGAGCACGATTTCGCCCTTCTGCAGAATCGCCACCATCTCGTCTTGACGCAGAGTAGAGGCATCACCGACAACGCCGCCGGTGTGATATATACCGATGTACTTATCGTAGATGTTGTTGCCATACTTGTCATACCAAACACCAGTGTGGCCATCATAGTGAACACCGAGATCGTACTGGCTGTTGAGTTGACCAGCATAGTCGGCATTCTTTTGATTGAGCGTTTTCTTCTGCTCCGCCGTCATGTTGGCAGACCAAGTATCACTGTTCTTCTTCATCTTCGCCACGATTCGAGCGATCCCAGCCGCATCTGCGTCTCCAGTACCGTATTTATTCGAATCGCCAATGATATTGGAGTTGGAACCGTTGGAAGAAGAATTAGAACCGTTTTCACCAAGGCGATCATAGACTTCGAGGTAAGTAGCATTGTACTTCTCCATAGCCTTTTGGGCGTCTTGCCATGCTTGTGTCACCTTGGCGTTGATGTCCGACCCCGCACGTGTGTTATATTCAATTAAATCATCGTAAAGTGTTGCCCAACCATCCTGTATTCTCTTTCGAGCCATTTGGTAGAGTTTTTCCTCCGATGAGATCGAATCCTGCAGTTTCTTGATCTCGGCGTCCTTTTCCTTCTCGTAAGCCTCCTGCAGCTTGTCAAGATTATCAGTTTGACGGTCGTAGGCCTCATTTGCTTGGGTCTCGCCAAGTTCTTTTTGGAGGTCAGCCAGCTGTTCCTCAAGATCTTTACGCTTTGCGATTGACTCGCGGCTGTCATCCAGAGACAGAGCGTTGATCTTCTCTTGGAGCTTTGCCATTTCCTTGACCTTGTCGGCTACCTCGTCCTGATAGTCGGCTTCGTCCTTGGAGAGTTGCAGGCTTTCCTTCTTCTTGTCGATAATCTCGCTATACTTATCCTTCAGCTCTTCCAGGGCGTCAACCTGCTGGTCGATTTCGTCTCGAATCATATCCTCGACGTACTTGAACAGAGCGTCAACGCTATCCTTAGTGTCGTCGAAGTCGATTCCGACGCCGGCTTTTACGTTAGCCAGAACGCTGCGGTACGCATCTACATTCTTAACAGCCTGCGCATAGCCTTCCTCGGTGAGGTCAAGCATAGCGAGCTGTGCGTAAACGGAACCCCACTGAACCTCGGTCAGGTCGGCCGTTGCGTTCAGCAGATTATTCAGAGAAACAACGTCGTTCTCCTGCAGAGCCATACGCAGACGCTCCACATAAGCGGAGGCGCTTTCCAAAGCCATCTGATCAGTCTTAGCTTTGATAACACGGTTGATCATTTCCTCATTGATGGTCAGAAGCCCGTTCTCGTCTTTGAGGTATCCCATGTATTCGACGCCAAGTTTGGAGATTTCTTGGAAGGTATCGACGGAGATAAAACCACCATTTGTCGAGTATTCCTCGGCGGCCTTCTTGAACGTGTCGAGAACGTCCTGAATCGTATCAACAGAGTCGCTTGCCGCATCAACGATATCAGAGAGATAGTCGATGACTTTCTGCTTAACATCCTTAACAGCGTCTTCGTACTCCCACCATTGGTCGGAGAGATCGGCCACTTCGTCACTGAGGTCGGAATATCCCATGCTGCGGTAATACTGCGCTTCCTTGTGCAGGTTCTTCTGAGCCTCGCGATAATGGTCAATGATGCCGTTAAGCGTAGACTCAATTGCATCGCCATCGATAGACGAGAAGATAGTGTCAACTGTTTTGGTTTCGAAACTGTCTGCAACGCCGCTGAAGATGCCGGCTAGAGGGTTGCCTTTCTTGGCAACACCGTTCAGGATATTCTGTGACAGCTTCGCCGAGTTGAAAATCTTACGCTGAGCACGAGTGAAAGAGCGTTCGAGCTTGTCAGTGTCGAGCAGGCGGTCAAGGCTTCGCTCGGCCAGTTTGATAGCATTTTCATGTTCCGACGTGATCTTGTCGTACATGTCCTTCATCGTATCGATGATGCTGTCATGTGCCTCCCAGTATTTCTTCTGCATAGACATAATGTATTCAGAAGAATCTTTCTGCCCTTGAGCACGGTAACGCTCGGCGGCTTTATGGGTTTCATCCTGAATCTGCTTATAATATGCGACAATCTTCATCGGGTCGCCACGCTGCTTTTCGACAAGGTATATCTTGTGCTCAATCTGGTCGATGATGTCCTCGACTTCTTCTTTAATCTTGTCGAGGGCTTCCTTTGCGGAATCTGAAAGCTGAGAGGTGTCAGCAGAGACTTTGACGGTGGCGTTACTGGATTTGCCAGATGAACTGGAAGGCACCCAGTTCCGGTAATGACCATTGGTGGCAAAGCTAAGATTGCTCAATGCGCCGTTAGCGTTCGCGCCGCCCCACACACCGCCAGATGCTTGATGAGGAATACCACCGCGCATCAGTTGGGCAGTTAAATTAGCAGGTACAATCGCGTCGCCGGGTTTTGTATTGATAACTTCCATGCCATTGAAGCCAACAATTTTGCTATGTTTCCCATCGCGCGAAATCCACTGTTCGGGGCCAAGCTCGCCGACAAGAGTCTTGCCACCAAGGGATTGGCCTCCCGATGCCATTCCGTGCATCTTTCCGGTTTGGCCCACATAACGTCCATGCAATGCCTTACCGTACTTTCCGTAATCATTGAAGCCTGAAGTAACTTGTTGAGTATTGACATGAATAGTTACACTCTTATCGTGAATACCACTCATTAACCCAACTGTGTCTAGAATCTTACTGTTGGCTTCCGAAGTATTTACATTGACATGGCGTTCTTTTTCGATAGGTTTAAGTGCTTCATCTATCGCATTGACTTTCCCGGCAGCTTCCACAGTATTCCCTTCAATAGTAAGCTGTACTGGGTTTCCCGCCTCATCTTGGATTTGCGACATCGTACTCAACACAATTTGCGCCTGTTCTTGCGTAACACCAAGACTGCTTGCGAAAGCATCCAAGTTGCTCACATTGATAGACCAACCACCATCATCAAGACGTTCAACACTAGCAGCAGCTTCGCCCGAAGCGGTTTTCACGCTTTCAAGAGATGCTTTCAGGCCATCAAAAGTCGGAGTCTCTCCGCCAATGCTTGCCTTGAATTTATTCATGGCACTTACAAGCGTGTCGAGCTCATCTACAGATATTTCTTTAACATCAATATCCGTTCCTTCAGTAAGAGACTCGAGTGCGATTTTCGCACTTTCACTCATGTGCTCCCATGCTTTTGTGGACGACCGATCAGCCGCAGAAACAGATTGTTTGATACGATAGGTGTCATCGTTCAGCGTCTGGATACTTGATGTAACCGAACTAACTGTTTTCGGAACATAATCCGAATATGTGGAGATTAAATCAAGTGATTGTTGCAGAGAAGCTGCCGAAATTCCAAAAGCGTCGGCCAGAGCGACAACATCATGTTGTGCGACTTGGATAGAACCAGTATCCCAATCCACATCCATGAGTCCATCGACAATCTTTTTCTTGTCAGCACTGAGCTCGTTATACTTCTTATGAAGTGTATTAAACGTTCCGGTTAGGTCTTGACCGACATTATCCTCGTCTGTACCTGTTAAGAAGAGGCCCTCATTGTCCTTAACCCACTGCTTCGCTTCTTGCAGGCTAACAACCTTGCCGATGAGAAGCTCCATTTGATTGCGAGCTTCCTCTGTGTTAATTTGCCCTTTATTTACTGATTCTGCAAAATCATCGTAGATTGAAACCATACTCTCGTGATCTTGTACATGGTCGGTAATCCCTTCCATAGAGGTTTCATAATTTGCAAGAGCATCAGAAACCGTATTAAGAGAGTCAGTTTGTTTGCTCAGGGAATTTGAAATCGCATCCAGAGCTTCAGGCAAAGCGCCAACTTGAGCAAGAGCGGCCAACCGAGCGGCAAATTCCGAAGCATGATCGCCAGTATCAACCAGAGCGGAATTGAGAGCGGAAAGTTGATTCTTTGACAATTTTTCGAGATTGAAGTCCTTGAGAAGCTCGTCTACGGAAGAACCTTCAATATCTGAGCCGCTTAGAGCCTCTTCGAAATTACTCCGGATGGTCTCTCGCATTTGATACATGTCTGACTGGAATTGTTTTAATCCGAAAGCCTCAGACAAATCAATTGCGTTCATTTCTTCAGGAGTTAATCGTTTCGATAATTCTGCGCGAACAGCCTCCATCACTGTTGACATTTTTGCAACATATTTATCGTAAGGCATCGAGTCCTGTTCTTCTTGAATCTTATAATAATCAGAAATAGCCTTTTTCCCTGCTTCGGTGTTTTTAACAACTTGAAGCATCGCATTCGCATATCTTAACGGCGCGTCGGGATTATTTGCGTCATAAAGCGCGTCAGAACTAATGCTGTCAGCGTATTGTGATAAAAATGTTTTCTGCTGGTCATCTAATTCGTAATAGAGTTTATTCGCCTCAAGAGACGCTTGCATCATCTGCTTGACCTCGGAGCTACTTGCATCTACACTCTCAGAAGCAGAATGCCAAGCATTAGCTAAACTTTCGCCATCTGCCGATAAATCGCCTGTCATTCCACGCATTTGATTCAATTGACCGAGAATATTATCAAAATTCTTTCCAAGAGCTTCGGAATTATCGCGAATATAATCAAGCCAAGTAACACTTTTAGAGCCGTTGGTTTCTTTGTTGATTTTATCAGCGTACTCATCGTAAGTCATACCAATAGTGTCGGAAATTAACTTATTGAAATTCTTAATATCTCGGCCGCCGTTTTTAGACAAAGCAGTTTGAACCCGAGATAAATAATTAAAGATGTCATTATCGACACTTTTTACGCCTTCCTGTGCTGTTTTATATTGTTCTTGGAAGTCTTTATAGGCAGCTTCATAATTCTTCTTATGACCGTCATTCTCTGATGATCCACCATATACGGCATCTCGCGCTTCCTGTCTCTGCTGCTTCTCGAGTAATGCGATTGTTTCCTCGATAGCAGAATTTTTATCCAAGATAGCTTGTTGCTCATCGTTATAACCCTCCACTAATGATGGATTGATCCCAACAAGTTGGGAAACAATATCTTGGTATTCTTGATATTCATCGGCAGCCAGAGAAATATTTTTGCCGTTGTCTGTTACGCCCTTGGACAATTCTGCGAATCGATCTTTGAGATTTTCGACTGACGTAATATTGCCCTCGATAGATGATTTGGCGCTGTCGTAGTTGCTCAATGCATTTTGGGTTATTTCGGCTGCTTCTTGTGCGGACATCACTGTTTTATCAATAGCACTCATAAGACCGGTTAGTATAGTCTGAACAGCCATAAATGCTACCATCGACACGGCCATACTTGCAATAGCAGACCCGATCCCCTTAAAAGTCGATGCAATCTTGGCTCCGAGTGTTCCTACCTTTTCTTGCTTTGCAGTGAAGTTATCGATTTGTCCGTTAACAACATCACACTCATTCCCGACGGTGTCAAGGGATTTAGCAAACTCACGACTTTGAATACTTGCGCCAGAAAGAGCTTTTTCAAAATCAGCACCTCTAAGTTTTTGCTTCATCTGAGCGTAGTTTTTCAGAATTTCATTTTGTTCCTGCCAATAGTCGTGGTTTTTGGTGTTATAATTTTTCAGCCAACTGAATAAACCACTTCCGCCAAAGATGTTTTCTCCATATTCTCCCTTTCCTCCGATAATGCTTTTCCCGTTCATTGACAGAAGCAGGGAACCTACAGGAGCGATAAGCCCCGGAAGAACGCCAAGTTTATCAATCAGAGTGTTGAAGAACCCGAGAATGCCAGAACCGGCGCCGATAGTTCCTTTCACAAGACCAGAATCAAGAATAGAAGTGCTCAAAGACTGGAATGTGGCTTGGAACTGTTGCATTTTACCCTCGATAGAATCAAGATGTTTTGCGTTCTCGGCATCGGCTGAGCCAGTTGCGTTTTTAGTCGACTCGATGACGTCCTCAACGGTCGACCAGTTCTGGATGAGCGCTGAAGTTGTATTCGCCATTCTCTTCGTTTTGTTTACAAGGGTTGCAAAGCCTTATGTTGTATCTACAACCTCATGCTTTCGCATGAGACCCGACTATTTCTTCACCCTTAAAACTAAGGGGCATACCTTTTCCATTTAAGGGATTTTCACCCACGCCTTTGCTTGCGCCGTACTCCTGTTGCTCATAAAGAGCCGAGGGATAGTCTGTGAACCTTCTCCGTGTCATGAGACCGATAGGAGCTTGGCTGCATGATCACCCATTGTTACTGCACTTAGGCTTTTGACCGTATGCAATCCGCACGTTGTTTCTGCTTTCGCACCGTCATAAACTGCTTTCGCGCTCATTGTGGTGTGCGGCTTTAGGGGGTACCTGCAATTAAATATGTTGTTATTGCACATTGCTGTACAACCGGGCAAGTGAATACCCGAAATCTTTTCGAGCAAAGCTCAGTATATTCCACGGGGGCACAACTCCCGTGAGCTGTCTAAAACAGCATCTCTGCGTTTCCACAGAAGTTTAGATCATTTCTTAATCGTGCCTTTCGGCGACGACCACACCGTTTCCATTTAAGGGGTTCTCACCCACGCCTTTGTTTGCGCCGTACTTCTGTTGCTGCTTACGCAGCCCTACATGGGAATGATCGTTTGACACACCTCTATTCGAGGCTTCGCGACCAAGCTACCATTGTCACTGCACTTAGGCTTTTGACCGTATGCAATCCTTACCGTTGTTTTACTTTCGTTCCCGTCATGCCAGCTTATTTCATCCGCATTGTGGTGGTAAGGCTTTAGGTTTTACTGGTTTTAGATGTGTTATTTACGCACATTTCTGTACGCACAGGCAATATTGGTCTGCCTGATCTACGTCACTAAGTTGATCATAAACGCCGGCAATTTCGCGCATAATCTGCGTTGTACTCTTAAATTGAGTGCCTGCCTCGTCGGCCATGATGTCAACTTTGTCGTGGGTTAAAGTTTTGATGGTTTCGCGAAGCTCGCTCACAGAGTTTGCCATACCATCCGTTTCGATTCCGGCCTCTTCAGCATCAGCTTTAGCGGCACGGAGGTACATACTAAGAGTTTTAGCCCATGTCAATCTGTTACTTTCGGCGGGTCGCCTACTGACCACTTTTGTGGCGGCAAGGCCGTTAAACCTTGCTCTCGCGTTTCGTTGTTAGATTATAGCGCGAGTTCGGACTGTATCTTCACCCCAGAGCGGGGGAATGGCGAAGCCCCGCTTGTTACCAAGCGGGGCTTTACAGTCTCTACGGATATTAAAATTTAAGTTATTGGAATGCTGACCGGTTCATCGAAAGAATATAGATCATGATCATTATCCATATAATATACTAAATTTGCACTAGTTATATTATCTCGATCATCCCAATGTTCATTGTTACTATCTATGCTCAAAAATCCATCAAATGTTTGATCTGGGGCTAATAAGCCCGTATGCGTAAAACCTTCGGAGTAAACAATATTCCCGTTTGAATCCAATAAATCTGCACCAATAAGCGGAGATTTCAAAGCAGATCCAGAAATATTTTTTATTTTGAAGTAAAAATACATTACAGATTCGCTCTCGTAATTTTCGCATTTTTTAGTTTGAAATGTAACTTCCAAAGGTATATCCACAGGACTAGTTTCAGGCTTAGCATCAGATTCATCTATTACCGTATATGTTGTAGCTGGAGATTCATCTTGAGCAGGCTCAGCTTTCTCAACGGATTCCTTCCCGCAACCGCAAAAGCTAAGCGTAGTTATAATAGCCAACAATATAAGGTGGCGTTTTCTTTTCATATTTCTCACCCTTTCAACTTTAATTATACATTAAAAGAAGAAAAAGTAAATCTTAAATTTTAATCTTTCCTCGGTCTGAACCGTCTCCGGCCTTTAACCGATATAGCCATTTGCTTGCTCGCATATTACTATGCGGCTGGGCGCATGGATTCACCCACTGTATCAGGATCTTGTCGTTTCTGTTACTTGTTAGCGCTGATATACCACTAATCTGACCGCAAAGCGGCGGCAAGGTCTTTCGGCCTTACTCTCACGTTTCCTTTCATTATTGCGTGAGTCCGGACTGTATATTACACCCTTCCCAGAGGAGTGGGGTGGATTGGTTCAGCTCTGGTGTTACCATCAGAACCCCGCAGTCTCTACGGATATTGCTACCCACGGTCTCTGCTGTCGCCAGCCTTTGACCGTTTTACCAATCTGCTTGCGAACGTATTACTACGCCGCGTGGCAAAGATCTACCACTTCGTTTGCTGCTGTTACGAGGCCCAAACTCTCATCGAGAGAGTTGCCGCCTGCGTACAGAGCTGCTGCTGATCTTTTAAGAGCTTCGCCAAGCCCTTCTGCGTACCTTTAGCGCGGGTCGTTACTCCGCACCGACATAAAGTCCTCCGTCTTTCAACGGAGCCGAGATCATATCTTCACCCCATAGGGTGCCTACCACTTTCAGAGCACTCGCCCCTACTTTGATCGTTGAACCTTCCTCTGTTCGAGGCTTGGCTGCTGATTATCCATTGTCACGGCGTTTAGGGTTTAACCTTGCGCCATCTCTCATTTTTTTTCTGCTTTCGCCGCATTCACGTTTGCGCCTGTTCGGCACTGCGTTGTAGCATGAGAGCTTTAGGACGTCCCAGCAATTCAATAGGTGATTTTGCGAACACATTTCTGTGAACGAAGTCCAATGATTAAACTTATCGCGTAGTTGTTTCCGCTGTTTGTTACTTTTTTCCTTAAAAACGAAAAGAACAGGTCATTTCTGCCTGTTTCTGCAATTTCATTATTCGATTATATTTGCAGACCCGACTATATCTTCACCTCCAAAAAAGGAGGGGATGGCATGACTCTGCACGTTACCGTGCAAAATCGGTTAGTCTGTACGGATTCTTGTGGTCAAACACAAGTCTTTCCTCGGTATTGCCCATCTCTGGGTGTTCACCGATATAGCCATCTTTTACGCTGCACATCGCTGTGCAGGGAGGCCGGTCAAAACCTCATTGAAACGGTCTACGACGCTTCCAACATCATCAGCAGCAAGATGGAAGCCCTGCAGAGTAGAAACAAGCGACTGTGCCGCGTCCTCAATGTTCGTGTATTCCGACACGTTCATATATTTGGTCGCCCAGTCGCCAAGATTGGAGGCATCCTCCAAATTAAATCCGAGTCGGCTAAACTCAGATGTTGCTCCAATTACATCCGTAATCGAAGCGCCGAGGCTCTTCGCGCGTTCACCAGCGCTGTCAAGATAATTAGCGTAATCCTGACTTGAACCTTCCGAAACCTTTTTCAGGTCGGTCATCGCCGTGTCAACGTCGATAACATTCTGGAGCGTCTGCTGTAAGCCATTCTGCAATAAGTGCAGTCCTGCCATCGCAATAGCCGTGTTAAAGTGATCCTTGAACAGGCGAGTCAGCTTCTGCCCGACAGTTTCAGACGTAAACCCGAGTTCTTCCATACTGGAGCGAACAGATGCGAGGTCTCTTTGAAGTCCCTCAACGCTATCACCTTCGCCCGGGTTTCTCGCACGGCTCATAATGTTCCGCAGTTCGCCTTGAAAATAAGAACCCGCCGCTTTTGGGTTATTTTTAAGTGTTTCGCTGGCCTGCCGATAAATGTTCGCCAAATGTTCCTGCGATCTCTGAGAACGAACGGTCGCAGTTTGCTTAGCATTAAACAAATCTGCCTGTGCGCTCGCATCAGCCCACGCGGAACGGAGTCCATTCAGGCCCTGCTCCAGCTCATAAGTACCGGCCGCCGCATTCTGGAAAACAGATTTTGCATTCTCGAATGCCGTCCAATCATAATTCTGCAGCGTCCCTTTATCTTTTAGAGCCTGAAGCTGCGTTATATATTTCTGGCCGGATGCCAAAACATTATCAGTAACCGACTGAGAGTTCTGTCTGGACACTGTAGTCCACATCTTCTTGATGTTTTTCTCAAGCGCGTACTTCTCTGGCGTAAAATCCGCCATGCTCTTGTACTGTTTGAGCATCTTATCAAGGCTGGCTACATTCTCCTCACCAAAAAGGTTACCCTTCTTGAGCTTTCCAAACTTAGAGCTAATCTGCTGAACATCCAACATAGATCGCTCGGCCTTTTCTGCAGCCTTCAAATTGTTGCGAGAGAACGCAATATTGGTCGCCTGCTGTGCCTCTTTCAGAGCGTTAACGCTTTCTACAGTTCCCTTGGTCGTTGACTCAAACTTCTTCATCGCGGTTTCAGCCGCCGAGATAGCCTTTGAATCGATAGGACTCGGCATGTTCTTCAGATACGACATCGTCTGTCTCAAGCCGGTCGCCTGACGCTCCATTGTACGCAACTGCCGTTCCGCAGCCTTCTCTGCGTCTGTTTTGCCCGATGTGGAGCTTTTAGACGAGCTGCTCTTTGTGGTAGAGGAGCGGGTCGAAGCCGCAGAAGACTTAGCTTTGCCGGAGCTGTTTGTTCCAGTTCCGGCCGCCGAGATAGCCTTTTTAATCTGAGCAGTGATATTGGCAGTATCAACGTTTACTTTCAGCTTGGTTGAGGAAGCGTTTTTGATTGCTGAACTGATACTTTTCTGCAGAGCTGCAGCATCAACTTGAATTGGAAAATCCTTGTAGTTACTGAGGGCGCTTTCGAGTTTGTCAAAATTAGGGATAAGTTCGACAGTAACGCCTAAATCAGCCATAAATTCACCTTCCTTATAGCAAAAAAGCCGCGGAAAGGCGCGGCTAAAATAAAAGAAGCACCACGGAAACGTGGTGCTTGGGAATCTTCTTAAATTTTAGAACTGTTCTTGGGATATTTAATTTCGACCCGAGAAATTTTCGCAGTGTCTAACGCAATTTTTCGAGTGTCGTCTTCTTTGTAATCAAATATCGGTTCATCCGCATGTGATTCGCTACCCTGATATTTTTTGTAATTAGTTAAAACAATCCACTGTCGGCCATCCTCGCTTTTGTGATCTTCTGTAAAATATCCACGATAAGACACATCAGAATCACTTAGATATACGCGGAGCGTAGTTCCTTTTTCGAAGTCGGATATTGCATACCAGACATCTTCTTCGAGCGTTTTATAGAAGAATTGGTCGAGAATACATGATACAAATTCAGAATTGCGGAGAATGCCACCAACGAACCCGAAAGCAAAAGAAAATGCAAGGATTGCTAAAATACTAATTTGAGGATAAACAGAGCGAAGAACGACAGTCAGAACATAGCTCCAAATAATTGTAGTTGCGGAGAAAATATCTCTTTTAGCCGAATAGCGTGCTGTCAGTTTATATGCGAACATAAAAACAGTAGCAGGCACAAAATATACCATTATTTTGTCGAGATTTTCTAAAATATACTCAATGTTCATAGATGCTCCTATTCATCATCGATAGGTTTGCGACGCTTTCCACCACACACAAGGCGTGCGGGCTTTGTAAATCCACGGCGAGCATGTCGTTTGCATTGCCCTTTGAAGCATCCGTAAATACGGATATTGGAAGTCCTGCGATGATTATCGCTCATATACCAACCGTGCATATTGCTGCTGGTTCGAATTCTTCCTCTAACAGTCTTCCGTTTCATAATATCTCCGCCAATCTTTATTTCTGGAGACATTATACATCTTTCCGTTTCGCCTGTCTACTTTATTTGAACAGCTTAGCGAACAGTTTACTTGCGCTGCTTCTTACATCCTCATCAAGGTAAATGCACCCGAAGGACTTCTCGCCGCGCAGTTCATTACACATCTTTACCAGTGGATTGTTCGCAGTTCTGTCCACCAGTGACTGACCATAATCGCCGCTCAAGAAAATACGGCTGTTCTGGCCGAGACGGGTTCCTACAAGTCGAATCTGTGCTTCAGACAAGTCTTCCGCCTCGTCCACAAGCATAATCGTGTCGTTGTAGGTCGTGCCCTTCATATAATATGGGATGTTCGTATCAAGCTGGCCGCGCTGACGAAGAGCTTCAAGCTCAAACTCGCCGCCCTTCAGCTGCTGCTCAATCGGCAGGAAGAAGTTGCGCGTCTTGTCTTCGAGCGTTCCTTTCAAATAGCCGACCGGAGCGCCTTCCCCGGCAGGCTCGCGGATTCCCAACAGCTTGCTCTGGTTTCCCTTTTCGAGCACATGGTACAACCCCATCTGTGTGGTCAGAAAAGACTTGCCGCTGCCGTAAGTGCCGAGAATTGCCACAATGTCAATGTCACGGTTCATCAGCAGGTCAAGCGCACAACGCTGAAGCGAGTTTTTCCCTTTGAGATAGCCGGACGGAGGCAAACGCAGTTCGACGAATTTTTCTCCGTCGAATCGCATTTCGCTCGTCTTGCCGGTCTCCGTGTCCGTCAGCAGAATGTACTGATTAGGGAACAATGCAGAGGTGTCCAGAGCCGCCATATAATCATTGATTTCGTCAGCTGTTCCCTTAAACTCGATATAACCTTTATAGATATCTTCATCTGCATCAGAAGAAACAACATCCAGATGATAAATATCTCGTGCGATACATCGGCAAGACAAATCGTCCGTCACAAACACAATCGGTTCATCTTCTGCAATTTGAACGGCAGATAAGCAAATCATACTGTCTGCATCAAGTTCGCTGTTAAGGCGCATCGCGTAACCAGAGACCTCATACATTTCTGGGTGATTTGCAAGCAGTCGCGTCACTTTGCGGGCCTTATGCTTAATTTCGGCGTCTTTGTTGCGGCTTGTCTTGATATTCTCAAGCTCGCGCAAAGTGATAAGCGAAACACAAAAAGGCTCCGCGAACGCCTTTTCACCGGCATTCAGCAGAGCACAAGTGTCATAAAATTTCTTCATCACAGCACCTCATCCACAAGACCATACTTGAGCATATCATCCGAGTCCATGTACCATTCGTAGCGTTCCATGCGCTCGTATTCATCCTCCGTGATCTTGGAATGAGAGAGTGTGTAGTCGCGAAGACGCTGTTCAAAGCGTTCCGTAAACTTAAACGTATCCTTCACCGATGAGCTCGTGCCTTCCATATAACTGGAGCCACCGTGCAGCAGGGCAGTAGAGTGCTTGAAGCACTTCTTGGTTACGTTCGGGTTGCTGTATCCGGCCATCAGAAAATAGCCGCCCATCGAATAGGCGTGGCCGGTCACCAAAATGGTTGTCGGAGTCTTGAGATTGTCAATAATATCACAAAGAGGCATGCCGGCGTACAGCGAGCCGCCACAGGTGTTCAGTACAATCGTAATTGGCTTGCCACTGCCGTCGTTGTCCATCTCCAGTAAGGGGAGCATGACACTCTCGACAATGCGGTCGTCAACCTCATCGTTGAATACGATGCGGCGATCCTGCAAACCCTTAAAATACTGATAGGTGGACGGGTCCATTGCGTCTTTTGCAATATTCTCCAGAAAAAGTTCCATTTGGTTTCTCCTTAAATTTTAGAAAATTTGAGCGAATGCTCATTAGTGTGAGGGAATCCCTCAGATGTTGGCTAAAAAGCCGGCGCGAACCACAGAAATAAGCTCGCTGGAACCGTCAAGAGCCTTGACAGTTTCATCATAGAAGCGGCGCGGATGCATCCACGGATAGTCGGCATTATTGAATACGTTCGGCGCACCAGTATCGTTAATCATCTGGGCGAAATATCCTGGGCCCGGAGGATTGCCGCTTCTTTGCGGCGTGTTTGCGGAGTTAATATCAAAGATACGGAGTGTGTAAGTTCCGGGAATTTCCGCAAATACTGTACCCAAACCACCTCGGCGAACATACTGAGTAGGAGAGTAGCTATCATAAACTACTTCCTGTGCCTTTTCTCGTATTTTCTTCTCCACAAGGTCTTTCACTTGATAGTTCAGTGTTTTTCTTGCCGAAGCCTTGGCGGCAGCTTCCAGAGCTGCAATACTCTTAAAAGTCTTCATAGGTCGCCTCCAATCACTTTTCGGCTTCTTCTGCCTCCGCAGCGCGTTTGTTCTCAAAGAACTTGCTCAGTCGCTCGCTAGCTGGCACATCGTTATAAACCTGTACCATCGCGCTATTCGCCCAGCCGACTACATCGGTAATATCACTCTCAGACATACCGTCGCGCACCAGATTGGACACGAAAAGATGCCGCATAGAGTGCCAGTAGAACGGCTTAACCGTGAATCGGTCAATCGTCTGTGCCCAACTGTTCAAAGTTTCAGCCGAAGCCTGCTCGTAACCCTTATCGGTTTTGGTCACGAACAGCCACTCGCTGTTAATGCTGAGGTCTTTACGCTGCTGTAACCAGCGTTTCAGGTACGGGTCAAATCCTGATTTTATAACGTAGCAGTCGATCATCTTCGCACCCTTGGTCAAAACCTTCTCAGGAGTGCAGTAAAAATAGTCAAAAACCACGTTTTCAGGCTTAAACCAGTCTACTTTGAAACGAGTCAGTTCAGCCTTGCGGCGACCGCTATAGACCGCCAGAGCGAGAGCACAGGCAATCTGAAACTTGCCCGCCTCAGTCAGCTTCTGCAGAATTATCTCCATCTCCTCAGTGGAGAAGACGCTCTTCTCACGGACGGGCGTATTCTGCGGGTTCTCAATTTTGCGGATGATCGGACGGAAGTCCTCATATTCATCATCAAGAATGTTCTCGATGTAGTTCGAGAGAGAAGAAAGCGCCGCCTTTACACGGCGCACACGGGCAGGGGAGTTGCCGTTCTCGTTGATGAGCCAGTTTTGGAGAGATACAATCTCTCGCTTTTTCAAATCGATAAACGACTTATTCCCGCAGTTCTTGAGCACATAAGTGAATACGATAAGCAAGTCGCTCTTATATCCTTTAATCGTGCCTTCGCTGCGTTTCAGAGAACGAAGATACTCCAGAAAATCATTCATCAACTGAATGTTCTCCGGATTTATCTGCTTCGTCAGCTCCGGAGAGGTCAGTTTGTTCATCTGTGTCTGGCGTCCCATCTTCACCCTCCTTTCCGAAAAGGCCGTAGACGAGGTTGTCCGCTGCGGAATCATCCAGTGTGCCGGACAGCAGTGCCTTCGCAGTATCCACATCAATGCCGGTAATCACATTCTTCAGACCACTCATCAGGTCAGTCGCCGCGTCTGCGATGCGGTCAAACGGGTTGGACTGGGTCATTGCCTGCATCAGTACCAATTCGGTATCAATCGCGGCGTTAATCTGCTTGTAACAAGCCTCTTCCAGCTCAGCCAGCTTATCCTCGCCGATAACCTCTGCAATCAGAGCATAGATATCGGTCTTATACAGCAGAGCAGCTTCAAAGCCGCCATCCAGTGAGATATGCAGGTCAGTGCAAACCTTCACGACAGCGGAGCGGAAAGCCCAGTCAACCAGACCAAAATTGCGGCCGTCACCGTCATCAATATGCTGGCCGACCTCATTTACAATAGTCGCACGCATCTTCGGGGTAATCAGCGGCTTAATCTTGATTGGAATAATGGTCTCGCCGATAGTGAGATCCTTGGTTACAGACTCTACATACGGAGTCAGAGCCGCCATAATATCAGTCTTCTTGGACATTTTTTTGTTCCTCCAGAATTTTAAGATGAGCCAGCGCGATGCAAAGCGCGTCGGCTTCGTCCGTCTCCACGGACAGGTTATAGGTTTCGCGAATCAGGTCGATAGCCTGTTGTTTCAGATTTTCGCGAGTGACGCGCCCTTGCTTAAAGCCGAGCACCTTGCGCCACTGAGTAGGCAGGTAAATCGTTACGGGAATCTGAAAAATGTGACAGTATCCCAGAATGACACCCTGCAGTCGGGCAAGAACAATAAGTGCCTGCGCCGACTTCATGTACATAACATCTTCGACAACCACTTGGTCGGGCTTGTATTTTGTGATGACATCACGGATAGCAAAACACATCTCCGTAAAGCGTATACTGCCGTCTTTCTGGCTGTGCAAGTCGATCATTCCGTGACGGACATATTTACCATCCTCAAAAACAGCCCAGCCGGTTATCAAGGTCGATTGATCAAAACTTAATACGCGCATTGGATTCACTCAACCTTATCCAATACACGCGCAATGACCGCTGCGAGTTCCTCTCGGGTTACAGCAGCCTTTGGTCGGAACTTCCCGTTCGCGTCTCCCTGCATAATGCCAGATGCAACCATCTTCTCAACATAGGGTCGTGCCCAGCTTGCAATCTCGTTCTGGTCGGCCAACTTCGCGAGCGGGTCTTCCTTCAGATATACACAGAACACGTTGTCCACCGGTCGGTTTTCAATCGGCGCATTCACAACCTTGTTCTCGTGCATCTTGCGGACAGAACCTCCGCCATCGAGGTTCATCGCATACTGAGCATCGTATTCAACGAAGATTTTCGCCATCTCAGCAAACTTCATGCCCGGTTTGTCTACCGTCAGGATGAGAAGTGTTCCATCCTCACGAACACCCACAGCCGAGCGCAAGGTTAAGTAGTTGAGGTTAGAAGCATTGCCGTAAACGGTGTTTGCCTTGCCGTTAATAACGAGCATAGGGTATGCGGTCATGAAATATTTCCACTTCCGCGCCTTGTCAGTTCCGTATACCAACTTCGCCGGGTCGCTGCCAAGCACACCCATACCTGTAAAGCCGTTCTGGTAGTTCTGTTCCTTTCCGTCGCAGACAAAGGACATAACGTTGTGCCCGGTGGACATGTTGAAGAGACCGCCGTTAATCATAATCTGCGGTTTCTTTTCCTTACTGGAATAGTAACTGCCGAGTGTCTCTTTCGGGTCGGCGCATTTTTCAAAAGCCACAGCCTCAATCGAGCTGTGCGGCACGATGTCAAGCTGTGTGTAGCTGTTGACCTTTACCGTCTGAAACGGTTTATAATCGGTTAAAGCCATTCGCGTTCGCCTCCATTCAAAAAATTTTCGTTTTATTTGCAAAATGTAAAGAAACCGAGGACAAAAACGGTCATTCCTCGGTTGATACACTTACATCCGCGTCATATACATCCTCAGCAGGACGCGAATCCTCATAGGCGATGGTCGGAGTCTCCGCGATAACGGGAGTTTCTACGACCGGTTCCTTCGCCGCAGCTTCAGCGGCTTTGCGTGCGCGAACAGTGTCTACCCAGATATTCCAGCATTCAGGCGAGCATGCTACAGCACGCCAGCTGCCGATCTGTTCACACTTCTCGCAATGGTGATACTTTTTACCGCAGACTTTGCAGACTGCGTTCAGATATTCAGCCATAATAGTTTCCTTTCTTATTCAAAATTGGCACGAGTGCTTCGATTCGGACGAAGATCATACGGTTTTGGAGACCGATAGCATACCAATTAGCCCACACTCGCATGTATGGTAGAGATGGTTGGATTCGAACCAACGAGCGAGAGCGTTACCTCTCTTGGCGGAGTCAAATTCCGCTGCCTTACCGCTTGGCCACACCTCTGTATAAAAGGGAGGCTCGAAAGCCTCCCGATGAATCAGATAACTTAGGCTACCAGATAGATGTTCCAGAGGGTCTTGTCCTTGGCGCATACGTCGGTCAGAGTTTTAGCGCTGAACGCATGAACAGCCGGCTCGTCACCGATATCCAGAGTGTAGTTGCCGTCGATCTTAGCCTTCGGAATCTCGAGGATTGCATGGTGCTTGATGTTCTCGTCGCACTTCTCAGCAACGGTGCAGTCAACCAGAATGCGTGCATTCTTAGAGAAGTTGTCTGCGATGTTGGAAATCTTGCGACCCTCGGTGATCTCGTGGTCATAAGCAACGTAGATCTCGGAACCCTTCTTCAGATCATCAGCCGCGAAGGTGATGGTCTTCTCTGCAGCATTAACAGTGAAGGACTTGCCCTTAACCGGGGTGTCAGCAACAACAGTGTACTCAGCGCCCTGCGTGCCATCGCTTGCAACCAGCCAGATGCGCTTAACCTCAGCACCCTCAACGCCTACCGGAACGTAGGACAGCTTAGCAGTGGTGTCGGTGTCCAGCTCAACGCGCTCGAAGTTCGGAACCTGAATCTTGTTGTCCTCAGATGCCTCTTCAATGTCGGTACCAGCCTGAGCAGCCAGCAGACCAGCTACGAGGAATGCGTTGTTCCAAGTGATCGTTGCAGCCTTGTTACGGTCGAGGGAAGCGAGCAGCATGCCCATCTTACCGGTAACATCGCTGGAATCAACGGTGTTCTCCAGAGAACCATCCTTAATCTGGTCGCACAGTGCGTACAGCTCACCGGTGGTGATGTCGTAGATGGACGCCAGATCGAAGGACTCCAGAAGGAAATTCTCCATATTCATAGTGTGTCTCTTCCTTTCTTTAGTTTGAGTTAGTAAAGGAAACCTCAACTCAGGTTCCCTAACCAGTTCAGAGCGTCATCGCTGATGCTCTTTTTATCCAACGTGCCGGCATATAATCCGGCCGTCAGTTGCCTTGCTTCGGTGATTTTCTGTGTCCGCTTTAAGCTGTCATAAAACACAAAAATCCGCACATCCCAAACCGTATCGGGGTTGTATTTGAACCCCTCATGGTTGCAAAGTGCGGAAATCAAAGGGAACAGGACAGATTCAAAGTGCGGGTGGCGGCGAGCATATTTTGCAGCACGTCTCTCCTTGGCCAGCATATATTCTCTGTCATGCTCGGTTACCGTCTTGACGATCTTCTTCGTCATGGAGTGCATCTGACGAATGAATGACGTGATCTGTTGATAGACCGCATTGTCAACGACGGATTGTGTTTTAGGATTGTATAAGCGAAGCTGACCATCCTGCGGGTTGAGCTGCGGCTCATAAGCAGACAAGTCTAAATCTCCGAGTAAAATACGGGTATCATCTGGTGTTAAGTTGCGAGTGAGCATCAAGAACAGTTGAAAGTCCGTGATCTCCTCGTATCGGATACCCATGTCATCAAGTGCCACCATAAAGTCGCTCGGCGAACCACAGATAGCGGAAAGCATCTGAAAATAACGCTCTTCACCAAAATCTGCAATCTCTCCGAGTGTCGGCTGCCGCACTTGGATTAAGTCATTGATGACCAAAGGGTCGCCTCGGTACATTTTCAGGTCATTCAATGAATATTGGCCTGCCCATTCTTCAGGTCATTGCCGCGAATTGCAGTAAACTGCAATGTTCTGAAATAGTATTGCTGGGCAGACATAACGCCTTCCTGCTCATTTACGAGTTTCAAACGGAACATGCCGAGGCTGCGGTTCCAGTTGAGCGTTTCTGAAATATCTCCGGCGAGAATATCAGTGCGCGTACCTTTCTGTCCTTTTACCTGCATATTGGTAATCGGGCAAAAGGCCGTCACTGTTACAAGCAGTTGCTTGAATCGGTCGTTCTCCAGCGGGCCATTGGAGTCAATGGTCACACCGATGAAAGTGCCAACCTCCTCCTGAATATTAGCCAGCTTTACATATGGGAAAATACAAACCCATTCAGCGGTATCTGGGCAGTCAGGGTCAACCTGCTCGTTGTCCAGAATTTCAATGATTTCAGGATTGGAATACAGCAGCTTGATAATCTCTCGCTTGAGCTTCGTCACTTCGGACTGCTTGTCTCCGTCTCTCACGAAACCACCTCCACATCCAGACTTCCTTCAATCTCGCCATGCTTAGCGATAAGCTGAACCACTACGCCTTGCAATTCGACAAAATCCATAGCCGCCAGACGAGCAAAAGCGCCGCTCGGTGTCAATGTGAATTTATCCATCAGTACGCCATCCACAGCAATACTCCACTCAAACTCAGCATCAAGAATCTCATTATCCGCGCTGTCATACAGATGTGCGGTGAACTTCTTAGCTGAACCGCCTTGACGAATCGTTGCGTTGCCATTATAGGTGAACGTAATTTTTCCGTCATCGGCAGGGGAGGGTGTTGGGTCTGGCATTTGCGCCGGTTCAACATAGTCGCAAAGGAGCAAGTCCTTACGGTCGGTCTTGGGGTTGTAAAGGTCTTGTGTTACGTTGAGTACCAAGAATCCGCGAATCTCGCCGCTCTGGTAAGAACGCGCAGTGATGGTATCGACAGCAGTAACCTTGTACGTTTTGGGGCTTTCGCCGATGATTTCGAGCATGAATCGCTTGTCTACGTCGATAAGAGAGGTCTCTTCGTCGAACGTAACCTGAATCTTGTACTCACGACTGGAAACTGTGAGCGGCTTTGCCTCATCCAGATTGGAGTAATACGGCTTTTCGGCCGTAACCCAACGGCGAAGAATCTCGCCGGTATGGCGATTCTGCCAGATAAGCTCGCGGTTACAGAGCTGCATAATGCCCTTGGTGTATACTTCTTTGTTCTGATCAACTTCTGTGATCAGCCACTTGGCATTAAGTGCATCTACCACATCACCCGCATAAAAGGTTTCGCCCGGATAGGCGTAAATACGGCGGGTATTGGTAACGCTCTTGTTCTTTGCCACAATTAGTTCTTGTTGTTTTCCATTGACCTTCGCTTCCGGCTGATAATCAATCGAATCTTTGAAGTGATTTGCAAAGTCCTTTTGAAGAGCAGCAATACGCGAGTCTTTGGCGTAAGTGGCTTCTTTGCCGAAACAAATCCAACGGTTTTTTTCCAGCGCGTTCATCAACTTTCCTCCGTTTCGTAGGAGGTATAGTCAATACTGCGCTGCTTACCGGTCGTTCGGTCTCTGCGAGCATAACGGTCGAGCTTTACCTTGTTCTCCTCTACGACCGTATTGTACATAGCCATAAAGGTCTTTCGGTCATTAGCAGGGGAGAATACCTGAAGGTCGCTCGGCGTATATTGGTGCTGGAATGCACGGAGCTTGGAAACATCTCGCTTCAGATAGCCCTCATACATCAGGTTGGCGAGAAGGTCGATTTCGAAGGGAGTTAAGTCAGCAGTGAAAAACTCCTTTTGTTTGCGCCCTTCGCCTTCCGTATAGGTATCAGTGAAGTCGATTTCAGCATCGCATTCCATCTGCATTCTGATTGCGGCGTCGCGGAGCAGAGCTTTTGCTCGCTGAAGGGCAAGCATGTAACTCTCTTCGTCAGTCGCTTCATAGTAGTTGAAAAAGTCACGATCTTCTTCAATCAAGTCGAAGAAAACATCGTAGACAGATTCACAAGGAGTGGACATTGGGCGTACACCTCCTCGTGTTTACTCAGCGTCGGTCTTTGCAACCGGAGCAGCCTTCTTGCGAGTGGCCTGCTTCTTCGGTGCGGGCGCAGTCGCAGTCTGCGATGCAGTCTGCATAGCCGCCAGCTGTGCCTGAAGTGCAGCCATCTGCTCCATCATTACCGAGATACGCGGGTCTTCGTCCTGCATTGCGCGTTCTTTGGTCTTGCCGAGGTTGACCTTGGTGTTGCGAACGCCGTGGTTAATCTCATCATAGCGCTGGTCGATCAGGTCGATCATGCGCTTGGAGATATCCAGATTGTCGTCGTTTGCCAGAGTGACCATGTGACCGCGAACACGATGAATCTCAGCAACAGTAGTCAGCTTGAGGAACTTCTCAGCCGCGTCCATATCGTTTTCACGAATAATGCGGTCGATTTCCTCATCGAACAGAACGGTATCACGCCAGTTGTCGAGATACAGCGCACGATAAACATCCTCGCGCTCTGCCTCGCTGAACTGTACCGTGCCGTTGCGGAACACAGGCGAACGAGAGTTGATGTACTCTACATCCGAGAACGGCATCGTTACAACGGTCGGGACACCGCGCGTGCCATCAAGGTAATATGCACGGAACTGACCGGGCAGGTTGATTGGGCTGACGCTGTGGTTATATACCTTTACTGGGGTATCTGCTTTATAAGTCAAGATATTGTCTCCTTGAAAATTTATTTTTTGGGCGGGCTGTTGCCCGCCCTACGCGAGGGCAGATTACTGATTGTAAACTACCTTTGCAGCCTTAGAAATGTCGGTAACAACAGTACCGAAAGAGTAACCGCCGACCTTAATGTGGATCTGCTCGTTGTTGATGTCAGTCTCCTGATAGGTGCGGGTCTCGCCGCGGGTGATGACCTTACCAATCTTGCCAGCAGCTGCGAACAGACGCTTGTCAGGAATGATGAGATTGCCGTTAGCCAGCTTCTTAACACCAGACAGACCGAACAGACGGCAGCCAGCATACATATCCAGCTTGCCAACCTTGTTGTACTGGTTCTTTACAGCATCAGAGAAGCCGTACTGAGCGGACTGCAGACCGGTCATACCAACGATGTACTTGTTCTGGCCGAAGATAGCCGGGGTCTCGCCGTTGGTTACGTCCATCAGATAGGTAGCCAGCTTACGGCAGATCTCCTCAGTCGGGGTAGCGCCGGTCTCGGTGAATACGTTCTCGCCGCCAGCCAGAGCCTTGTCGAGGATGTCCAGAATGCGGGTAACGCGAGCCAGCTCGAAAGCCTCGTTGATGTTGGTGATCATGTTTGCAACAGACTTGTAGCCGCCACGACGGATGTCCTCCAGCTTCAGAGAGGTCTCAGCCTGCAGAAGGCAGTAGGTCGGCTTCAGAACCTTGAAGTCGATGAACGAACGCGGTACGTTGCCGCCGATGGTTGCGTCGTATACTTCGATGGTGTTCTCCGGATCAACGGTTACACGGTAGTCATCGAACTCGCCAATGGAATCGTTGTCGAACAGCATGTCGATCAGCTCAGACGGAGCGGAAACGGTGTCCGGAGTGAAGGTCTTGGTAACCAGAGCGGACAGCTCGTGATCCTTATCAAAACCGGTCTTTCCCAGTTCCTTTACCCAAGCGTCGGTAACTGCAGAGATTTCCTTGTCCTCAGCAGACAGCTCAGCCGGGGAATACTTTACAGCATTAGCCCAGTCCAGAACACGGCCAGACTGATCCATAATTGCACTGATTTCAGTGTTCATGTGTATCTTCCTTTCTTCGAAAAATAGAAAAGAGGAGTACAAGACTCCTCAAATGTAGTTGGTTTACAGGGCTTAAGCTACGGTAGAAACCTCTACGCGCACGATCTTGCCCATCTTGATACCGGTCGGATCAGAGTAGATGCCGCGGTACTCGTAAGCGTACTGGCCAGCAGTTGCCTTTACAAACTTGCCGTCCTTGGCCTGCAGCTTGTCGCCAGCCTGCAGGGTCTCGGTGTCCAGTTCGGAAGTAGCATACATCTCACCCGGCAGGGTCTGGATAACGCGAACGCGCTCGCCAGCTGCAGCCTCCTCGAACTCGCCGTCGGTCGGCTCAACGATAGAGTAAATGCCCTCATACTTTGCGTTTACGTCGCACAGCTTAGTGCCCAGACCTTCTGCAGTTGCCTTTACGGTCTGGTCCTCAGAGTCAACGTCTACCGGTGCGCCCTTCTTAACAACTGCGGAAGTCAGAAGCAGCTCAACGGGCTTGTTCTGTACAGTTTCAAGCTCTCGAATCATGTCAATTTCTCCTTTTCTTTTAGATTTTAGTGGCGCAGGAACGCACGCATCAGAGATACGCCGTCTGCGGACGGTTCATTGACCGTCAGGTTGGAAGTATTGGACAGCTGAACCTGCGGTGCAGATACAGTTGCCTGAATCTGCTGCGCCTGTGCGGAAACCACACGGTCAGCAATCATCATCTTCAGCGCGGACTCATCCAGTTCGCTGAAAATCTTCGTCATTTCCTCGCTCTGCAGCTCCTCTTCAGTGAACTGCTTGGAATTCTCTGCATAAGCGCGGAGCTTTGCCTCAGCCGCATCGTGCTCTGCCTTCTGAGCAGCCTCACGGTACGGAGTCAGCGTCTCAACCTCAGCCGTCAGGTCATTCACCTTCTGGTTGAGAGAAGCAATCGTATCCGTCAGTTCAGCGACCTTACTGTTGATTTCCGATACGGAAATAGACAGCTTTACGTCAACCGGGTCAGATACGGTAACGGTATCGTCGTCGTTCACAACGTAAGATACCTGCACATAGGACAGTTCGTCGCCGCCTTCTACGCGCAGAAGTGCCTTATGATCTTCTGGGAACAGATAAGCCACCCAGTACCAGCCGTCAATCAGACCGCGTGCGCCCTTATCAATCTTTCGCTGGATATCCCAGTCAGTCAGGGAAGCAACTACCGGCTCGCCCTGTGGCTCTTCCGGCTGCGGTTCTGCAGGCTCTTCTGGCTGCGGCTCAGAAACGGTTTCCGGTTCTGCGGGCTGCGGGTCAGCAGACTCAGCCTGAGCGGGCTCGATATTCTGCGGCTCAGTCTGTGCCGGCTCAACGGTCGACTCAACAGGAGTTGCCTGTGCAGGCTCAACAGCAGGCTCGGTTGCCTGCGGGTCAACCTGAGGGTCAACCTGTGCAGAAGTCTTATTCTTCTTCAAAGTTTCGTCCTCCTTACTCGATTTTTGGTCGATCAGGTCGCGGCTCAACGCTTCAGCAACCATCAGCTCATCGGTCTGCGACAGAGAAACAACCTTCGCGTCCTTGCCATAAGCAGGGTCGGCAAATTCATAGCCGAGGAAAGTGTTGCCCTCAAATTCATAGCCGGTGATGGTCTTTACGCCATCTGCAAAGCTGTATTCATAGCTGGCAATCTCCCACGAATTGTGGAGTTTGCCCTCGGCAAATAGCCGTTTTATAGCCGCTACAGCGTTTTTATTGCGCTTCCAGATCTTTTGAGTTGCAAAAAGGCAGGGGAGTGTCTCCAGCTTTCCGTTTACGTCCACCGTGTCATCCTTGATTTCAACGGCTGTATGAACGCCAATCGGAGTCGTGTCGAAGAACAGCTCTCCATCTGCATCCAATGCAACTTCGTGACTGCCGAAAGTCGGCTCGCCGTCTGCGTTCGTGCGGCATTTTGCATATACCGGCATGTCAATCAGCGACTGAGCGCACTCTTCAGCAGTATCGGAGGGAAGCAGAACCGAGTTCAGATTTGGCTCATCGTAGTAGCAGATACGGTTGACAAGCGTAAGAAACTGAGAATTCTCTTCGTCCTCGCTCAGTTCAATCGTGCTACTGGTCAGAAATGTCTTTTCTTTATTCATCGGTCTCGTTCACCTCCTTCGTCACGCCAAACTCCAGACCGCACTCTTTCAGCTTTTGTGCGATCAGTTCAGCGTTTTCTTCTTCAAAAAAGGCATCTGCTGGTTTGCAGATGCCTGATTTGCATAATAGAAAGTAGTCCCGCTTGCAATGCGGGCAAACCAGTTTCAGCTTTATTCCCATGGATTACTCCCGTGTGTCGTTGTAGGTTTCGTCGTATCCCTGTTTGTCCGGGTCATTGGAATCAGCCGGTCGGCCGGGTTCGCTCTCGCCGTCAGCGTTGCCATCAGAATTATACGAGGTAGCATACGGCAGGAAGACATCGCTGAGACCGTCAGCCTCTTCCTTTTCGCGCTTAACCCGTTCATCCTCAAGGTCGATGCCGACCATGCCGAGGGCAGTCTCACGGCTGACAGCAAATGTGCTGTACAGCAGCTTACTAAGCTCCATACGCATATCCATGTCGAGCAGTTCAGAGTCGATAATCTTTACACTCGGGATATACTCGGCGCCAATGCCGTTGAGCGACAGAACCTGACGGTAGAAATGCTCCAACATACGCTCTACTTGCTCAGAGATAGAGTTGATGCACTTGAGCAACTGAGACAGGTTAATGTTGGCAGTGGAAGCCGTCTGGGACTTATCTGCCGCCAGAAAGGCGACACCCAGAGACGAAAGAACTTTGTTGCGGTACAGGTTTACCGTTTCCGCAGAGGTTTCGTTTACCTCCGGCTCAACATATTTGATTTCCTTAACGGATGGGCCAGTGGTAACAACAACCGTACTGGCTTTCCACGCCTGCATCAGGTTGTCATGGTTATATGCCTGCTCTTCAAAGCAACGGCGGTCAGCACTGGGGCCAAGACATTTCTCATTCATCACCTGATGGATGATTTTCTTAGCCTTGCTTTTCGCCGTGGTCTCATCTGCGTTGCGGTAAGTCTCCAACATCAAAACGGAAGACATTGCGCGGAAGATAGGGGAGACACCATATTTCTTGCCAAAATTGTTGACACGAACCATGTAAGTGTAGTTGTTGTCAAGAATAGCATAGGTCTCCTTAGCCTTCATCGCTTCACCGACCTCTTTCGGGAAGGTTGCTTCAACCTCTTCCTGTGTGTCGTTAAAGAACAGAGGCTTGCGCTGCTTGTTCTTGAGCATGGTCTTCTGCAGTGCAGACTTCAGGTTTTCGATACCCACCAGAAGAACCGGATTGCCATTGCTCTCATAGCCGGAGTTCTCGATAATATCCAGCGGGAGCCAATCAATCTGCCAGTTCTCCGTATTGTTGCGAAGCACAGCCGCGAAGTTGCCCTCGATGTATGCTGTGATGATCGCTTCTCGGATAAACTGCTCGACGCGCACCTGAGAGTTGAAATCATTCAGGATAGCCTGTGCCTTCTCCAACGTTTTGGTCTTGTTGCGAGCACCGTTGAAATTACGGTACGACAGCCGGATATCCGTGTTGATATTGTTCTGGATGGACTGCACGACCATGCCGACAATGTCATCAATGTTGATGTACTTGCGGATAATAGCATTGATGCTCTGGACACTGGACAGGTTGGATTGTGCTCCTTCGCCCAGAGAGGAAATCGTGCTGGTAGTCAGCGTACTTGCTGAAGCGCCATCGTTGAGATATGCGCTGTACATGCGGTTTTGCGGGTCATATGTCGCAACAGCGTGCTTGTATCGTTCCGCAGTCTCGCGGTCGGCAAATGAGGTGACGATAGTTGCACCATCTTCCGCCTCATCAATCAGCGGCTTTGGATTTTCAGCCATGATGTCACCTCCAAGTTAAAATTCCACGGTCGAAACGCACCGTGGCGCGTATTTGAATTCATCCGTTGATCGTCGGCGCAGGTCACGCTCCAGTTCGGATGCAATGTAATTGGCGTAAGCCAGACTCGAGTAACGGTCTTTACGCATACCGGATACTTCGTACACCCTGATATTCTGACCGGCCATCTCGTATTCGAGGTTGATCGTCTCGTTTACAAAGGCGGTAGTCTGGTAGTACGGATGCTGGTACGCAACCTGCTCCTCGACGGACAGCTTGCGGTAAGCCTTGCTCTTTTCGAGCAGCTCAACGCCATCAATTTCGTTGATGAGCAGGCGTAGTTTGCCTCGCTTGATACAGTCTCGAAGGGAAACTGCCATCTCGGAGTTCTTACTAGCACTCGCTTTTATCGAATATATGATACGCGGTGCGTTAGGATTTCGGCTTCGAGCGGCCATGTTTTCATCGTTAACACAAGACCAAGCTCGGTACTCGACTCCTCGGGTCTCGTCGTAAAGGTCTTGAACAAGTTGATCGTAGATTGCTACACCAACCAAAATGTTACCTTGAGAGTTTTTTATCTCCCAATTCTACTGATTTGAATTCTCAGTAGTTCAGCATATCTTTTCATCTTTTATAAATTCGTTGAATTGTTCAGGAGTATTATTTTTTTTACCAAACATGGAATGAAAAGCATAATGACAACTGGAGCACAAAGTTACACCGTTTTCGATTATGTAACGCGAATCAGGGTTGTCTGCCCAGTTTTTTAAGTGATGAGCGTGCAACTCCACATGTGTGCCTTTTTGATTGCGAGCTCCACATCTTTGGCAAGTATACCCGTCTCTTTCAAACACAGATGTGCGCCAGTCATAGTATTCTTTATGTGCTCGCTCATATCGAGTACGAGAAACTCCGCCTTTCCAGACAGGGCTATTTTCTCCAGAGAAGCATTTTGCGTTTTCAGGAACTTGCATCCAACTTTTATGACCGTATTTTTCCATATTCGTTCTAATAGTTTTAGCTTGTACCTCTGAAGACTGTGTAGGGTAAGCAACTCCATATTTTTTCAAACAAATATCTCGTATTTTATCTTTTATAATTTCTGATTGAAAAGGATTTTCAGTTCCATAACGTTCAATACAAGTCTTCTTAATCTTTTCGTTTACCCCAGGTATACTTCGAGCATTATCAACATTATATTTTTGAATTAGAGATTCCTTAGCTTTAGCTGTTGTGCATTCGGGGCATGAGCAGCAATCCTTGTTGTTCTCCTTTTTTCGAAGAGAAACATAACTATACCAAGCAATATCATACTCTGTCTTGCAGTAATCGCATAAAACACGAACACGAACATTGCTACCTTTAGTTAAATCCTCTACTTTGACAGTGAATGTGTCTCCCATTTTGGTAAAAGAATATCCTTTGTCTTGATAATGCTTCTTTGTTTTAGCATTCCATTTAACTTGAGTGAACTCGCTCAGTAGCAGTTTTAATCAACTCCATTTAATTTTTATAAAAAGATGACGCGGACTCGTGCGAGGATTATAGTTCGCCAAACCGGCGAGATCACCTCGTATGCGTTGCCTGTGACTTCGTCTTTACTCGAAGCCTTCCAGTCGGATTCCCGTCTCAGGGTTCCCGTTTTCTTCCGCGCTGCACTCCAACTGTCGCCAGAAGGAGGGGCGTCGCCACCATTGGTATCAACTACGACATAATCCACATCCAAATCGTCATAAAGCTGACGGATGCGGATTGCTTGATCTTGACCATGACCACCATCAATGGTCTCCATGTAACACTCATTACGGATATACTGTCCGGAGTTGTTAGGCAGGAGCTGCAACAGGGTGATCGCTGTTGCGTCGTTCTTCGCGCCGCCGGAGGTTGCGATATCGCAGCTCAGCAGGCGAATTTCCCCCGGTTCCTTGCTTGGGTACTTCAGCTTGGGATCGCCAAGTGCCGCATACATAGGCCGCGGATAGATTGGGCGCGTGATGCGCCGTACAGAGTTCAGGTCTGTAAAAGAGAAGAATGCACGTTCAGATTCACCGTAAAATAGTGACTCCATCTCCTAGATTTTTGCACATACCCCCACTTTCGTGGTATTTACAAGGGCTTAGACTATATCATCAGCTTTCGCTGCTTGCCGCTTCCAGTGGTGCTAATCTCCACTGTACAATTAGTCGTTGGACTTCTCCTCTTTATCAATGTACACAAAATGTTTTCCTCGGCAGGTATGTTGCCGACCGTTTATGCAATTACACATAGTAGAAACCGTTACAGAATAAGCCTCGGCGGCTTTAGTAGCACAATCAAATTTTTCTCCAGTTTCAATGCAGAGTACCGGTTTAGAAAAACGCTCTCGAGCTAAATCAGCAAAATGAGCTCTACGTTCAGGGGTCATCTCATAACACCAACCATGCTTTCCACATTTAGCTCTCTGATTTTCATTCCAATGTTTCCCATACATAGGATTCTTCTCGCCCTTCTTAATCTCACTCATTTTTTTGAGTGTTTCGGCGGAGTGTTTTCGACCATACATAGGATTTTTCGTTTCATCCTTGTATCGAGCTTTAGCTAGTTCGGAGATCAAGGATTGGCTATGTTCAGAACTGGGACCACACGAACCACCTATTTCGATGTTGTACCCAAACTCAGGATTATTAGTCTTTAATTTAGATATATAGAATTGCTCTCTGTCATTAGCTTTTTGCTTGGTCTCTACGGTTTCCAGAATCTCGCCTTTGAAATTATCCCAACCATATTCTTTAATGGCCTCATAAAATCTGGGGCAGCTTGCATAATTCCGGCCATTGCTCTGGGCACGCTGTTCAAGAGCTTGACTGGTTTGGCCGATATACATCTGCCCAGTGAAAATATTTGTGTATTTGTATATGCTGTACATTTAAGCACCTACTTGATAAAGATTTTTTAGCACCGGATTGCCATGCCTTTCGGTTTAGGGTTTCCCGGTTAGCACTGTCGTTCGCCGCCATTTCCTGCGGTTACTCTGCGCCGACAGCACACCTCTTTTGCTTGAGTTCAACAAGTTTAAGGAGCACAGAGATGTTTATGCTCCATGAGATTTCGTTGAAATCATCTTCCTGCATCTCTTCTCGAATCTGTTCCATCGGATAATATCCTGCAGAAACAGGCAACTGATAAGGGAAACCGCACACGATATACGGCTCGCTCTTGATCATCGACTTAAAATAAGCCTTAAATTTCGCCCAGCTGTAATGCCATTTGAAGTATGCCGAGCTGATATAGGTCTCCGTGTTACGTTCCTTTGGATAGTTCTTATATTTTGGGAAACTGTAAAAGCCCGGAGTGCGTTCTCCGGCTTTGAACTTTCTGAGCACCTTATCAATAATATCCTTCGGAATCTGCACGAATTCGTCCGCAATCATCCAGTTTGTACGCGCAGAACGTGAAGAATCACGCGCTGTTACAACTTTGACCACGGAGCCATTTTTGAATTTGATGTACGCCTCACTGGGCGTTACTTTGTAATCTTCAATCTCGTTCGTTAGATTGGGTGAGTCAGGCATAAACTTTTCGACTATCTTGTTCAATAGGTTCGTTGACTGACTTCGGACGCCGGCCGCGACAGTGACTTCCAGACCGGGATACAAAATGCACCGAACACAGATGGCCGCCGCCACGATCATGGATTTGCCCATACCGCGAGAGGCGATAATCATTACATAAGTGTTCAGACAGATTAAGTCCAGTAGAATGCACTGGAACATCGCCAGCCATTTCATGCCGAGATAATCCTGAGCAAAACGATGTGGATTAGCTCGATAGAAACTAACCCACTTGCACATACCTCGTTCAATTTTTTCAGCTTTGGTGGCATCCATCAGGCATCACCGCCGTTCTCTTCTCCGGCTTCCTTTTCTGCCAGAAGGTCAACACCCTCCATAGCGCGATTCATAATGGCGTCAAAGACGTCCTCATCATCGAGATCCTCCAAATCAGGGTCATCGACGCGATATTTGTTCATTTCGTCCTCGTACATCTTGGCGTGTCGGTTCTTAATGCCAAGCATATGGCACAAATGGCCGAGGAAGTAAATGCTGATGAGACGGATGATACCGTCTACATCCTTCCACTCTGGAAGCGGTTCCGGAATCGGGTCGTGATCCTCGAATCGCTTAATCATCTTTCCGAGCGGGATTTCCGACTCTCGATCCTTTGCTTCAACGATTTTCGGCGTCAGAGCAGCACGGTCGAGTGTCTTCTGATAGGTGTCGGTCAATTTCTGATAGACGTCCACCTTGCCGTCCAACAGCATCTTGTTCTGCTGCAGCTTGATGATACAGAGCTCGCGAACCAGAGATTGCTGTGACTTGCCTTTAACGACACACTTCGCTAGCCAGTCCTCATACTCATTCTGCAAGAATTCATACTCGGTTGCGGTAAAGTTAAGCCCCCACTCATTCATCAGTTCCTTGGTTACTTGGAAATCTGTCTGCTGAGTAGGGGTTTCGGTATCTTCATAGGTCTGCAAAGCCAAGTCCTGTTCCTCACGAATCGTCGAATCGTAAGTCTTACTGTCATAAGCGTTGAGGTTCAATTTTGCGATATAAGCCGACATACGGCTCTTATGTGCTCCCATCTCTTTGGATGCTTCAACCAGAGTAGGGGAGTAGTATAGATCAAACTTCATGCAGATACGCCGAATCGCCGTGTCTGCATCGAACATTTCCTGATAGCGGTCGAACAGCGCATCAATACAGCCGCGGCAGACAGGAAGTCGGCCGCTGTTGTTGCGATACAGCATTGTGTTCGGTGCGTTGTAAAAATCGGTCGCACGGGAATATTCCGTCCCGCAGCAGACGCATCTCTTAATCTGGTGCGGCTTTACTGCGGGTGTGAGCTTGTCTTCTTTTTTAGGGATGGTGGGAATCTTAGGCACTAATGCCATTAACCCTCACCACCTTCCGCCTCCTGCATCGTAGCGTAAAACTGATCGGAGGCTTCGTTCAGCTTCGGAAAAGCAGTGAATCGCACCGTGTGCTTAGTCGGTACAATGCGCTTCTTACCATCAGAACCCGGGAAGTTGTCTACCATCTGGTAAGATTTACGTTCATGGTTTTCAAACTTGCCAAAGTCCGGCAGCGAGAGTACCTCGCATTCCTTGAGAAGCTGCTTAATGCTGTCCAGCACGCTGTTTACAACCTTCTTGCTGTCTTCATAAGCCATCTCGTACAGTTCGGAGTGCTTCGAGTACAGTGCAGCGTAATACAGCGTGTTCTTATCTTCTTTCTTCTTGGCTCTTGCCATGCTTTAATTTTCCTCCAGTTTGAGATAATACACGGCATCGCGGCCATAGTCCTGCTCAAAAGTCATCAGGAGCTGACTTGGCTTAGCATAAAGTCGCTTGCCGTGTGCATGATTGTCCGAACCGCAAAGAGCCGGCGCAATCATGCTGTCCACACCGAATCGGTCAAGCGATTCTGCATGGTGCTTGTCACCCATGATGGCAATATCCACCGGAGTGCCAAGATCGCGCGACAGCAGCATATTCGCCGTCACGCCAAAGTCTCGAACCGTGTCCAGATCGCCGTGTGTAGAAACAACTGTCTTGCCGCCGATGAAGTCTGTGATGAACTCCTCGCACATCGGGCAGACGTTGATGGTATCGTCATCCTTGAGTCGTGTTGCCAGCCACCAAGGAATGATTTTCTCCATGTTATCGGCGTGGATGCTTTCTTTCTTGTTCTGGACGGTTCGCATATGATTGCCGTAAGTAGCAAACACATCTACACGGTCTACAGCCGCAGAGATCTCATGAATTGCCTCGGCGAGAATTTCTGAGACGCGCATCAGCTGGTCACAGGTGTTCTCGACTGATTCCAGTCGAACTGTAGGATGAATTGCTCCATGAGCAAAATCGCCCAGCAGATGAATATGCAGGTCGGTAACCTGATGCATCAGCAGACGCTCTACCGTCTCATCAATCAGGCGGCGGACACGCTGAGCGCATACCTCTGGGTTATAGCTGTTGAACGGATTGTCGCATACCATGCCATAGTGCCAATCGGTCAGAACCAGCAGGGCTTCCGTCCCGAGGCGATGGACTTCTCCCGCTCGAGGCAGCGGAACCAGTGGCTTGCTCATATTGAGCTGCTCAGCTGAGCGGATAATACACTCGTGCAGGCTTTCTTCGCGTGCCTTTGCGTTGACTACGCGGGTCAGTGCCTGACGCTGGTCGTAGAACTTGCGCTGCTCCTTGCGGAGCTCAAGCTCGCGCTGTTCAATCTCGTGAAGCTGAGCACTGTTATCAGTCAGCTTATCGCGGTTGGCTTCAAAGAGTTTGCAGAATGCCGCATAGTCCTTGCGGTACTTGCTCTCGGTGTACTGGTAGCCAAGCTGATAGTTCAACAGGTCAGCTACGTCCTGCCAAGAGCCAATCTGCTCTTTGATGTTACCGATACGGTAAATGTAGGCGTACTCGCTCTCATCTTCTTTTCTGAGCCAGTCAGTCTTCACGCATTATCCTCCTCGGCAAGGGCAGCCAGTCGTGCGCGGCGACGGTCGATAACATCAAGCAGTGCAGCGGCGTCCTTGTTATGTGGGATAACGCGGAGGTACTTCTCTTCCTCGCACAGCCAATACTTGCCGGTAGCGGTACGCGGAACACGAAGCTCTGGATAAAGTTTGTAGATGGCGGCTCTCTCAGCCTTGGAAATTCGAATCAAATCGTTATGTCTCCTTAATTTTTGATAGGTTAGAACGACGAAAAATCGCTTTCTATACCACTTTGGAGAAAAATAAAAAATGGGGTGATTCCCGAAATTTCGGAATATCACCCCATTTTTATGTGTCATACTTCTCTCGATTTTTTATGTCAACTTGTCATTTTCTGCTTTTTCTCGATGTTCGCTCGGAGGATCTTCGCAATTTCCTGCATAGTGTGAGGTCGATTTCGTTCTTTGCGGCGTTCTTCTTTTTCAGCTTCGTAGAGCTCCTCAAACACGCGACGTTTTGCTTCATATGCTTCGAATGTATAACCGTACAGTTTTACACTGCCTGTCAGACACTCGGTCGCAATCTGAATTGGCTCACGGCTCGTCTCGAGCATCTCGTAGAACGAAGAGTTCGCCGTCCCGAACAAAGAATCGAAGAGCAGCTTACTCACATCTGAATTTTCTTCTTTCTCCATGTCACGCAAGATAACATACATAGTAGCCGTATTGCATTTGTATTTTCCAACATACTCAATCAAATCTCGCTTAATTTCCTTAATTTCATCCCAGTATGCTTCGTAACGTTCATTGGCATCGTGGTTATCTCCATCTTTAACAGGAGATGCCAGAGCTCCATAAATGGAAGCTATCTGTCTGCGAGCATCCCGGACAGCTTCGATGAACTTCCGTGCCAGCTCATAACGCGCCCCAGCCGTGCCGACCATTACCGGGTCTATTACATAACTAAAGGGCTTGTTTGCTTTGTACGAGCCTCGCCAGAACCGGCAGCGGTTGATTGTGTGCTGAACGTAATCCATCGTGGTCTTGTGAAACAGGTAGGCTTTCTTTTCGCTATCATAGTATCCTTTGCGGCGAGCCAGCGTCCCGAAGAAGTTCGGCTTAATCGCGCGACCCTTGTCGTCACGGCGCTCATACTTAGCCTTCAGTCGCTTATACTCGTCGCGGTTGTTTACCACGAATTCTTTTTTCGCTTTGTCGCTGTTGTGTTAATCCCGGTCGCTACTCGGGATGGGCAGTTGCCCCTCACGGTTTCCCGTAAGCACAGACTATATCTTCACCTCCACGGAGGGAGGGGGCACCACAGGCCGCGGCTTCGCGGCACTTAGTCGTTGAACCTTGTCCCTATTTGGGACCTTGGATGCTGATTGCCGATTTTTTGTTAATTATGCGTTGATTACACAGCCATACTGCTGTTCTGCGTGTTTTCTTGCCGCTACTGCGTCTTCAAATCGTTCGAACGATCCAAGATATTTTCTTGTATTGTTTACACCAATCTGAGCGCACCATTTTTGCGCTGGTCGACTCCAATAAACGCCTACGGAACCGCTTGTGTTTCCTTTCCCTTTTCTGCGATTTAAGCAGTTTTCGCTTCTATTGACGATTTTTATCTTTTCGCGACGATTATCTGTAAGATCATGGTAGAGATGGTCAACTTCAAATTTAGGATTATCTACAATACCACAAATCAATCTATGCAACTTAATAACTCGGCCATTGACCTTGGTGATGACATAGCCATTTTTATCAATGTGCCATACATACTTCGAAACTTCATCATAATCTTCTGCACTAATCTTGAAAGTGCTTCCATCGTAACATTCTGCCACATAGTAATCATCGACCCGTGTATACACATTTCCACAGAACAAATTTTCTCTTCGATTATCTAAGCTGTCCCGATTTTTATGAAGAACACGTCTCGTCTGAGCCGGTTCTCCAATTAACACTTTTGCAAGAGAGGTAGTTCCGTGCTCATTCGAGAATTGAACGGCTCCTTTTCTCACGGCGCATACTCCGGTAGAAACAAGTGCGAAATCTTCTTTATCTATCATAACTTCATATCCTTGGTTGCATTCAATGACAACGCACTCATTCTCAAACCGATATTTGTTGGGTTTTCTGCTAATAAACTTTTTTTGGCGCATATAGCACCTCCTTCCATAGAAGAATCAACGCATTTGACGCTTAGGATTTAACCATACGCCATCCGAACCATTTTTTCTGCTTTCGCCGCATTCACGTTCACGGTTTCCCGCCACGTTGTAGCTGATTCGGCTTTACGGTATTCCAGCAATTCAATGCCATTCACTCGCACATCACTGTACGAGAGGACTCTTTCGAATCTCAATACCCGACATGACGTCCAGCATAGACGTGTCATAGTAAATCTCAGCCACATCCTCAAAAACCACGCCGCTGTTGAGCTTATCCCAAAGCAGGCTGTTAAGCTCCTGAGAGAGGTTGATAATCTCTCCGATCATGTTTTCGCTGGTTTTGATATCAAGGTCGGTTTGCTGTGCGCTCGTGTATGAGCGCTTGGTTTTCTTGGATTCCACCAGAGAGGTGGGCACCTTGAAACGATGGTAGTTTTTCTCGGCTGCCCGAATGAGCAGTTCGTTGTCTGTGAGCATCATGGTGTCTGAGTCGAAATCGCAACCGCTCAAACGCTGGAGAATATTCTCTCCAACTGAATTGATGCACACAATTTCTTCCGTCAGATTCATATACTGGTTGACTTCCGGTACATAAATATTGTCAGTCAGCAAGATATTACCCTGACACACATGCGGACTGCGTGACCCCAGCAGGCGCTGACCGTCATCAAACCGCAGTGACATCACATGACCGACCGGGATAGACGACTCGCCGTCGAACTGCCCGATAGACGCTTTCAGCATTTCCAGTGGATTGCCGACCAGAGTCGAATAATTGCCGTTGACCAAGACATGACCGCGACGGATGTTGTTCTGGTATGACCGAATCAGCCCGTCTCGGAACTCAGCATACATCTGCGTCTGCGCGAATCTGTCATTGATACCCAACAGACGGAAGATAATATCGTTTCTGGTCAGCAGTGGAGACTTCATTTCACTGGCTGCCGACTGTTGCTTCAGATGATAGCGCATAACCGCCGGATTGTTCTTTAGTTGTCGCATATACTCGATGGACGGCTCGAGAAACTCATCCACCTCTTCCTGCGACATCTGCAGAGTATTCAGCAACTGATAATGGGTAGACACCATACGTCCGTCAAAGAAGTGTGTCTTCTTCTCATGCTTTACCACGCCGAACATAGGGTCAGTACGTTTCAGCCACTCGCGCAGCCGGCCAAACTTCAAATACTTAATACTGGACGGCGTAGTGATCAGCTTGATGTCCTCGATAGACTTCGCCAACGTGAATCCGTTCAACTGCTCGATTTTCGTAATCTCGTGGTCAGCAAGGAACTGCTGAATGTTTGCGTTGAAGCAGCAGGACTTAAAAAATCGGTTTCGGAGCAGCAGCATACCGTACTGTTCGTACTTGGGGCCAAACAGAGACTTGTCCATCAAAGACTGGCCGTCCCAGATGCTGTTCGTGATCTCAACGTGTTCAGGGCCAGACACCAGATGACCGTCCTCACGCACTCTGGTCGCGATAACGTCATCCGTGAACGTGCTCTCAAAATCATCGATTACCAAAAAGTTCTCCGGCCGAACCTCCAGCGTGTCCACAATAGAGCTTGCCGTCAGCGCGATATAGCTTTCCAGAGCAGCGAGATCAATCGCCTGTCCCGGTTGCACTTTAATGCCGCACATCTCCCACTTGTGCATAGCAGGGTAGAGGCGTTCGTCAATGTACAAACATTTGCCGACACGAGAGGAACCGGCCGACCGCTTGTAACGAACATAATGGATGCCGTCACAATAGAAGCCTTTTTCGTAAAGCTCCTCGCGGATGTCAGCAACACTAACCTCAGTGGCAATGTTAATTTTCGCTTTGTACTGGCCGTCTTCCAGATAAAAATACTTGCCGAGTACGGAAGGGGGTAGGGGGTTCTGGACATTCGTGTCACACTGGATGGCAATCAGCTCGCCGTCGACAACATACGCACAGTCGTCCATATTCTCGGCGATCTCATCATATCGCCAGCCGTTTTTGATGTACAGCGTCTTGCGGATACGGTTGTATGCCTTGACTGCGTAATGCGCCGTCACGTTGATAACACGATGGGTGTATTCCTTGCCGCCCAACTCAAAAGAGAAATTCCTGCGGCGGTATACCCGCTCGTAGACGTCTCTCAGCTTGAGCAGGTCAAGTGAGTAATCCAGCGTGTTTCTGAATCGCTTCAGATTGAACCCGCCGTCCGAAGACCGGATGTTGTATCCGATCTCGGTTGGGCGGTCATAGTGGTTTGCGAGGTAGACATCCTTGCCGTCCACACTTGGAATGTATACGGCATTCGTCATTCAGTCACCTCGCCACTGTACTCGGCGCGGAGACGATCACGCATAGACAAGTGCGCGTCAGGGTCGCCCGCTTGGTAATAACTCATTTCGAGCCAATATTCACTTTCAAGATCTACCTATACAACTGCGTACCCGCAGACATCATCTGCTGTCAGGTTGCAGGAGTTGTAGCGCGAACAATACTCGCAGTCATCGTGGATGCAGTGGTTTTTCTTCATTTGGTTTTCTCCTTTTATTGGTTTTCTGGCGGCAAAAGCGGCCGCCTCGCTCTCCTTGCTTTAAGCCTCAGCCGCGAACTTTTCGAACAGCTTCTGCTGACCCTTGCCAGTAATGGAAGGAACGGTGAAGGCATGGCCGGCCTTGATGACCTCGTAGGTCTTGAACCAGCCGTTGTTGATGTAGCGCTGATACGGCATATTGTTAGCCTGCAGGAAGCCATTCTTGCGGAGCCACTGGAACATGCGGTTGCGGCCGGTCTGGATGCCGAGTTTCTCAGTTACGAGCTTTGCAAAACGCTCAACGGTCAGAGTGGCGGAAGTGCTGCCGACCGCGTTATAGAAATCAACTTTGTGCTCATCGGCGGCGATCTTAGCTTCGGCTTCCATTCGGCGCTGCTTCTCTTCCTTCAGTGTGGTAGCCAGTTGGATGAGAAAATCAGGATCGGCCAGAGACTTTTCGATGATGTCCGTGTCCATATAAGCGCCGTGCTTGCGGATAGTTGGCAGAACCTCGGAAGTCACCCAACGTTTGAAATCCTTAGCCGTCGGCAACTTGCTCGAAACGATGAGACTGTAAAGACCAGATTCGTTGATAATAGTTAAGCCGCGATTCGGAATTTCAAAGGTCGCGTTTTCCGACCTTTGAAGAATAGCGCGATCTTCTTCATCGATGTGACTCAAAAGAGCGTCTTTTGTGTTGCCGTATCCAAGAACGATAGCCACATCTTTGCCTACAAACCACGGCTCGCCGTCACGGACAACCGTGCGTACCTGCTGGTCGTTAAAGAGGAATTCCTTGGTTACATAGTTGGTATTGGCGTTCATACTGTTTGCACTCCTTGTAATATTAGTTTTCTGTTTTCTTGCGTCGTTTTCTATACTTGCCGCGTTTCCGCACCAGAAACAGAGGTTCAAGCTCGGCAGCTATCGCTTTGTTGCCGGTGTAAAATACGCGGGGGTTTAACATAATGCTTCCGACCGGCAAACCGTGGAACGGTTCTTTCAGCCGGGTCATAATCGTCTCCGTTCCTTTGCTGGTTCGGATGACTTGGTTGTAATAGAGGTTTGTCAACTCTCCGTAACCGCTTCGCTCATAGCCGCCAGCTGCACAAAGTCGAGCGGCGGTAAGAGGAGCCACCAGAAACGGATCATTCTGAAAGGGGTTCAGACAAAACACGTTGAAGTCCTTATGCAGATAGGGAAGCATCGGAAGCAGATATTTCAGCCCCAGACTCATGGACTCAGTCCTGTACATCTGTGCGATAGAGGAGAAATACATCCTCACATACCTGAAACCGCTCTGCTCCGCTTTCGTAGACTCGCGTCGTGTAATCTCACCCCTGCGAAACAGGTCTTGGTTGAACAACCACTCGCCGCGGTCATTCTGCCAGATGAAGTCTCTCTCTCGGAACGTCCGCAGCATCCCTTGAACAACTGGCGCGGTCAGCTGGAACACCTTCGACAAATAGTTCACGATGTCCGGCGGATACACATCAGCCGCGATCATCAGATGCTTGTCCGTAGTAGTCAGGAGCATCATCAGCTTCTGCGCCTCGGTTGGCGTGACGTCATAATAACTCCCGCCTTCGAGCGGGACGCGCAACCAGACGAAAGAGCCATAGGCCGGAGTGGCTGATGAAGCATCTCGCTGATAAGGCTTCGCGGCTGGATTGGCTCCGATATCTCTAATGCGTGCTTCAAAGAAGTCCGGGTCGAGATAACGGATATCCTTTGACTCAAGTTTCACCTTGGGGTTGTAGTACCGCAGCACTGATGTCGGAATATAAGCCCGCTGTCCATTGCCCTCCAGTGTGAAGGGGACAACGGCGGCGAACTCATGTAAATCAGCCCCGGCGTTGGCTATGTCACGCAGGGTCAGCTCGGCCAACTGCGTTTTTTCTGGAGGGGATTTCCCCATGTTACTTCCCGTCCTTCCAAATCAAACTTATCGTCCTTCCAAATCGAACTCGCGTCCTTCCAAATCAAACCCGCCGTCCTTCCAAATCAAACTTATCGTCCTTCCAAATCAAACTCGTCGTCCTTCCAAATCAAACCCTAATCATAAATACACTAATCATAAATACATAATCAAAATACTTAATCATAAATACATAGGCTGAGCTGGGCAGATTTTGAAAATGCCAGCCAGAGAAATGGAGAAATGGAATCACGCGGAATGAGGCTCACTCAGAATGAGGCTCACTTAAGAGGAGCGTCACGCTTCGTCTGAACGATTGGTCGGTATATAAATGCGCGGGGTAGAGAACTGACATTGGCTGTGTCGGCGAATCAGATGTGCTTCTTCAAGTTCCTTAAATATCTGCAGCGCTTTCTTCTCTCCACAAGAGATGTCGTTCATAACATCTTTGAGAGAGTAATAGATGAATGGCTTGCCATCTTCGTCAATCCATTCTGGCCGGCTTTTTGATAGTTGCATTCGGTAGAGCATGAGAGAATACAGGATCTTCCCAGCCGGAGAGACAGACTTGAGGTCAGGAGTTACGGGGATAGGGATGAAATCGAATCCGCTGCGGCCATCGTAGCTGCGGAACTTTGGGTTCTTCTATGTCGTGTGGACAGCTGGTCGTTTTGCCATCTGGATACCTCCTCCGCGGGGTAATTGGATTTTTTTGCTTCTATTAACTACTATACAAAAAAGGCGTTTTTGGGACGCGGAGTTAAAGAAAAAGATGCATAAAGATTGAGAATTCTTTTGTGCATGTTGCTGAATGGAAAAATAGCCAGCTGAAGTAGACTCTTCTGGCTGACTTAGACCTATGCAGCAGTGCTTAGGTAGTAATACTGAAATAGATACAGCCGACCATTAGACTTTGACCGGCTGTTTTTATAAGTGGACACGAAACTGTGACAGGGCGGGTATGGAGAGGTGCGTCTGTCGTTGAAGAGCCATTTTCGTTCTGGCGGCAGAATTGAGCTGTAATCGATTTTGACATGCGGATGGGAAATTATACCACGAGAATACAAAAAGCCAGTACAGGGCATTCTGAGGCGAATACAGGGCATTGTAGGCAATGTGTGGAAATGCATGGAAACTATAGGGGTGGGTTTTAGAGATCGCGGCGGCTAATTTATATAGCAGAGAACAATCATAGTAGAGCAAGAGTGTGTAGTGCTACATAGTGCTATAGGCAGTATTCCCTTCTGGCGGGAGATAAGGAGATGATAAGTTAGATACAGGATTGCATGGCAGATGTAGACCTGCGTGACAGATGTATGATGGAGCTGCAGTAGAGCTTCCGTAGAGCTTGTGGCTGGCTATACTCGAGCTGACGGTTACAGCAGATTATAGGAATGCACCTTTTCCGAGTGTTCGGGAAAGGGGGAGTGGCGAAAACTCGGGAACAGCGCACGAAATTGAGGAAACGGGGATTAAAGAGGGGGAAAGGGATGGGGAGGAGAGCGAAAGTTCGGGGAAAGAGGGGGAAAATATGGGGTAGAGTGAGATGAGGTAACTACCCTGCCTGAAAATGGTAAAAGAACACGAAAAGTGTAAAATACGCCCCCTTTGATAAAAAAGAGGCATTTACACCGGCGAAAAGTGCCGGAACGCTGTTTTATAGTATACTCGAAAAGTCGATTTTTGGGACAGGCTCATTCTGTGCGCTTTTGTGCACTCTGTGCTTTTCTGTGCTTTTTCTCCCTCTGTGGAAAAACCTGTTGATAACTACTTTTTCCTGTGGATAACTCTATGCTATATAGTTTTTGATACTATATCCGTTGGTGTACTCTGTCCGCTGTCCCCCTGTCAATCGGGGCGCGGCGCTGGCGGGGTGTGGCGCTGGCGGGGCGTGGCAGGGGGCGGAATTCTCAAAAAATCGGCGTGCAGCACGACGGAAAAAATCTTTTTTGCGCGCTTTTTCTGATTTTTTCAAAAAACTTTTCTGCGCTCAAAACCTCTGTTTTCGCCTGTTTTCGCCTGTTTTGCGAACCCCTACGCGCGCGTGCGTTTTCATTATCTTTGAAAAAAACGCCTCTAAAATTTTTTCTAAAAACCTGTTGACATACGGTGTACACGGTGCTATACTGTGTACACAGTCAAGGGACGGCACCCCGCCGGACGCCTTGACAGGGACGGCGCCCACCGTATAGGACGCGGGGCGAGCCCCTTATAGCGTGAAGTCCGGACGGCGTCCGGCGCGCACCTTGACAAGTACACACCGACTTTCCGACCTGTACCGTTTCGCCCTCGATAGAGGGCGGGCGGGGTCGAGTGCACCGCTTTTCCCTCGATAGAGGGCGGGTGGGCGTTATGCTTGACAGGTCGAAAAGAACAGTTGTGAGAATACCGCTTTCCGGTCGTGCATAACGGAATTGCACGACTTTCCGCGGGCGCGTTGCGCTTGCGGGTGGGAAAGTGCTTGCGTTCTGCATATGCGGTTCAATCGTGACAGGTGCACCGCGCAGAGTAGGCAAGAACGGGCTTAGCCCCCGCAAGCAAGCTACGTTTAGCGTGTCCGTGAAAACACGTACCAAAACCGCGCAAGCGGCGGCGGGGTTTGCGGTTATCCAAAACCGCGCAGGCAGTACATAACAGGTTTCCCCCCGGGGGGTCCCCTTCAATTGACCCCCCGGTGCCAATGCCGCAAGGCAAGTACATATTCACGCAAGGACTTTACATACTGGAGGTTTTATTATGACTATGGAAAACATTAAGAACGCTGTCAAGGCGTACAACGACAACCGCGACACCGCAACCGCAACCGTAAGCGCAAAGGCGTTTGCAAGCATTGATGAATCGTGCAAGGATATCAGCAAGCAGAACCGCAAGTCTGCCCTGTCTGCTCTGGTTGCTTCCGGCAACCGTTCCGACGTTCTCACCGCGTTCGTAATGGGGTACACTTACAACCGTGTATCCGTCAAGATTGACAAGGACAGCGGCAAGGCGGTTGTCGCTGAAACGCCCACCGAGCTGCAATGGAAACACGCGAACAAGGCATACGCCGACGCTCACGACGGTGCAAGCCTTGCGGACTCTGTCGGTTTTAACGCCCTTGCCGACGGCTTTTTTGACCACCTGTTCAAGGGTCACGTCCGTCTTCAGGGCCGTGGCGGCAAAGCCGCTGTTCTCGTAAGCAAGACGAAAGACGGCGTTATCCGTGACACCCTCACGCCGGACTTTGAAGCAAACGACGCAATCAGCGCAACCAAGGCAATGAAAATGCTGGCTGACCTGTACACGGCACTGTTGCCGGAAGATATCCGCGTAAAGCCGTGCAAGTGCGATCTGATCCGACTGCACGACGCGGTTATCACTCCGCGCGGTGGCAAACAGCTTAAGTCGTCCTCTGACACTCTGTACAAGCAGTTCTTTATGGGCGTTCGCGTCCGTATCACTGGCAACGCATACGAGGTTTACGAGAAGTAACCGACAGGGCGGTGCAAACCGCCCATGCCCGCAACAGTCCAACCTCCACGCGGTGCGGGTGGATAACCAACCAATGGACTAAAAAACAACGCAAAGGAAGTGCAAGACATGATGGAAAACTGGGAATGCGGAACCCGCAACGCAAGCGGGGCAAAAGTCCGCACTTACGCAAGTGACCTGCCTCGACTTCGTATGAGCACACCGCAATCTGGCTTTGTGCCTTTTCAGTACGAAAAGGCGTACGGCGTGAAGAATGCGGTGGGAATCCGCATGGTGGCAAAGTGCACGCCTGCGAAGATTCCGGCATGGTCGCGCAAGAACGATTTTGCCGCAGTCCACGCGGCAACCGGTCGCAAACTACCGGAGAACGTAGCCGCGGCATTGTTCGTAGCAATCGCAATGCCTACGAGCAAACGTGCCGTCCGCAACCGCCGCCACGCAATAAACGTGTTACGTGATTTCTGCGCAGGCGAAAACCACCGCGCAATGCGATCCGCAACGATTGCGTTCAATCAGGGTTACGCAACCGTAAAGGTTGCAGGTGAAAACGCGGCAACCCCTGCAACCGTTATGATTCTGGTTGACGGTCTGCGCCGCGCTGGCTATGCAATCGTAAGACCGGCGCGACCGGTATCTTTCTAACCCGAAAGTATACCATCTTGCTCTGCGATAAGAGCAAAATAATCGCAATGCACAGGAAAAGTGCATCCTTTTTACGTCAGTCACCGCCGCGTAAAAAATTGACCTTTTCCTAAGTTCATGATAAAATGAACCTATACTTCTGTATAGGCGGTGAAATAATGAATAAGAATCAATATGATAGTGATTTTGTAAAAAGAAACTACGATAGGGTTTCATTCCAAGTTCCCAAAGGAGGAAAAGATAGACTCAAGAAAGAATGTGACATACGAGGGTTTTCTGGAATTAACGCCCTTATTACCAACGCTATATTGGAAGCATATGGGATAGATCTCCGCAAGAAAACCGAAAAGTAAACAAGCCCCGGAACAACCATGTTCCGGGGCTTTTCCTTGCTCAAAGGAGGGAATTATATGTCAGAACAAACGATAGTTGACTACGATGCACTCGCAGCTCTGTGTATTGCTGAAATCGAGAAAGCAAAAGCTACTCCTCGCAGCAAATATGACAAAATTACTTTAAGTCTACCCAAAGGGAGTAAAGATTTTCTCAAAACGCAAGCCGCTATTCGTGGCAAAAAAAGTGTAACAGAGTTAGTAACTGACGCAATCGAAAGCTACTGCGACGTAACACTGAAAAAAACCGACCGAGAATAAACTCGGTCGGTTTTTATTAGCAATCTTTCCATTCAAAATCGTAAACAGAGTTCTTTTCGAGATAATCAGGCTTAGGAAGTTCCATGTTAATATGTTTCTCGAAAGTCAAGAGATATTTTTTGATAGAAAAATCTCTCCCGGTTAAGAATAAATTCGCTTGGCTCCGCAAGAAAAGTTCCGCAGGACCTTTATGCATACGCTCAGCTTGTTTGAGTTTTGCAACTCCTGTGATTGTTTTGTCGTCGATTTGCTGATAAAAAATAATTTTCTGCAACCGCATGACATCACAATGCAAATCTTTAGACAATTCGACAAGATTGGGATATTTGATTGCTAATTTGAACACTTTTTCGGTGAAAGCGTCATCGTTTTCTACTTTGCAATTATCAAGAAATAATTGTAAATAATTGCGACTGCTTTCACTTTCACAAGCATTCAATTTCTGGTACACAATAAAATCAATCACATTGTCTAAATCCTCTTTAGTATACATATTTTCACCTCACTTTCTACCGCAATCATATCATAACAACCTAATAAACACAAGCACCCAATCCGGGTGCTTTTCTTTTACCCAAAACCGACACATAGAAAGGAAGTTTTCACCATGATTAAAAGCACAATTTCTCTGCTCCTCGCAACCCTTATGACCGGTAGCGTGTCCGCGCCGGTAGCAAATCCGATTGAAAATAAATCGGAAACCCGCACAATCGCTGGCGAAATCTATTCGGTTTCGTACCCGACCGATGACCGTGATTACGCAATCACGACTATCGAAACCGAGGACGGTAACCTCTGGAATGCAGAGGACTACGTTGCCCCGCGCAATGTGAAAGTCGCGGTCACCTTCGATACGATGGGCACGGAAACGATTCTGGATGATGAAATCGTCCAGATCGTAACCGTCTGGAACGCATAAGAAACGCAACCGAAACCGGCCGGAAACGAAAACAAAACCGACCGGAAACGAAAACAAAAAAGGAGTAAAACAAAATGAAAATCATCAACTGCACACCGCACGCAATCACCTTCCTGCGCGAGGACAATTCCGTCCTCGCAACCATCGAGCCGAGCGGCTCGATTGCCCGCGCCGCTCAGACCCGCGAAAGGGTTTCCGAAGTAAACGGTATCGTAGTAAACCAGTGCAGCTACGGTGCCGTAACCGGTTTGCCCGACCCGCAGCCAGAAACAATTTATCTTGTGTCTGCGCTGACTGCGCAGGCATGCCGCAACCGTTCCGACGTTTTCATTGTGGACGACGCAGTCCGCAACGAATCCGGTCAGATTATCGGCTGTCGAGCAATCGCTCACATCTGATGATCAGCAATAAAAACGAAAGAGGGGATGCCTATGATTGCGGAGCACGGGAAAAAGCTTGTGCCCAACAATAGAAAAGGCCGAGCCTTTCAGGTCTTGCAATCTGCACCGCAGGGCGGAGAACAAGAAACCGAAAGGTAAGTAATTTGAAAATGATTCCTGCCGGAAGGTTCTCGAGGGTTCATCCTTAAAGCCCTCATCCACGCCGAAAGGCGGTGATAATCTGGTTGTCACAAAAGAAAACACCGACAAGCGCAAGCCTGCCGGTGCTGTCATCAACCGCGCTTGATTGCCAGTACGATCAGCGCAAAGCAAAGCACGAAAACGTTCTGCTCCACAGTGACCCCTCCATTTCATTATAAAAATCTGCGGCTATGTAAGGTGAAACCGCACACATACTTTCAGTATGTAAAGATTTATATCACTGGCCGGAGCGGATCAAAGTTGGTGACAACCAGATTATATCACAAAAGAAAACCATTCGCAATAAATCGAAAGGGGTAATACATATGACAGCTATCGCAACTACCATGCCGCGCAAGTGGCGTAACGTCTATCTCACTCGCAACGAATGGGACAAACTCCGCCCCGCAATCAAATCTGCCACGATCAGTTACAGCGCAAGCGGCTGTTTCGAGGGAATCTATCTTGAAGTCTATGTAAACGAAACGGAAGCGAACCAGATTGAAAACGATCTGGAAACGCTCTGAAACCGGAGCAAAACGGAGGCAAAACGAAATGAAAATCGAAACCTTTCTGGACAGCTATGGTGTCCGCAATATGTGCATTGCTCATGATTACTGCACCTGTATGGACAATGACCAGTACAGCAAAATGCTTAACTGGGTGAACGAAACCACCTTCGGAGCAAACGAAATCGAAACGCTCGCAAGATGGATTGCAAACGGCAGCGATTTCACCGACAGGGAAACCGAAGACCCTGTCGCAAGCGTAGCCTACTCTATCATGAATGAGGCTATCACATGGATTCCGATCATGAATGTTCCGAAATAAATCCATTTCGTCAGATCACCCGTGGATGCAAGAAAAAAAGACCGCCTGCGCAAACAGGCGGTCGCAAATCAGCGGCAGAAAATCGCAAGGATAAATCCTGCCACGGTCAGACACTGGGTTAACAGTGCCATGAAGCAAATCGTAGACTTGCTCAGACCAATCACTCCGTTTCTTTAAGTATTAGGCTTGACGATTTTTCGCAAGCCTATGTACAAGATCATTATGTCAACGCCTTGCATCCACGGGTGATCTGACGGAAACATTATATCATAACAAACGGAATAAATCAAATGCCCACAGCACCCGAAAAGGGTGCATTTTTTATACCCAAAATCGAAAATAAAGGAGTCTGAACCTCATGAAACACTACTTTTCTACCGCAATGTTTGCGGTGCTCGCTATCATGGCAACCGTAGCAACGGTTGCAACCGGGGAAAATAATTTCCTTGGATCGATTGTGTTCGGAACGTTCGCAATCGGCGATTTCTGGAGCACCACAAAGGCACTCTGGAAGCGTTACAAAGAGGAAACAAATTACCGTGCCAAACACAGCCGCGCAGCCTGAAAGGAGAATACATAATGAACGACACCAAACGCATCTTAGATGTTCTGGGGCACGCAATCGAGCTTGCCCGGGACGAACTTGAGAACAGCCCGCAGGAGTATGGACAGCCTGCAGCTCCACAGCGGACTGAAACCACGCTCCAACCAGTACCCGAAACCGGGACAAAAAATAATCCGCTTCTGACGAGCAGCAAGATCGAAACATTTTACCACCCAAACTTCGGAACAATCGAAGCCACAAAGATTGGTGGTAAGCCGTATTTCAAAGCACTTTCGATTCTCTCTGCGCTGGGTTATAAAAATCCCGCAAGCGTTGCGGAATTATGCCCATTCAAGAAAGTAATCCGCGCTCCAAAGTCGAATGGCTCGGTTGATTCTGTGACGTATTTATCACAGTATGACGTCCATTCGCTTATAAATCGCCGCAAAATTGAGCTGCTTTTCGAGTTTGAGCGATGGATTGACGAGGAAATCGTTCCGACACTTTGCGGCAAGCCATTGCAAAAGAAAATCTATCCGCCGATGAAGCAATTCAAGCATGACGAATACGGAACCGTTCTTGCAACTCTGGTTGATGGCGAGGTGTACTACAGAACCATCGACATTTGCAAGATTTGCGGATATAACCGCACTGCGGTTGCAAACATATCCGACAAATATTACTTTGCAGGGCCTCGTGATATCTGCGGATCTAATTCAACTTTCATCAAAGCGGAGACAGTTTACTCGGTGTTCCGGCGTAAAAAGCTGGATAAAATTCCAGTCACAAAAAAGATGCTTGACTGGGTAATCTACGACATTTCGGAACAAATGCGTTCCGAATTCACCGACAGCGATTCCACAATCGCATAACTGGAAGAAATTACAACGTCCCAAATCAGGGCGATTTGTATAGTAATTAGTGTAA